ACATTTACGCTATAACTAGACACGGACATTTCTGGATTTGGTTCTGGATTCTGATTTGAGATTTCACTTTGCATATGCTTTAATGAATACAACATGTAAGATACTAAAATATTCAATTTTTACTTTCGCGTTTTACCATACCCAACACAGCATACATTTCAAAATTTATGAAAAAATATTATTATAATTATAATAATATTTTCATATATATTATTCATCACATTTACACAACAAATATGTTAATATATCATCATCAGTAGCATTATCGTTGGGACTGGTTTCTGGTATATTTTCATCTTCATCATCCGTGTCTTCGACAAATGTGATATCTCGTTTTTTTTTTGGTCTCCCCCGTTTCTTTTTCGTTATCTCCCATTGAATATCGGGTATAGTCCAACCCAATAGCATAGCATCTTTTTCTGCTTGCTTCTTATCAATATTTAATTTCTCCAAAACATTACCATATGTAATTATTCCTACAAGTTCTTTGTTTGCAACCAACATGTCTCTTTCTCGTATATCACCATATGGTGGTTTTTCAGTAGAACTATTTTTTGCCGCCTCGGAACAACATTCACAATAATCATTGTCATCACGTTTTCTTTTACATTGCGTATATAATCCATGGTTCTTTCTCATAGCATAACAATTATCTTTAATTATTTTACCACAATAAGGTAAGACAACACAATTTTTATATATACTATTTTGACTTTGTTTTAATTTTATATTTTTTCGTTTCTTTATTTTCGGTGGTGAAAACTTTGCTATTATCGAATTTACATCCTCATTTAAAACACCCATAGCATCTAATTCTTGTAAAAATCTTAATTTCTCATCGTTTAATTGTTGTTGTATTATCATGTTCATTAATATTCGAAGTTAAATTTAGTTTATCGCAATCAATTTAATTATGGGTGGATTGGGTGCCAACTCAATCCATCCATTTAAAAAAAGTTATTTTATTATTTAAATATATTTTATTAAATCCTCGCATATCTTACGCCATCAAATCCATTTACAGCAGAAATATCATTTTCTTGATCGCGTTTATGCTCCATCAATATATCCATTGTTATTTTGTGAATCATTGAACGAATAGTTCTTTTTTTGTATGTGCATATCGATAACAATCCCAATTTTTCTATTTTTTCATCTATCGTTTCCATAATTTCATGAACAGGTTTATCATGAATCTGACGTTCTAAAATTTCACCTCTTCTATTGAATTGTATAATAGCTTCGCGATTCATTTCCTCCCAAATTTCTTCTTCCCTATCCTCTGCTTCTTGTTCTGACCATGTACCTAATCTATCGCCTAAGGGTTCATTGCGCCATTCAGCACTCAAGAATTCAATATCAATAACTTCTATTGTTGATGGTTGATAAGCTTGGACTTGAAGTCTATTTCTACCGTCTAGTGGTTTTAATAGAAACGGAGCCAATCCATCCGATTCTTCGTGTGGTTCAGTAGCTATACGCACAACCTCACAAAATATCACAGCACGATTATCTTCATAATCATCATACCTGGTAGTAATTATGTCATCATCATCTATATCCCAACCCATTCTGTTTAACATTTCTCCAGTAGTTTCCATATTAAATGCAATCTTCACTCTATCGCGCACACACAAATCACGTCGCCACATTTGTGAACCTTCCCATAGACCACTAAGGTCTCTGTCTTCACCTTCTTCCAATTCAGGCATTGAATCTGTATCATCATCGCGGCGAATTTCCACATAACAATCTTCAAATTCTTTATCAACAATTAACTCGCGACACAACGGGCAATTAAGTGAATGATCACCCGTACCTTTTAACATATTAGTTGTTATACAACTAAAATGGAAAGAATGACCACAACTCATTACCGATTTGTTTTTCTCTCCAATATCCTCCCAACATATAGCACATTTAGTTGTTTCAGACATAGTTTCTTGTTTTATTTTAGTAGTCATTTGAATAATTTATAAATATTTTAATTTATTCAAATCAATTTAATTCTTCATTTCGAACAGTTCTATTAATTTTCCTCCAATGATATATCAATGTTCCTTCATAACTATCCCTTCTATCATCCAACCCTCCTAAAGGCGTTAAACTAACCAGAGTATAACCTTGTTTTACCATACCATCACAATATTCTTCATGATTTTTTCCTGTTTTACCGCATGTACCAGCTTCACTAAAATAAACAAATCGAACCATTTCATCTAATTTTGCTTCTCCAGACATTATATTTATATAAATTATAAAAAACTAGCGAATTAAACATAAAAAAATTTTATTTTATAAATCATTAATTTCGTTAATTTATTTTATTGCTTATAAATGTTATATTAACCATACATACTTCTCATTCTAGCATAGTCTCCACCTGCCATATTCATCATATATTTTGCCGCTTCATCAGCGCCTTTATTTGCCATTACATCCAATGCTTTTTTATTGCTATCATCCATTGCTTTGCCGAATTGTGTTTGTTGATAGCCTTTTGCAAAGTTTTTTCCCTCTTCAAGTTCATCTAATTGAAAAGACTTCACAGTTTTGTAAAAAGGACTACCTTTGCCTGTTCGTGGATCACCCGCCCATTTACCTTCGTCATCTTGTAAATTGTCTTTGACCGCAACGGCTTTGACCACTGGCAATGCCTGTATTTTACCTTGAATAACACGCATCATATAACCATATCCGCTGCTGTCCCAATCATAATCTAATACTTTATTGCTTACAATTTTAACGGCTTCTTTTTCTCCACCCACCCACCAACTATCTGGCGTCCACATAAATCCAGAGCCAGGTTCGGGTCCTTTCATAAATGCACTGTATATATCATTAAACTGTGGATGAGATTCAATAAATCTCATTATTGCTTCACTATCACGTTTTGCTTTTGCTTCCATTTTGTCTTATTAATGTATTTACTTTTTAAATATATTAACTTCAATTTAATTAAGGATCTTGAACGACTGTTGCTGTTAGTGGCTCTGATGGTAGTTCCCAGAAGTCTATAGACGGATCCGAATGAGGATGGGATATCATATTCTCAAATATTTTATCCGCTATATTGTGTTGTTTATTAGCTCGACCGATTAAAAGTACATCTTGTTTTTTATCTAATGCATCAATTTGCTCTTTTATTGTTTTCGCTTGTTGTTCTTTTTCTTTTATTTTTTCGCTCAACCCAATCTCTTTTTCCAATACTGTGGTTTCTTTACCATTTTTTAATAATATTGTATTTTTTTCTGTTATAAATTGATTCGTTTGTTTTATTAATGTTTCCCTTTGGTTTTCATAATCTTCATTTTCACTTCTTTCCTTTAGCTTTTCCTGACTATCGTCTTTTTTTAAATACCATAAATTCAATATTTGTCGGATATTTATTTGTTCTCGCTCAATAGTTATGAGGGAAGAGGATGTTCCATAAAGTCCGTTATTAACTGTTAACGGCAGTGTCAAAGTCTTATAAAAATTATCTACTGTACCAATAGCTTTTGTCCATCCGTCCGGAGACCCCTTACCATACAAACCAATGAACATATTTTTAAATGATTTTTTATATTTTTCTTTAAATTCGGATTGTTCAGCAAGCGATAAATTTGGATTACTACCAAGCAGAAACAGTCCACTAGAATATGACATTCCCATTCTATATTTAAAATTCCAAAAATTCTGTCGATTATCTTCTACGTCTTCAGACTCTTCAGTTAACGTGGTAATAAAATCAAATTCTTGCTTAAGTAAAGCCCTTATTCTAAAATGTATATTTAAATCTTGAAGAGTCTCTTTATCCTTAAAAGATTTAATTTGTAGTTTATTATTTTTTTTACTTCGATAAACAACCCGATATGCATCTTCGGGTATATCTTCAAACATACTTTTTTTCAATAAAACGTTGGTTTTTTGTATCTTTTCTAAATCTTTTCCAATACCTACCATCATATCGATGGCTTGAACTGATGTTTTATCTTGTTTTAAATCTATGTAAATTTTATCCGCATATTTTATTTGTTTTGTTAATTCTAATCCATTTCTAGAAAATTCATCGATAGCCGAAGATTGACTAGATACACCTCTAGAAATTTCTGCCGTTTTGTTAATACTTTTCATCCGTTCATTAAAATATTCATCTAAGAACATCTTAATAGAACAATCCTTTGAATTCCAAATTTGTATATGTCGAAGAATAGTTCTCATTAATAAAATTATCCCCTTGTATTTATTATTTGGTCCACCAATTAAGAAAATACGAGAGTATAATTTAACTATACTATGTGGATTTAAAAATTGTTTAGGGTTCGTCGTTCGAAAAATCTCATTTTTCATTTCATCAAATTTAATTGTTTTACCATTTTTGCATGTAAATGTTTGTTCAGGGACCCAAGGCGAAGGAGCATTTAACGAACTATTAAGTATTAATTCATATGCATTTTTATTAAAAGCTAGTGTCCCAACTTCATCATCTAATTCTAAATTTATTATTAAACAACATAAAATTCCATATAAAATTCTGATTAAATATAAATTTTGGTAATTTCCCAAAAAAAATGCCGTTTCAATCGAACACGATGCTACATTACCAGTCTCGCAATATTGTGCATTAATAATATTATGATATAAATTATCTATTGCATCAATGAAAGATATTAATTGATTTTTAAAAAGTGTATTGAACTCAGTGGTTTCTTTTAAATTCGGCACCACGATTTCTGCAAATTGGTTAAAAATATTTACAAATGTCTCTGTTTTAAATGATTCATTAGGAATGCTTCCATTGTTAAACGGCGTGTAATCTTTTATACCACTCATAAAATCTTTACCTTGTCTCGAACTTAGTCTATTCTTTCTATTATCTTTAGTATACGCGGACGGGTCTGGGTTAATTAAGAACGGTGTATCCGAATATGCATATTGCATTATTTCACTAATAAAATTCTTACAATTCTGTTTATAGTCTTTATAGTCTTTATATGTTTGACTCCCAACATCCCCATGGTTGTGTGCATTATCTCGATGCACTTCAGAAAGTAAATAAAAAATAATTTGATTAGAATCATTATATATTTCTCTATAGTTATTTTGTTTAATATCAATAGCAGTAAAAGCATCATCTTGTGCGATATTTCTATTAAAATCTTGATATATAGGTTCTATATTATCTTCATACCATTCCCTAAGTTCTGAACCACTAATGACTTCATTACAAGTCGTAGATTTTGTTATACTAGGCGTTAATACATTCAAATTCATAATGTAAGAATTGTCTTCTGCAACAATATCATCATTATTATTAGCATCTAACAACTTTTTATGCAACCAATGTGGTGGCTGATTTACTGTATTTTGTGGTCGTTCAAAAAATGAAACTGCTATCCCCCTGCCTTTTTGAAATAATACCGAAGAACCTTTTCTACAACCTTTTATTGCACACATCGCATCAAATGTATAACATTGATATATAGGTTGTATACCCCTACCCTTACTATCTTGAAAAAATAATGCTTTTAATGCTTTTTGAAAATGAAGTTGCATCTCATCACTTTGCGTTTTATGATTTAATATTATACCAAAATGTGCCCAGAAATTTTCGTCGTCTGGTGTTATTTTATCACAATAGACTTTTATTTTTTCATCAATCAACTCTTCAATACTTTTCTTATCCTTTGCTGCGAGCGACGGTTGTTGTGATAATGAATTTATACCATTCTTGACAGTTCTATATAATTTATTTATAACTGTTTGAACATCCGCATGTTCTTCTTCGGTTCTTTTTTTTGAATTCCACCACGCTTTTGAAAAATGCTTTATTATTTCTTTTGCCAATGATTTTGATAACTTGTTGTGTTTCAGTAACATATAGACTACATATTGTCTATTTTCTGATAAAGTTCTTGTAACAGATGGTTTACCTTGAATAAATGGGTTATATTTTGGGGTTTCTGTCTTATCGTCGGCGATTTGAACTACAGATATTTCTTGAACTCCTGTTTTAACTTCATCATAACTATCAATTGCCGTATTTAAACTTGTTTGAATAAACGTATTAATTCCTGTTTCTTGAACTGACATTCCTCCACCGGTTGTTCTAGATTTTTTTAGACTAGCGAATGGTTCAAAATCGAAAAGTAAAAAATTATATAATAACTTAATGGATGATCTATTAAAAAGTGGCTGTAATGTATTATACCATTGTACTTGAGATAAGTTAGCAACTTGTTCTAGCATTGAACCTTTTTCAACCGTTCCCATGTTAAGTAATGTAGATAATCTTGATTTGAATGCTTCTACTTGCCGTGGATCAACACCATCAATTTGTATGTCCCTGACAAACATTTTATATTCTGGGGTAGTAATTTCAAATTCTTTCTCTGTATATTTTAAAGGTGTGTCTAAGTATTGAAATAAATTTAATTGTTCTGTTAATGAGTCTTCATTACCGTACACCTTGGAAAAAAATCTAACTTTGTCTATTTCATTGGGTTTTGTTAAAGAAGTTTCATATGTCAAAAAAATTTCATATTTATCATTTGGTTTTTTTAAAACCGATATTTTGTGTTTACCTAAATCATGCATTTTTCGGACTGTTTCTTCCTCCGATACAAATTCATCAAAAGCATCCGGATATTGAGTTTTATAATCATTGTATTTTTGTTTTAAATATTCGTCATAAGAGTCCACCCCCACTCCTCTATTAAATATTTCTGTAATTTTACCCTTAGTTATAGAAATACATTTTCCTTTCCATAGTGTATAAAGAGGGTCAACAAGTTCAACATCATTAAATGTTAGTACGTTTTCCCCACATACTCTATATGTTCTATCAAACCAGTATTTTGATAAAATAATTTTTTCCTCTAAATTTTTAAATTTATCTGGTATAAGTAAAAATTCATGAAATACAGATTCATTTGATGGACGAGATTTTAATTTCTCCACGACCGTCGTTCTTCTTCTAGAACTCGATACTCCTATCAAATTATTAGCATTATAAAGCTCTTTATTTTCCATAGTAGTAAATTCTTTTTCTGCATAATCAATAATAGCGTGAGATGTATTTATTCCTGTTCTATAAAAAGGTGATGTTTCTACTAGGGCACTCTTTTCGCCTAAGGTAGCACTTTCATTGGGTGTATTGAAATCCTTCCACTGGTCTTGAACTATAGTTGACGATTTAGTAGTAGAAAAAAAATCATTCAAAAAACCAGCTTTCATACCGTCTTGTATTGATTTACAAAAATCGCTGTGAAAAAAATTTGGGTCTTTTAATTCATTATCTAAATCGGTTAAGTCTTTTTTAAAATCCCCATCATCGCGACGAAATAATAAATATAAACAAAAATAATTGAATTTCATTTCTATTTTTCTTTTTGTATTCATTTTTTTTCCATTTATTATATTGCCGTACAAATATCGTATATCATTAAGTATTCCCGTATATATATTACGCAACGTTTCCATTTTAGAAATTCCTAACATATTCTTAGTATCATCTGCTGTTGCTAATTTTTGTTTTACTTTTAAATACGTGTTATCCTCATTTTTCCGTTTATAATAAACGCAAAAATCTGTTTTTAAAGCTTGCTCGTAAGTAAATGTTGGATCAAAATTACATACTGGACTTCTTGTTTTTTTTTCTTCCATAACATCTGTAATCGGACCTAACCTAGAGGTTGCCTCATCACAAGCATTGGGAACAGCAGATTGTTCAAATATACCATCCATTGACATTCCCAACTCTCTTTGAAATAACAGTTGTTGATATAATTCGGGAGTAGCAGACGCCATTTTATCACCAGCATCAGTAAAATTCAGATGCAAAACGGTATCATATAATTGTTTTTGTTTATACGTATGTATTGCGCTGGTTTTTACCGTTTGATATGATTGATTATAAATGAACCTTTCTCTAAATAAATGTAGTAATTCTCTTTTCTGAATAGGTGTAGCGCTTGTTTTCCAAACACAAAACAAAAAATATACCAAATAATATCTTATATATTCTTTATAATCTGTTCCATATTTTTCGAATGTATTATTATCTGGATCTTTTAAATACTGTATTAAATCTTCCACAGTTATTTCTTGGGGATAAAATGTTTTGTCTTGTTGTGTTGGTTGACGAATCAAAAAATTTTCAAATACACTGGATGGTAAAGGATCTTTATCATATAAAAAATTATTTCCAGAACCCAATACTTTTTTCCAAATTGCTATACCATCTTCTTTACCACCAACACCATAAGCTGTGATACTTGTTTTTTCATTTATTCTTGAATATTTTAAAGCTACTTCGGCTTCTAATCCTTTACTTGTATTTTTAAAATTAAAACAAAATTTATTTTTACAATAATTATCGTATATATCGTGTTTATAAATTTCTTCGAGATTTCCTCCTATTGTTTTTGAATTTCCAGATTGACATAATTCTAGGTAAAATTTAAAATATTCTTCCCATGTTGGTATCCCGAATATAGTGTTAAATCCTTTTGTCTTCAGTTCCATATTTGATTGTTGTTTATAGTGCTCATCATCGACATCTAATCCTAATTGAAACGAGTCAAAAGTGTCATTGGCATCTAAACTAAAATTAATTTTATATACACTATTTATACGTTTTATTTCAGTATTTATTACTCCCGTAGAGTTTTGATTCCATTCTTTTTTTTTTTTATTTTTCAAAGTTATCATTAATTGTCTAATTTTATCATATATTTCTATATGTAAAGGACGACAACATATTTCCCAACTTTCATCCTCTGTAAAACCATATAATGGTGAAAATGATTTTACAATAAGTTTAACACTTAAAAAAGCATCATAAGTTAAAAATCCTTCATTTACAATATCGTGAATAATATCAGCAATATTTTCTAAAATTACTACGTCGCCTGCTATACCATATTGACCTATATGAAGATCTGTATGAACATCCGTGCTATGATCAATAATTCGAATAATTGGAGAATTATCTTCTTGATTATTACCTATAGAAACTTCGTAGTTTGGGTCTTGAACAATAGATTGAATGTCGGCATTTTTTAAATCATAATCGGTCTCACTATCTGGATGTACTTCAAAAGATTCAGGATAAACTTGTATAGAAGAAACAGTAGGTATATCTACGACGTAATCTTGAGACTCTAGTTCCGTTGGACGCGAGACCGTGGGTGGACCTTTATGACGTGATCTACGATTTGAAGGAAATATCGGGGACTTTGGGGAATAATTAAAACTAGATGTTGAACCGTCCGTGATTAACATTTTGGTTAAAGCCTCTTGATACATTTGTCCATATTTCTGAATTCGCCACGCTCTATCATTGCGATTGTATTCTTCAATAGTTGGAGCCTTTATTTTATTAATTTCCAGTAATTTAATAAGGTTTTCAAAATATATTTGTTCCTCGCCGTGCATTTCGTTGTACTCAGCAGGGGTAAGTATTTCTACGTCTGTTCCATTTATGTTTATTTTTTGAACCCCACCCCTCATATTAAATATTAATTTCTTATTTTTTCTTGTTGTTCCCTTTCTTCTGTGTTTTTTTCTAGAACCTTTAAAATTATTTTTTTTTTTATTTGTTCTAGTATACCCTCTTTTCCTTTTTATCTTACTGGTATATCTTTTCATATATAATAATCAAATATTAAAAGATATTTTTAAATAAAAAAATTTTTATATTGTTATGTTATATTTACTAAAATATAGCTATATTTCTGTCGATTCTATTTCTCTTAAAATGGCGGTCCATTTTTCTTCCATAACTTTTGTCATTTTTGTTAAATCAACATCCGGATATTTTTTACTAATCGAATGCCTCATTATAAAACATAATGTTGCTTCGATTGCATTTTTAATTAAATTTGGATAATTTTTTTCTTTCAAATCTCTAGCCATAACATTCATTAAAGTATGGGATATAGTGTTTCCAATAATACCATACGATTTAATAACAGTATAGATAAAATCCTTTAAACCCATCTCTTCTCGATTGGATTCTAAAAATGTCTCAAATTCATTTATAAATATTGACAGCTCAAATTTATAACAATCTGCATTATCTCGAACGCGAACGATGCTTATAGTCATTTTATTATATTTATATTTATATTTTACATTATAAAATAATAAATGTAATTCAATTTAATTCTTTTTTTTGACAACGGTGTATTCATCATCAACATCATCAAAATCCCATTTACTCATTTCTTTTTCTATTTTTTTCCTTCGATACCATTTATATATTTTATGTGATTTATCGCCCACGTTTACAGCACTACTTACAGCGGAGATAACAGTTGCTAATCCCATTACAACTTCAATGCCAGACATATATTTATGTGATATTTTATTTTATCGCACAAACAAGTATATTTTGATATATTGATTTGTGATGAATATACCACCAATCACCAAAACTTGATAATAAAGATAACTTGTATTCTAGTGATAAATTTTTTATTCCTTTTATATTTTGTATTGTCATACAAGCATAATCTCCGTTAAATTGTTTGATTGATACCAAGTAATTCCACTTATCAAGACTATCCCATTTATTGACAATTACACCTACATTATCCGTTAAATGGCTGCGTTCGAATTCGATAAAATCGCCTATATTATAACTCATTTTTATTGATAAAAAAAATATATTTTTATATCAATTTATTATTGTAAAGATATATTAGCTCGCCTTTTTATTTTTTTATCTGTTTTTAATAAACAATTCAATTGTGGATATTTTTCATACAATTTAAATATAGCCAACTCTTTTTTTTTAGCTTCGATCATTACATCAATCCATATTCCATATTTTTCAGGTATTTCCAATAAATATTTTGGCATAACTTCAATATAATCCGAATGATGTCCTGTTCTTCCACTACCCTGCTCTGAGACATGAAATTTTGGTTTAATTCCACGCCTTCTCCAACTGGCTAAAATAGATGGTATGTAATACGAAGCATCTTCAAAATGTTCTTCTGGGTGTAATAATTTGTAGCATTCAAAATGATGCGTATCAAATACAATAGGAACATTAACTTTATTTGAAACATCGATACAATCTTTTATTGAAAATGCTCTTTCACAATTTTCCAATACCAATCTATCTCGAACTTTTTGCGGTAAACGTTTGTAATTTTCACACCATCTCGTTTTAGTAGCTTCCTTGTCTCCATACAATCCGCCACCGTGAACTACCATGACACTGTTTTTTCCCATGCCCATATGATTCAAAACATCCGCATGATATTCAAGTTCTACGATTGTTTTTTGAAATTTATCTTCGTGGGGCGACCCAACTACATTGTATTGACCCGGATGAAATGTTAATCGTTGATTGTATTTTCTAGCTGCTGCTCCAACTTCTTTTAATAAATCCAACGCAAAATCAAACGTATAATCTTCTATTTCCGGATTTGTTTTATGCATAAATAATTCAGACGATAAACGAAATACTTTTATTCCATTTTTTTCATTCCAATGAACCATTTTAACAAGGTCTTTGAGATTATCTGTAATCCTTCTTTTTAATTCTTCCATCCCACGCTCTCTTATTATTCTCATAATCATTTTTCTAGAAGGATAAACGGGGGGCTTTTCTGCTTTTAGAGTAATGTTAAGGCAACATAGCCCTAATTGGACAGGTCGATTTACACAAGTTGTATACATTTTTATACTTTTATATAAAAAAGTTTTTTGATTTCAATTTAATTGTTTAATGTAATAAAAAATTTTATAATATAAATTCAAATCAATTATTTTATCCGATTAATGGACACATTATGGGTTCTCCTTTATAATTTGTCCACACCCCATCGACCTCTTTATTTGCAATTACGACAATACCCCATATCCACATAATTGATATTGCCAATGACCACAAACAAGAACCACATTTTATACCCATTTTAGTAGCGCCTTCCTTGTCTTGTTCTTTATTTATACAATTACAACATATACCACAACAACACATTAGTACGCACCCGCCGAAGAATACAGCCATATATATTGAAAATATATCCCATCTACCGATATTTCCAAATCCAGAACCCAATCCTCCCAAAAAGATTTGCAATAGAAGCGCCGGTAGAAATTCTTTTCCAGCTTCATCACAGGATTTTTTTATAGTTGAATAAGACCAACAATCAATAGGATGACAACAATTTGTTTCCGCATCATATTTTAGACAATTTGCGGGACATACACACGAAGTTCCGTTTGTCCCCGGATTACAAGGAATTGGATTTGGTAATTTTATAGTATTACTGTTTAATCCTCTTACGTTTTGTGGAGACGCCCCAACAACGGATGCTAAAAACGACCAAAATAACACTTGAAATAATACACCAACACACATTACGATAATGGTATTTTTCATTCGATTAACTCTTTGACAACTCATTTTTATTACTAATTAAAAAAGTAATTTATTAACTTCAATTTAAACATAATAATTCAATATTATTATATGGGTTTAGCAGGTATTCTAATAGTAGGTTTTATGCTTCTATGTGTAGGAGTATGTGCTAGTATGCTGCTTTATGTTAAATTACACACTCAATAATTTTGATGAAAAGGACTATGTTTTGGACGTATGACAGGTATAGGCCAACCTTCGCTATAATCAGCATAAGCACGTTCTAACGCATCTATTTCTCGATGATGAATAATTGCCGTTTTTATACCGCGCTCGGCAATTATATATCCCAAAAGATGCAACGTTGTAATATAAGGTCTTTTGTTTTGTTCAAAGTGATATGCACCACTAAATTTCATTATTTTTTCAACTATTTCCCAAGGTAAATCTGCCATCTAATTATATTATTATATTATTATAGTAATTCTTTAATCAATTTAAATATAATCGACGAATCTCTTTAAGTTGTTTTTATAAATATATTAAACGGTTCCCAGACGATGACCCCTGCCAGGAAATCTATTGATGTCATATTCCGGCACATTATTAGACACATCCACATAATTGTTTACTACAGGTTCTGGAAGTGTTTCCTCTGGTTCAACATAATCCAATGGTGTATCAAAATCAACATTGATATTAACATTTATTATTTTTATAACCGGTGCCGGTTTTGTTTCAACTACATCAATATAAAATACTCTATTCATTTCCGCACAATTAATAGCAATCGTATGACCCTCTGTAATTACTGGATAATCACGACTCAATACACGCTCTAATACTGCCTTCGGATCATTAACATCCGCAAAATCACTCGAGTGCAACCGGAATTTCACATACATGCCATCTACCGGTGTAGCTAATTCGAATTCAACATTTGTTCCTTCCTTTATCCCCAAACTCTCCATTACATGATATGGAACATGTGCTACACCCGGTGGAGCTGAAAATTCTTGCATTCCACACACTTGAGTCATTTGATTTTCAAGATTTTTTATTTGAAAGAACAATGGTGAATTAAAAGCATTTTCATTGTTGATAGTGTGTAATACAGATGGTGGTAATAATATTTTATTGCTATGTTTTACACGTTGTGTAAGTTCTTCGGATTGCGAAGAACACGCATAACTAAAACACAAAAGGGTGGTTTTTACAGACATTTTTGTATTCAAAAAAAAACATTTTTTATTTTCAATTTAATCTTTATTCATAATTAAATTGATATAGATACTATATTATAAATATAATATTAAATGAATAACAAATCACCATTAAGATATCCTGGAGGTAAAACAAGGGCTTGTAAATTATTAAATGAAATAATATCTAGTAATTATAATATTAAAAATTTTAATACAATAATCTCTCCATTCTTCGGTGGAGGTTCATTCGAATTTTATATGCAAAATAATTATGGATTAAATATTATAGGAAATGATAAATTTTCACCTTTATCAAATTTTTGGAATATATGCAAAAATCATAATAAAAAATTATGCACCGAATTACATAAAAATATAAACAACATTACAAAAGAAACATTCAAAAATTTGAGAATAAATATAATGAATGAAACTAATTTATTAACACAAGCCGTTCAATATTTTATTATAAATAGATGCTCTTTCAGCGGCGCTACTCTCTCAGGAGGGTTTTCAGAAGAAGCATCTAAAAAAAGATTTACTACATCTTCAATAGATAGAATTAGTAAGTTAAATTTAACAAAATGTAAAATATTTAATGAAGACTTCGAATTATTTATAGAGAAAATGAATAATGAAAAATATATAATATTTTTAGACCCGCCATATTATTTAAAAAAAAACTCCAAATTATATGGAAATAATGGCGATATGCACGAATCGTTCGATCATGAAAAATTATTCAATATAATATCAAAGAGAAAAAATTGGATAATGACATATAATAATTGCGATTATATTAAAAAATTATATAAAAATTTTAAAATAATAGAAACAAGTTGGACATATGGAATGAATAAGTCAAAAGAATCCTCCGAAATAGTTATTGTAAATTAATAGGTAATATATCTTTATCATCCAATGAATACGGGCTTTCTTTTAATCCACCAAAATATGCGGATAACGTTAATGATGAAGGACAACATCCTTTTTTTCCCCTTCTCTTACATCTTATTCTCAATTCAACATATTCTGGAGAAAACTTAGGAACACCCCAATTAAATATATCATTGTCCAAATAATATAACCCCTTTTTACCAATTTGTATATACGAATTGCCTTTAATAATATAATTTTTTAGTATAAAATCCGAATCTTCAATCTTCCATCTATAATCTTTTTTATTTCCATCGCCGTTTTCTTTTTTTTTTCTTAAAAATTCTTTTTCCCATTCATCAAATTTTTCTCTAGTCGTATTTAATGGAGGCATTTTTCCATAAAATAAACCATCCGGATGTTTTTTTACATACAATTTTAATTCTTCAATAAAACGTTCCGTAATTAATGGATTGCTTTTTTTATTCGGCTTTGGTCCACTCCATTTACCAAGTGCATCTAATTTAATATCTTTTTGCCCACATTCACAACTCGCCCGCGTTTTACATTCAACACCAATATCACCTATTAATGTAATATCTTTACCACCACCTGAACCAGCAGTAGTTGTATTTTGAAGCACAGATTTATCAATCAATACATCAATTATTTTTTTTTCATATTTATTGCCTGATATACTAGCTTGTGTCATTTTGTTTTTACTCTTTAAAAAATTAATAAACAAAATTCAATTTAATCTTATTCATAAGTAAATTGATATAAATATTAATATCGATATTATGTATTAACACGGATTACACAATACAAAAGCCACTTATCAAATGGGTCGGAGGTAAACACAAATTATTACATCATTTATTAACCAAATTTCCCACAACGATAAATAATTATCATGAATTATTTCTAGGCGGCGGAAGCGTTTTATTAGGCGTATTATCCGCACAAGAAAACAAGAAAATCACAATTAAAGGTAAAATTTACGCTTACGATTCCAATGCCGTATTAATAGGGTTTTATAAAGCAATTCAATCCAACTGGAAAGAACTGTATGATACTATTATGAAAATAAAAAAAGCAGGCGAAAAAGTTGAAGATAAAGAATATTATTACTACATAAGACAACTTTATAATAGTAGAGATGATACATATATGACTAGGATTGCCGAATTTGTATATCTAAACAAAACTTGTTTCAGAGGTATTTTCAGATTAAATAAAAGCGGCGGTTTTAATGTGCCATATGGTAATTATAAAAATCCCAAAATTGCTGACCCAATAGAATTTGAAAAAGTTAGTAAATCGATACAAAATGTGGAATTTATTTGCAGTGATTTCGAAAAAGTCAATATACGCTCTAAAAAAGATTTTGTGTACTTAGACCCACCTTATGTCCCAGAAAAAAAAGATAGTTTTGTAGCTTATGATAAAGTTGGGTTTACAGAAGAAAAAAACAATGCTTTGTTTGATAAATGCGTAAAAATGAAGTGCAAATGGATGATGAGCAATTCAAATACAGAACCTGTTAGAGAAAAATTAAAAAAGTTTAATATTGTTGAAATAGAAGCTAGACGAGCAATTAATTCTAAAAATCCTGCTGCTAAAACCAAAGAAATTATTGTTTATAATTAAAATAATATAAATGAATTCGTATATGACATAATGAAAATATAAATGTTTATAATGTAAAATATAATTCTGTTTCCTTGGTCGCTGTTTGTTTCTTTGGTTCTTTTTCATTTACAAATTCTTTATCCTTTAATAATATGTGAATAGTTGGAATAGCTGCCAATTCGGAAAATATTCCTGAAAACACAGCAATATCAATTTGAAGTATAGACAATTGAATAGTTATAGCATAACTAATCGCATTTAATGTAAACATAATATTAGCCAAAACTTGTAATTCCATTCTTGTGAAATCCTCGATTATTTTTTGATTGGGATTATAAATATTAAATGTTAAAATAGGCATTCCCAGTTCATTGATAAATACTTTGCATATACGAAATATCATGGTGTAAACAAGTAAAAAGCAGTATCTAGTCCAAGTATTTATTTTAATAGATATAACGATTAAATCATCATTGGGACCGAAGCGATAATAGGTGCTATCCTTGTTGGCTAATAATACTGTGGGTATAATTACCGCTATTAATACTAATAGTTGACCTACAATACATATCTTAAGTCGCTGTTTTGGTGTTAATTTTGTCATTGTTATCTGTTATAAATAATTTAAATACATTTCAATTTAAATTATTTCCTACGCCGTTTACGTGTCTTTTTACGGCGTTTTCCACCCTTATATAATTGTATAGATGGTTTACGTTTACAACTAAACTTTCCACGTTTAAATCCTTTGCGATTTATAACCGATTTTGTGCATATTCCAATTGCTTCGCCTTTTTTTTTGGTTTTTACTTTTTCAACACAACTACAAAATTTCCTAGATATTGTTTTTAACGCATTTTTTCTGGTATGTTTTTTACTTTTATAAAATTTTGTTATTTTTTTATAATCTCTTTTTGATAGTTTCTTCATACTTATAAATCATTTAGATTTTTTTTAGAGTTTACTAAATTGGTATCCGTAAAACCTCTATTAAATAAGGGTTGTCTAGGTTCTTTTTTACGAACGGATTTTCTTTTACTTTTAAATATCGCTAAAGCATTACGAGCTGCTGCTGTTTTTTGTGCTTCAGATATCGGAACATGGGAGTTTTGTTTATCAAATGATTTTCTATTTGATGTTCCTAATCTGTGTTGAGCCTGATTAACCAATTCTATGTTCATTCTATATTCAGTTGGTTTTGACCAAGATTCAAAAGGATCCATAATATACTCAATAAATTCATTGATTCTTACCGGGTCAACCGGTTTAGAATAACAACAACTACTACACTTATGATTTTTTAATTGTTGTGCTGTCATTATTTCTTGTTGAAATATTTGATCAATTATACTGAAACTAGACTTTATCAATAAAATAGTTGAAATAATTTGCGTTTTATGTTTGTAAGCCTTTTTAAGTTCGTATGCTCTAGATGACTCATCACCATCATAATGGTCGCTTTTTACATATTTCATTTTATTTAATACATTTCTCAATTTAGTTAAATAATCCTTTTTACAATTTTGAATTTTTTTAATAATAGCAAAAACATTGATATTATAAATATTTGGATATTGATATCGAATACCGCGTGGTATAATAAACTGATTCGTTTCTTTTATTTCCTTGATTTTAGTTTCAATAGTCATTAATTTCTTTTTTACATCTGTGTTTTCTTCTTCTTGAGTATCTCCTTCCGCCCCAAACAAAAGCATTCTACCAGATGAAAATTCACACAAAGATTGTAATTTATCATACTGATGAGATGAAATTTTGTGGGCTTCAGATTGTGCGTCTAATTTCATGTAATTCACAATTGCTAAAAGAAATGATATAAAAGCGTTTAATGCTGCTAACATGGTAGCCCCATAAATCACATCTAACGCCTCATTTGCACAAACACTAGCAACAGCCGATAAAAATATAGCTGGAAGCATAAACATATTTAAGGTAGATACACACCAATTTTGTGCTTCCATATATATTAACTTTTGACCACGAACATAACTTGCTATAATATCAAAAGCATCAGAAAATGTTTCATTTTCATTTTCATATAGTGCTGCCATATCTTGTTCAACTTGTTTATAAGAAATTTTTTTATAATGAACATCCTCCCAATGTTGTTGTGGGTCATTGACCACTCTAAATTCTTCGTATATTGGGTTTATTTTTTCACCAATAACAATAGAAGGTTGGCTTTGCAACGTTTTTCTTTTTGTTAATTTAACTGGAAATGCAGCATTTAATTGAGTTCCAGATAAATCAATCTCATCAATATCCAGTTTTACATTATTTGAAACGTCTGTCATTTAATTTCAAATAATATTTAAAATTATGAATCTTTCTGCAATTCTTGTATGGCTTCTTTCATATTCGTTGTTTGTGCGAGATTTTTCTTTATAACATCACGTTGTTTTTTGCCAGATTTGGTAGATTTACTATTCCCTGTTATTTCCGATACTAATCGTTGCCAATGTTTCATTTCTTTATCATTTGTTAAATAATTAGGATGTAATTCTTCCCATTTTTTTAACTCATGTATTTGTCGAACCGTTAAATCACTTAATGTTTTATCTAATTTAACGTGTGTATCGTCTTTCTGCCATTCGTCGTCTTCTTTTACATAAAATTGCATTCTTTTTTTATCACTACAATGTATTGGTCTTTCAGTTGGTGGTAAGTCTTGTAATTGTTTTGTAAATATATTTTCAATACCTTTTATATAGCCATTTTCACCTTGAAATACTAAATCATCTACAGTAATTTTTAAATTTTGAACAAAATCTTTCAAATTCATAGCATCCTTACAGTGTTCATTGAGATATACATTTATAGAAATGTTATTGTTTTGCGTGTTATTATTTGTTGTATTTCCTATTTTTGGTATTATATCTTGTATTGATTCCTGGAATGTAGACATTATTTTTGCATTTTGTTCAATTAACATTTTTATGAGTTTTTTATCTGAAATTTCATCCTCTGAATTCTGGACATTTTTCTGGACATTTTCAGATTTTGCGGTTTTTGCAGAGAAATCTGATGAAAAATCAACACTTTTTTTTTTACTTTTTTTACAATTTTTTTTATGACGTGATAAACCAGAACGATGTTTGTAAATTTTTCCACATTTATCGCAAGTATATGCACAACACGTGTTACCCTTGTTATCATTTTTGTTATCATTTATCTGATAAATATGTTTAGGTGTCAAATTATGTTTTCTAAAATCTCTTTTATCACACGTTCTATAATCACAAAAATTACAATAAAAAACTTTCTTTTTTTTATCAGATTTTTTTGTTATCATCATGTTATCTTATATATGATAACAAAAAAATCTGCTAAAGTTGTTTTTTTACAATATTTATTGTCGAATTAGTGTTTTTTTTTAAATTGCCGTAGTGCCTTTTTTTAGGCTTACCATAAGACGCCTACATAAATTTTTGCAAATATTTCATAAATTCTCTAGATACTGTAGGTATAACCGAAAAAAAGGAACTAAATCGAGGGGTTTTTGAGTTATAGAAAGTTTCTATATACAAGAAATGGACATTTATAAATGTCCAAAATTCAATTTCTGAAATACTTTTGAGAAAAAAAACGCTCGATTTAGTTCCGTTTTTTTAGTGCCTTTTTTTAGGCTTACCGTAAATTAAAAACGTTAAAAATATTTATTATGATATATGCTGTATGTAATATAAAAGTAATAAAATTTGTTTTTTTGCGAATTTACTTTTCTCTCCACATTTTTTAAACAATACATTTTTAATTAAAATACATTTTTAATTAAAATACATTTTTAATTAAAATTCATATTTATATAAAAAATAAATATGAATATTTTATGTTAGTATTTATATTTTTCAATATCTAAAATTAATATTTGCGCCTATGTTTCTTACGCGTTCTTTTCTTTTTTGTTGTGCGTCTCTTTTTCATGCCGCTATATTTGCCACCTTTTCGTGTAAAAGGAAGTTTTGAACGCATCTTACCAACAACTCCTGTGGCAATGTTTTTATATTTGTTAACTTTATCTTGTAAATTTTTTACTACAGTTTCTAATTTGTCGAGTCGTTTTTCTAATTGTCCTCTCATAGATCTTTCTTTATTATAGTCAGCAATGAATTGTTCTTGTTCCTCAAATGACATTTTATCCCAGGGATTTAATCCAGAATAACTTCCTGCTCTCTGTTTTTTTTTCATAGATATATAATATATTATAATATTATAATATTATCTTTTGTTTAATACGTGTAATATTATCTTTTGTTTAATACGTGTAATACACTGTTTTTTTCTTCAAGTTCTTTTAATGTATTAAAATTTTTGGAACAAGTGTAACCACAAAAATATCCACCATATTTTACTGTCGTCGAAGGCATGGTAACCCATATGCCGTTTCTAAAAATACCCCTTACACATCTATTACACATTTCACACATTTTTGCGTCAGTCATACTTGAAATATCAATCATGCTAGATAATATATTGTTTATATTTAAATTATAACAAATTTAATATATCAATTTCAATTTAATTTCTATTGTATTATATATGACACCATATAGTAAGCTCCTCTTGGGAATAAAACAGGAAGAAATTTATATACCAAGAAGGTTGATTCTACTTAACATATTTTAAAATTATAAAAAAAATTTTCTTTGGGAGATGGAAAAGAAATAATTGTGATTGGTTTATATTATAAATATAATTATTATGATTATATTTATTAAATATTTATTTACTATCTGTAGCTTCGGTAGAGTTTTCTGCTACTGTTAAATTAGGATTAGGTGGACCCATTCGTTGAAAAATTTTAATACATTCCCATATTTTAGCAGATTCTGGCATTGAAAAAGCCCCGCGTCTTTGTGCTGCATTTAAAAATGTAACCATTACATTCAATGCAGTATTTTCATCATTAACTTCGACATCTAATAAATTAACTTGTTGTTGTGCTGGAGGCGCAGTTTCTGCTTCCATATTTTGTGTTGTATTTACAACTACGTTTTCTGCTGGTTTGGTTTCTGCTACTGGTTCGGACATTATAATAATAAAAAATGTAATATGTTTAAGTATTTTATTTAATTATTAATTTAAATTATGTAAATTGATTTTTAACGGTTTAATTTGTTTAATTTTTTCTATTTGAAAAAATCTGTCGTATTTTTTTTTCCCCGTGTCTGTATATCCAGCACTTTTTCTTATAGGTTTCATGTTATAGTTTTTAACCTTTAGTATTTGTCTAACTAAATTTAAAAGTGGCCATTTTTGTGTTTTAACGGCGCTAGTTTGCAAACTTGTTAATGATGATGAACTAAAAATTTGTTTAATTTCTTTTATTTCATTTCGAATAGAATTATATTTTTCTTCAGATGTAAAAATATATCTTGGTACCAATAAACCATTTATCATATCAAATTCTTCAAATACAATCCCACATTTATTTAAAAAACTTATAAGTATTTTATCATTTTCTGCCATTAATTTAAATACTATTATTATCTTTAAATAAAAGTAATTTCATTTTATAATATATGAATGATAGGGAAGTGTTAGATTATTTATTTTTTGCTATAATAATGTGTGGATTTGTGGATTTATTTTTATATATTATTACAGGCAAAAAAGCTAGGTGGTTTAAATTACACGCGTGCATTAATGCTTTAATAGTAGGATTAACATATAATAATGTATTTATGATTGTTAGAAACCCACAGTGTGGATTTGATGAAAAAACAACCAATATAGATGGTATATTTACTGTTGCTCTACACATATATCACTGTCTATTTTTCCAATTGAAAACTATAGATTATTATCATCACGGTTTATCTGTTTTCATCCCGATATTATTAGTTCCTAATATTAATTACAGATTTAATAGTTTATACTATTTTACTTTATCCGGATTACCCGGCGGTTTGGATTATTTTGCATTAACTATGGTAAAATATAACTATATTGATAAACTATTAGAAAAAAAATTTTCATCAATAATAAATGCATATGTAAGAATGCCTTTAGGGACAATAGCAGCATTTTATACATATACAGCAGCTGTAAACGAGAATAATATTATTATATTTATTAGTTTAAATGCAATGGGTTTTTTGGTTTATTATAATGTTTCATATTTTGGTAAGTTAGCAATAGAAAATCACGGTGAAAATAAACGTCAATTACTAAACTAATTCTATATTTTTATTCATTTTTTGTTTATTTACCTTTTTTGATATACAAATAATACAACAGAGTCCATTGCATGTTTTTATTAGTTCTTTTATACCATATCCTACACATACAAATAAACCAAACAAAATAAGTGATGATAAAATAATCAATAAATAAACTAGTAAAATATATGCTATAACAATAAATACTTGTTTTTCCATTATATTATTTAGAAACACGTATTTTAATATTATTTAAAATATGTTTTATCCGCGCAAAGAATATATTTTTCTATAGTATAATGGAAAATAAAAACGTTTTAAAAACAGCATTGGGTGTAGGCGTTTTAGGGACAGCAGCAGTAGCTTTAGGATATTATTATTTCAATGAAGAAAAATCACAAGAATCAGAATCAGAATCAGAATCAGAATTAGAAAACGTGTCTACAGTAGCTGATTCAACTTTATTAGATTCGATTACCGAAGATGTAATAGAAGAAATGAAAGAAAAAAAAACACAAATGAAATCATTTTGGGAACAATCGTATAAAACATTAACCGGTTCTGACAATGAAGAGTCAGCAACAAAGGCTGAATAATTTTATAATTTATACTAAAAAAATAATAATAGTATAAATTAGTATGGAAGATTTATCAGTATCTATATTTATTGACAATAAAACGAAAAAAAGCACACCGATATCGATACCAAAAAGAAAACCGGCAATATGGATTCCAGATAAAAAGGTAAATAGATGTTTTAAATGCAACGGCAATTTCAATATTTTGAAAAGAAAACATCATTGTAGATTATGCGGTAGAATATTTTGTAGTTATTGTACAAAATTTACAAATAAATTAAATGAATTTGTAAACACAACCACACCACCTCAAAATTTTAATTCATATTATTTGTCGTATATAAATCCCATGGAATATTTTGAATCAATAAGATTGTGCCATAATTGTTATAATGATCTCGGTATAATTGATAAATCAGAATTATATATAATATTATTTTCAAATGTGCAGTGCACTATTAATAAATTATTGCAAATGAGAAGTGTATGCAAAGAATGGTGTTCCAGCATTAATTATATATTAACCACATTTCGCAGTATTCAATATAAATTGCCGTCTCAGAAGTATTCTAAATTAGAAAAAACCATTTTATGGAATCACCGTTTTGAATTTTATAAACATTATTATTGGATATCTAAATGTTTAACGGCAAATAATGATAAATCTGAAAACGAAAAAAAAAAATTAATTGAATATTATATTTCATCAAAAAAATTCTATAAATGTAAACATTTATTGTGTAGGTCTGGTTGTCGAAACATATGCTTAAGTCAAAATTTATTAGAATTATGCTTTTATAGTGATATAAAAAATCCATACTTAGAACAATTTATCAAGATTGAATTAAAAGGAAAAAACAAAAATTTTTTACTGTATCTAATGCCGTGGCTAATAGAAATTATAAAAAAAAATATTGAAATTGGATGGGAAATTATAACAGAATGTATACAAGACGATGAATTGGCTTATCTGTTTTATTTTGAAACAAAATTTTATACAAATACATTGTCTACAAACAAAGAATTAAAAGAAATAATTTATAAATTTAATTTACATATTCATGAATCTTTACGAAATGATTTACGAAAAACCGATGAATTCGTAAAATTTATAAGATTATTAATTGAATCAAAACAAGTTGAACAAGAAATATTGGTTTCCGATTGGTTTAGACAAAATAAACAAGTAAAAATGCCCTGGAACCCCAAATTGATTTGCACAAATATTGATATAAAAAACATTAAAATATTAACTTCACAATCGAGACCACACGTTGTACCTTTTATATTAAAAGGTGGGTCTATAATAAATATTCTTGTAAAAAATGAAGATTTACGTAAAGATAAATTAACAATGTATGTATCCAAATGGGTAAGTATTATTTGTCACGATTTAGTAAAAATGAAAACATACAATGTTTTAACATATGATACTGATTATGGATGGATAGAAATGATTCCAAATGTGAAAACGCTTTATGAATTACATTATGTAGATAATTTGTCTTTAACAAATTATTTAATGGATAATAATCCCAATATAAAAGTATCTAACTTAAGAGAAAATTTTATAAATACATGCGCGGGGTCATGTGTATTGTGTTATATATTAGGAGTTGGGGATAGACACCAAGAAAATATATTAATAACAAAACAAGGCGAATTGATTAACGTAGATTTTAGTTATTTATTGGGCGATGACCCAAAACATGTTCAATGCGAAATGAAAATAACCAAAGATATGTTAGATATGTTAGGTGGTATAAACTCAGCAAATTTTGTTAAATTTAAAAGCAAATGTATAAATGTTTATAAAAAAATACGCAAACATTCTAGTTTATGGTTTTTATTATTGAGTTATATGGCTTTTAATGAACCCAATATCGATAAATTTTATGGCAAATACGATAGAATAAAAGAACACGTTATTGAAAGATTGGTGCCTGGCGAATTCGATGATGAAAGTTCAATGCAAATAGTAGAGATAGTAAATAAATCTTCAAATGAAGGATATATATCGAAAGTATCGGATTGGAGTCATCACGTTGCAAATAAAGCCAAAGAATGGGGAGAAATGTTTGATTTTTCAGAGTAATATTATCTAACAATAATATATTATGCCAGTAAATGGATTTTGGGATTTCTTAACACAATTTAATGTGATTGGTTTATCGGTAGCATTTATTATTGGTGAAAATATTAATACTGTAGCAAAAGCTTTTATCGATGATTTATTAATGCCGTTTATAAATCCGGTATTAAATACTATTACGGGAGACGAAGGTTTAAGATATAAATTACCCGGAGGTATCGAATTACATTTAGAAAAAATAGTTAGTAGTTTTATAAAATTTATGTGTTTGTCTGTAGTTATTTATACCCTTATAACATTAGGGATTAAACTAGAAATACCAACCGCACAAGTGAAAATAATGAATTTTGCCGAATTAACAAGAAAACAAGTCAGTGCTACAAAAAAAATATATGGATAATTTATTTATTAAAAAATAATTAAATTATCAAATTATTCATAACCGTCGTCGTCGCCACATAAACAGTGTAATAAACTCATTACAATTGCAAATGCTAAAATAATAGCAAATACGGAGAAAATGAATGCTATTAGGCCAACAAATGCAATTACAATAAACCAATGGGTTAGAAACGGTATACACCAATCCGATTTATAAGTATCTATTTTTACATTTGGTATAACACAAGCATAAATATCGAATATTGCTCGAAAACAAATTATAAGCAATGACGTTTGTAAAAATCTTATTAACCATAATTGTTCAAAGAATTTTTTTTTTAAAAATTTTAAATTCTTAATATAAACATTCTTTTTTTCTACAAAGAATTGTATTGCTGTTCGTATAAATGTACTAGAATGTAATGGATGGTTTAAATTTTTAACACACCATACACGACAACAACAGTCATTGGAATTAAGACAAACACAATAACAAGGGCAACCACATATGGCATACATTCTATATTGTTCTGCTGTTATAGAATCGTCAAAAGGCCATTTGACGCGACAAGCCGGACAGATCATTCTGGTCGTCTCTTCATTTAATTCCAATAATCGTTGTTTTTCTCTTCCAATACATTTCATACACATTGTATATTTGCAATTATTATTTACCGGACAAGATATTAATTTATTTGGAGAACATTCTGATAAACATAATTGACAGGTTGGGGGTTCAATGACTTTAGGATTACCATTCTCGATTGGTTTTATTTTAGTTAGGTTCATAGGATTTATTTCCATTTTTAATTCTAATTAAATTTATAGTGATAAATATCAATTTAATTTAATATAATAATATATATGACATCAAAAATTTATAAGAATTTTGGTGGTGGTGGTAAAAAACTAACACGAAAAAACCAAAAATATTTAATGAAATTATATAGAAAAAACCGAACAAGAAAACATCGTGGTGGTGTTGGAAAACCGGGACCAGCAGGAACAGTATGTTGGAGCTTCATTTATTGGAATGAATTGGATTCTATATGTGATTATGCGATCAGTCAACTTCAAAATAGATATGGGATAGAAGAGTATGATGAGGAAGCAACGAATTTGGAAAATTTAAGAGTACATCATACGAACAAACATGTTAATGAATTAAATATGAATTTAGTAAGACAATTAAAATTATTAACAAAAAAAAATGTAAATAATGGTTATGAATTAACTTTAAAAGATGATCAAAAAGCATTTTTAAATCAATTTTGCACAGATACACCTTGTTGTGTAATTTCTGGTGGAGGTAAAATACATGATGGACGGATTAGACTTTATAAAACAACAGAAGATTTAGATGCGGCGAACGCCAAGGGTTTGGTTCAACATTATCTAGTAAACGTAAGTAAAAGAAACCGTTATACAGGTGAAGAAATAATCGAACCAACTTGGTTGACACACGACGAATATAATACACTTCACTCCGAAATGTTATTAAAATTAAATGAAGAAGAGTCCGATGATAGATTATATGGACGTGGTACAACAATGATGAATACAATAGCTAGTGATGAAGTCAATAAAGATTGGGAATTATACGAAGCGGCGGGGGCATTAGTGTCGGATAAAACAAAACCCCCCACTATGTTTACAGGTAATTTTCATCATTTTAGACCAACAGACAGAGTGGCATTTGATGATCAAACACTACATAGTGATGGTAAAGTATCACCTACAAAACTAGAAGGGGGTGGAAAAGAATTACCAACATTTGAATCTACAAAAACAAAATTAAAACAAATATTGGAAAAAGTAAAACCTGACAATGAATATTATGATTTTTCACAAAAATTAACTGAAGAATTAAATAAAATAAAAGAAAAAAAATTTAATGAATTTGTAAATAAGATATATGAAAATTTTGATAAAATAATGTCTATACCCATTAAACAAAAAGGTGGTGCTGGTGAAGGCGAAGAATTAACAGAGGAGGAAAGAAAGCTTGCCCGTCAAGAGGTATTTGAAACTGAAACTGAAATATGTGTCATATGTTTAGATTCTTTTATTCATGATAAGGATATTGTGTATTGTGGGAAATGTAGGGGAAGGAGTATAATTGAACCTAGGATGGGAACCGTAGTTCATAGAAGATGTATAGCAGATTGGGGAAATCACTGTCCAATATGTCGGAATGAAGGTACGGAAGCAGTATGGTTCAATGAAGTGGACGATTCTAGCGTGATATTTCTTCGGAATCGTTTCCTTAATTTATCGGGTATACAAATTAATGCTATGGCTATGCAACTACCGTTTGACCAAATGACACATGAAGAACAAGCATTAATAATGGACATAAGAGACCGAAGAAGAAGAGAACAAGTGCTAGACGATAGATTGGCGTCAGTGCGTCACCGTATTGTTGAATTGTGGAGTGTTTGTTTGTTTCTTTTTACATGCCGCTCTGCTGGCGGGGTTTTGCTCGGACAGTATGATTATAATTATACAACTTTTTTGTCAATGTTTTATGGTTCCGTAATTGTGGTTGGATTATGGCCAGAAGTTCCGGGTAGTGTAAGTATGACCGATCAATTAACCGAATTTATTGTTAGAATTTTGACTTTTTTAGATGCTGCAGGTAGTTATTTGGGCGGTGGTAAAAAGACAAGAAGAAAAAGATATAAACGTAAAAAGAGAACTAAAAGAAAGATGAGAAAAAAACGCGGTGGAGTAAAAACCGGAGATATGGTAAAAAAAAAGTATAAAATGGATAAGTTAGATGAATATGGAAATCCTACCGGTAAAAAATTTTGGAAGGATTTTAAGGGATTGGTACAAAATATAGATAATGAAGGCAATACAACAATATATTGGTATGCGGATAAATCAACAGATGTATTAACTAAAATTCAAAGCAATAGTTTGAAAGTTATACAACCGAAACCTGTTGCTATAGGAGACATGCATCAGGCAGATATTCCGCCTCTTACGGGTGTATCATATACAGGTGATGAAAAATTTAACCCTTTACCAGCACACGAACTAACTCATGCAATTAAACCAACGGGATATGTTTCGGGAATACCAAAAGGAAAAGACGATGGTTTTGAAGGCACCCGCGAATGGGGTCAAAAAATGTTAGCAAAATTAAAATCATACGATTAATTTATAACCCAATACAGCGGTCCAAATGTAAGCAGTGATGTATTGCGGAATTTCTAAACCCCAACTTTCACCCTTTTTGAAAATAATACATTTTCCATAAATATACCAAAGCACGTGAAAAGACAATAGGATATACAAAAATGCACCTATTAAATATTTATTTTCCACCCAAATCGAAAAAAACAATACTACAACAATCAATACGTGAAATAAACTTAATAATGAACAATTGGGATAAACCATTAATAACGCTATTGTTGAACATACAAATAATCCCGACAGCAACACGTATAGGTCATATTGATTTAATTGTTGTGTATATAAAATATATAAAACGATTGATATTATACTTAAACATAAATATAATGCGACATTGCGTTTATCTTTTGAGACATATTCGGAGCATTCGGATAATTCAAACATATTTATATTATCTATAAAAAAAAATAATATAAATTAATCATATTTGTTCATCATTTTCGAATACTCTAACTTGAGTTTTTTCATTAAATTTTACTCGTTTTTCTCGTTTATCTTTTATAAACAACATATACCCCAATGAAATAATAGTTATTGCTAAAAAGATACATATATAATAAATGATATCATTCGCTTCCATTAATATTATAAACATTAAAGAAATTATTAACAGACGCAAAATATATATGAAAGCTATTTAAGCAAATAATGATTTACTTACATAATGGAATATAAAAATTGTAGCGTGGCATATTGGGGGGAACCTGATATAGAGCTGAAGTTTTGTGAAAATAAATATGAAACACCGTATATAGCAGAATATTATAATTCAATGACAGCTATTTCTTACATGATTGTAGGATTTATTTTAATTTTTAATAAAAGAAGAGAAGCTGGTATATGGACAATATTTTTAGGTATTGGAACTTTCGTGATGCATACCACTTTGCGTTATTATGGTAAATGGATGGATGAGGTAAGTATGTTGATGTTGGAAATGGTTGCGATAAAACGTGTTATGATACAATATGATGTATACATTGATTATTTGTCATTTTTTGTATTTATATTGTATTTTTTTATAAACAATTCACATTTTTTTATCGTGATGTTTTTTGGCTTATTGTTATTCATAGGACATAAAACATATTATAAGTTGAAGGAATCTGGTATATTATGTTATACTTTTTTAATGACAGTATCTATATTATTTTGGATAATAGATCAATTATTTTGTGATTATTCGAGCAATTATAATTTCCACGCTTTGTGGCATGTAGGAACTGCTTTAGCGATATTATTTGGAATGTTAGCAATATAATATAACTATAATATATATGTGGCAAATATTAACTGGGTTTGCAGCTGGTATATATGTAGGAACTTTTTATGATTGTAAACCAACAATATTATTGGTTGAGCAAATGGTAAAAGATAAATTTCCAAAAGAAAGATTGGAAAATGCGTTAGAAAAAGCACAAGAAAAGAAAAAAAATGACGATAAACCTCCTAGAACGTGGTTTTAATCGACTTATTTAGAACATTTTATTGTTATATAAATTTATCTAAAGTATATTTATATGTCAAGAAAAGTAAATACTGTAAATAGAGGTAGAGCAAGTCATTATGTAAATGGTGCTCAACCATTAAAAGTTGGATTTAGTCGTGATTTGTCTAGATTAAAATTTAATAAAACCTATGTTTGTAAACAACAAGAAGTAAACAGATTGAAGGGTGAATTAGCCGCGGAAAAAGCAAAAGCTGAGGATAATACTGAATTAACAAATGAAAGAAGTGAAGATTATACTGGTGATTTTACAGAAACAACTAGTGCTGCCCCAACAGCGCAAAAAGGGAGTCGGGATTCATTGGCGAAACAATTAGCAAATAAAACACAAGAATTAGCCGACAAAGCACAAGAATTGACAAATGAGCAGAATGCGGGTCTGCCTGGTTCACTAGCAAAACAATTAGCAAATAAAACACAAGAATTAGCCGACAAAGCACAAGAATTGACAAATGAGCAGAATGCGGGTCTGCCTGGTTCACTAGCAAAACAATTAGCAGATGCTAATGCTCTAATAGATACATTGATGGCAATTCCTAGAAGTGTCAATTCAGGAAATCGTTTACTAACTACAAGACAACCATATACTATACCTCTTATTGCAAATAAAAAAATCCAATTTATTTCAGGGGAACAAGCACGAGGGACGTATGATAATGATAAAATATATACTTCAATTTGGCACAATACAGGAGATGAACCACAAACCAATCAAATAATTACCATGATGAATTTAAATAATGCAACACAAAGAGCAGTTTTTTTTAATTTTGATCAAACGACTGGTCAAATAACTAATTTACGTTGTAGATTTTTGATAGATCAAACTCCTATTGCAGATCCAACTACCGATCAGTTAACTGAAAGAAAAACTGCTTTGGAAAATGGGGATGCAACTGGTAAGTATGCAAATACAATAGATGAGCCAACCAATAATGCGTGGGGATTAAAAAATGTTGAATATAAATATGTTGATTAAATAATTAAATTTAATTTTATTAAAGATATACTTATAAATATTATTTATAAATATGTCTGATAAAATACAAATAAAAAATCAGGAAGGTATACAATTTTTAGAAGAGTTAGAAAATAATAGTATAGATTTAATTTTAACTGATCCCCCATATATTATTTCAAAAGATAGTGGTATGAATGAATTTGAGAAGAAATTGAAATCTATACAAGAAAGTGGAGAGAATTTGAAGACATTAACAGATTGGGAAGAATATAAAAAAAGAAATAAATTAAAAGACGATAAAGGTCGAGATAATTATTTAAAATATGGAAATGTTAGCGGTAAGAAATTTGCTTATAAAAGCGATTTTGGTGAATGGGATAAAACGTTTACAGTAGAAAAATTAGAAGAGTTTATAAGCTTGTATTATAAAAAATTGAGACGCGGTGGAACATTAATCGTATTTTTTGATATTTGGAAAATAACAATATTAAAAAAATTAATGGAAAAATATAAATTTAAACAGATTCGATTTGTAGAATGGATTAAAACAAATCCTGTTCCATTGAATCAGCGTGTAAATTATTTATCTAATTGTCGAGAAGTTGCTTTATTGTGTGTAAAACATGGTAAACCAACATTTAATTCAAAATATGACAAAGGTATATATAATTATCCAATACCCAACGGTAAGACGAGGAATCATCCTACTCAAAAAAATCTAAAGTTGTTTGAGGAATTGATAAAAAAACATTCTAATGAGAATGATGTAGTTGTTGATACTTTTTTAGGCGGAGGAACAACGGCATTGGCGGCTAAAAATACAAATAGAAAATTTATAGGATGTGAAATTGATAAAAAATTTTATAATTTAGCAAATAATTTATTCGATTAATTTATACTTCGGCTTGATTTTCATTTAAGTTGGAAAAAGCAAATGCTGTATTTGAATCAAATGCTTGAGCGTGTTGTCTTGTTAAAACTGGCGGCGCGAGAAGTGTTGGCACATTGTTCGACATACTTTCGTCATCAGATTCGAAAACGGTAGGCGTATTGTGCATAGGACAAGACGATGTTCTTTCTAGGTAAGTAAATGGTGCTGAATCTAGACCCAATGATATTTCACGTTGACATCTCATTACAGAGCGAAATCCGGATTCAATCGCTTCTTCATTGCTATTGTGAACAGTAATACATCTATCGGAATTAAAGCCGTAATTTGTTCCAATCTGTTCAGCATCCATATTGGCTGCCATAAGTATAGCTGTTCCGTGGTTGCGCCGATATTCTTTCATAATGTCTCTACATTCAATAATCGAACTGTTGGAAACGTTGTCTTGACCATCCGTAATTGCGATAACAATTCGAACAATCAATGGGTCTAGTCGTCGTAAGGAGATAGGTAATGATTTTTTATAATCATCTGCTGCTTTTTCTAATTTTTCTACTTCTTCTAGTAGCGTATCATTAAATCGTGTGCTACCACGGGGATACAACATTTTATTTAATTGTGATATATCCAACATATCATCCTCTGTTGGGTCTACCATTTCCATTGGATAATTTACTTCGTTATCGAAGGTAGTTAAGGATATCCGTGTTCTTACACCGGAATTTTCTGCTTGTTCCTGTGTTTCCATTAACATACGATGTGTCATTTCAATATGTTTTCCTCGAAAACTATCCATAGAAGCAGAACGGTCTACGATGATTGTTTTAAAAACTGCGTGTGGTTGTGATGCGGTTGACATATTTGATATATTAGCGGGATTGATAATGGTATCAAAAAAAGGTTTATTAATTTCAATTTAATTGGCTTGTTTTGTTATAATTTATTTTCCAAACAATCCTGGAATATCATACTTGTTTTCTGATATGTCGTATGTATATTTGGCTATAATACCGGGATTTGTTTTATTGTTCATTATATCTGAAGGATTATAAACATTATTATTTTTGTCTATATAATAAATAATACCTCTTATTTCTTGCGCCCATACTTTTTTTGTCTTGTGTATATCGAGACTTTTCTTATTTGTTATTTCGCCGTGTGGTATACCTTTAATATGCGTTCCACAATATACATTATCATCTTTTCTTCTTCTTGTGCATTGGTCGCCGTTAGCCCTCAAAGCGTTGCATCTATCATTAAGAGGAACAATATTTTTAATTCGTTTGCGTTTAGCAAAATCTGATTTTTCAAATTGAATTATATTATAAGCATAAATATATTGAATTAACTCTTCTGGCGATTTTTTATCAACAATACGAGCTTTTACATTATCTTTAAACTCTTGGAAAAATAATTCTACTTTTTGATTGATTCGTTTATCCATTTGAATTAATTAATATAATTATTTTTAATATCAATTTAATTTATTATATTGATATTAATTTAAATAAAGAGCACTTGATCCTGGTAAAAATAATATTAAAACTATTACAGCATTAAACCAACATTGGTAAGATAGTAAAACAGAACTAGCTACAGTAGGATAAAAATATGGTATAACTAAAAAGAAAAAATTAATAAATAACCAAATACCAATTACATATAATTTATTCATATATATAATTGTATTATTTTATTAAATATTTTTTGTACAAAGGATCCCAATTTGTTTTTAAAGTTTTTGTATCAATTTCGTGCGTTGAAAGAACTATTTGTTGATTAAAATCTTTTACTACATATTCTGTATTAATATTGAAATAACCAGAAAGATTTTTATATTTAATATTTCCTAAAACGAGACTATTGTATTGATTTGTCCAATCAAAAAGTTTTATATTTTTTAATTTTTTGCTTGATTTTTTATCAATATTATTTAGATTATCTATAAATTTATAAAATAAATCGTTTTTTTGATATAACATTACATAATGTTTATCTAAAAATAATGCAAATCTAATTAACCCTCCTTGTTTATATTTTCCATTATCGTCTGTTATTTTTTTATTTAAAATCAACCTTTTTTTATAATTGGATGTCCAACCACCCCAAGCGATAGATTTAATATATGAACTAAAATAATAATATGGACCAAAGGTGCGATATTGACTAGCCCTTAAACCCAAAGAAGCTATATAATTAATTAATTCGATTGTATCTCCGTAGTATGCTATTATTGGTATATCTAATTTGCGTTTATTTTTTTTTAAATATATTAATGATGGATTTTTATAAAAAAGCTGATAACACTTTTTATGTATGGGGAAATTTAACACTTGGTTATGATTGCAAATTTCATCGATTAAACACCACCATAATTTATCATTTTTAAATTTATTTGAAACAGTTAATGTTGTGTTATCCTTATAAAAAAAATAGAATATATCATTTGATATTATATACCCCATTGATTCTATTTTATAATTTAACAATTTTTGTGCGAGTTTATCTGCTATATTTTTTGGATTATCTTTTTGTTTTATTTTTTTAAATGGAAAAGAAATAATGTCGGGTTTATCAAATTTATATAAAAGGTATTGTAAAAAAGGTTTGTGCTGTTCTTGATTGTTTATCCTGTATATGCATATATTTATGGATGATTCATTAGTTATATTTATATTTTTAAAATTGGTTTTTAATTTTATTGGATAATGTATTTTACCACCCCCGTGTTTATATGTATTTAATTTGGGATTAATAAATATATTATTATTCATTTATAATATATTTATATTATTGTTTTTTTATCTTTCTTTTAATTGTTTCTTTAACATTATCTTTTCTAGAATTTAAAATAAATTCTGACAATGTTTGAATAGTGTTGGGGTCATTATTAAAGTATGTCGTCAATGAGGTAAGTAAATGTTTTTTACTAAGCGGTGCTTTTGTTTTTGTCGTAGTATAAATTAATTTGCCATCATTTGTATCAAAACATGCGATTTCATTGGATTTCATGACATTGACAATTTCGTCTGTTTTACTTTTTTTTTCTTTTCGTTTAATTCTGAGTTGTTTTTGTAATGATTTTATATCATTATCTAAAGTTAACCACGATACAATATTATCTTTTAACTCTTGATTAGCCATTAATATACATTAAACAGAGTTTTTTAAGTAAATTTTAAATACTTAATTAAATAGTGATTATTGTATTTTGATAGTTATTGAAAGTAATGTTAATACTTTTTTTAAATAATGTTTTACCAACATCATTTATTTGAGAATTAATCAACAATAAAAGTTCTTTTTTTCGCAAAGTAGAATATTTTTTAATTTTGTGGGTTTTACAATATAATTTAAGTTGTTTTACAGTCATTTTTGATATGGAATTTTCGGTTGTTTTATTATCAGTTTTATTTTTTTCTTTTTCTTTTTGTTTTTCTTTTTCTTTTTGTTTCTTTTTTCGATTATCCATAATTTTTGTATGAGCAGGGCAATATTTATTTAATGACTTTTTATTACAAATGCTATTTTTTTTCTTACCACTTTTAAAAACATAACAACATTTTTTAGTAAATAAACAATATTTTAATGGCCAATTAACACCATTTATTTTCTGAAATCCATTGCGTGGTGGTAATACATTGTTTGTAATATGCCTACAATATGGACACTTAATTTGATTAGTATATAATTTTGTAATTTCTAAACCATTGTATAACAATTTTTGTTTTTTAATTTCTTCATAAATATGTTTATAATTAAATGTATGCTTGCAGTCTAATTTAATGAAATCACGTTCCAATGTTTCATTTGATATCAAACATATATTATCATTATCTTGATTTTCTTCATTTTCCATTAATTTTAGCAATGTTAAATTAAAATCATCAATATTTATATAATCATCTTTTTTATTTGAATCGGTCATTGTAATAATAATAAAATATATCTTTATATCATTATGGGTAAAGAAATATGGTCTGTCCCGTGTTGGTTATTTTTTCATGGATTTGCCGCACGAATAAATAAAGAATTTTATGATAATAATTATTTAAAAATATGGATTAGCGTATATCAAAATATATGTTTAAATTTACCGTGCCCAATGTGTCGAAAACACGCGGTGGATTATATATCAAAAAGCAAAGAACAAGAGATAAATACAAAAGAAAAGTTAATAATATATTTGTTTAATTTTCATAATTATGTAAATCTCCGCATAAATAAACCGCAGTATAAAATTGATGATTTAGAAATATATAAAAGATTAAAAATGAAAAAATGTTATTATTTATTACATAGTGCTTTTAATTTACCATATAGTTCTAGAAGCTTATTTAATGGTTGGCAAAGAAAAGTAGGCATCAATAATACAACAGATTTTTTGAGAAAAATATGGAATAATTTAGAATAAATATAATAATTTATAAATTAAGTTATTATATTTTTTTGTATGTGCATTTGAATTGTTGTTTTCCGAGTTTACATTTTTTCATGTCATCTTCTTTGCCAAAATAAACTAATGTTGGGTCAATAAAATTATATACCAACATCCAAATACCAAATCCTGCCGCACCACCTATAATCATACCTACACCAAAATCTTTCCATGTTTCACAATTACCTCTTTTTGTTGTTCTCCAGAAAAAATCCATACCCATTAAAAGTGATAATACAACAATAAATGCTATACCTTGTGGTATAGGATTGTTAGCAACACCCAATATAATATATACTAATGTGTATGCGTGAAAAACACCGTGCGTAGAAGGTGCTGCAAATTCTGGATAAAATTTATCTTCAAAAATACTACACAAGTCATTCATACGCTGTGTTTCTATACCAATACTAGGTACGTGTCTTAAATATTTTCTCAATGAAAATTTCATCATACCTGTAGCTCTTAAAGACATTGCTAAACATTGTGTGATAATCAAGCCAAACACCCATGGAAAAAATCTCCAATTTGAATTAAAAGCAGACTCTAGTAAGAAAAAAAAAGATATGAAAAATGGAGAAGCTGCTGATAACCAAGTTAATATATTAGGAAGAGTAATTTGCATTGCCATTATATATATAATTATATAAATATTATTTCGAATACTTCTGAAATATGTTTTACGGGAAAAAACTTGATATTTTTGATAGTTTTTTGATGATTTTTTTTTTTGATAAATTTTTGCAAATCTTTTTCATTTTTTTCCGGATATATAAAACTTGTTATACCAGCTCTTATTCCTCCTAAAATTTTTAGTTCTAAACCACCTATTGCAGTAATATCCCCTTGTAATGTTATCTCTCCTGTCATACCAATATGATTATTTATTTTTTTTTTATTAATTAAACTGAAAATTGCAGTTGTTATAGCTGCACCGGCGGAAGGTCCATCTTTAGGTGTAGCCCCTTCTGGGCAATGGATGTGTACACCCTGTATTTTTGTTTCTTTAAAGTTTTTAAGTAATTTTTTTTGTGCTTCTTTTCCAGAAAGACTCCAAGCTAATGTTTTTGCAACATTCATACTTTCTTTCATTACATCACCTTGCATACCCGTTAATTTTAAATCTAAGAATGTTGGTGTGGGAAAAAATGAACACTCGATAGGTATAATACCACCCATTCCTAAAGCGTTTGCCCATAACCCATTCATAACACCTATTTTGGGTTGTTCATGTATTTTTTTGTAAATTACTTCTGTTCTTTCTTTTAAATAATTAAACTTAATATTTTCTTCTGTTAAAACTACGGGTAATTCAAATGTGTTTGAATGGATTAGCTGTAAATTTATTTCACTATAGATTTCAAATAATATTTGTTTAAGTTTTCTAACCCCTGATTCATAAGTATATGTATTAATAATAAAGTTTATAATATTATCGTCTATTTGAACGGTATCTTTAATGTTTAATTTTTCAATAATTTCTGGTAATATAAATTTGTGAACAATTTCTAATTTATCTATAATAGATAAATGATTAAATTTAATTCTATGTATCCTATCGAGCAATATTTTATCTATCAATGATGCATCATTGTATGAAAAAACAAATAATACTTTACTTAAATTAATTTCTATACCACTAAAATATTTATCTTCAAATGATTCATTTTGCGTTGTGTCTACTAGATGTGTTAAAATCCCAATAATTTCTTTTCCTTGTTCTGTTTTACTTACTTTATCCAATTCATCTATGAATATGATAGGATTTAAACATTTTTTTTCAATTATGATATCAACTATTCTACCCCAAGTAGAACCCACATAGGTATAATTATGCCCAGATAAAGTACTACCATTACTAGAACCACCCAACGCAATAAATGCGAATGGTCTACCTGTGCCATTTTCGTCTTCTAAACAATGTGCTAATCCTTTTCTTGCCAAAGATGTTTTACCTATACCAGGAGGTCCTTCAAATCCAAAACAATAACCATCATGTTGACCAGTTATCCACTGCCCAATAATTCTTTGTATCTGCCTTTTTGCTTCTTTATGACCATAAACCGAGTCATCGAGAACCCTATTTATTTTTTCTATATTTGTTTTTAATTTTGTATTTGTTTGTTGTATTTGTGAAATTTTATTTTTAATATTATTAATATTAATTATTTTACATTGCTGTGAAAACATATTGAATAATTCTTGAATAAAGGCATTGTTTGTATTTTTGAAAATTTCTTTTATTTTATCAATAATATATTTTTTTTTTCTTCCCGAATGAGTAATTTTTTTAATTTTGTATTTTTTTAATAATATATTAATGGTTAAAACATGCGATATTAATGTATCTTTTTTTTGCGATGTTAAATAGGACAATATATTTATTTTGTTTGTGTCAAAATGTTTTTTTAAAACATTTTTGCTAATATCATTTGTATAATGTAGTATTTCGTGATTTGTATATTTATCTTTAATGGTATAATCATTATTTTTTATTAAATGCAATAAATCAATAAAAGTGGTGTTGTTATTTTTTATAAATTGTAATATTGGTTCGTTTTTAAAAATCCCAAATGGTATTTTTAATAAACCTTCCAAGTATGACCGGGCTTTAGAACCAGAATCTTCAGATTTTGCCTTAACTTCTTTCAATTTGGTCATGGCTTTTTCTTTAACGGAATCAGACGCTTTTAATAAACAAATTTGTTGTTCTATTGGTATTTTATTTGTATCAAAATTGGAGAGATTATTTGTATATTTAATAGTCGTTTTCATGGCTACTCTAAAATATTTTTTTATATTCCATGGTAAACTATCAAATAATAATGTTTGTTCAAATGTATCTATAGTTCCATTATTTTCACAGGACAAAAGGTCATACAATAAATATGCTAGATATTGAAATTCAGGTTCATTTTGTTTTGTAAGCAATTGTATTAATATTTTACGCTGGTTATACAATTCGTTTGCAACGAATTCTTTTACTACCTGTGAAATTGTTTTTTGTTTAATTAATTTAATTTGACTGAGACAACCAATATATTTTTGTTGTATTTCATCACAACTATAAACCAACAATTCTTTTAATGTTAAACTATCTATAAATGTTAAAAAACTATTCATGTTAAAATCAAGAACTTTTGGTATATTATTTTTAATTTTATCAATTTTTTTGTTTACAAATACTGAATCCAAACAACCGATTATTGTTTCATCTAAAATTCCAGAAACAATCAACGTTTTTTTCTGTTCTTTATTTTGAAAAGCAATTTTAATCCCATATATTTTTGTTAAAAAATTATTACTTGTTCTAGCTAAATCAAAACACTCCAAAGTAGTAGCTTTATCGACAATCATGAAATCTTCCACAATTCTATTTTTATGTAAATTTTTTTTAGAAATATTATCATTCGATTTTTTCCAATCAAGCACTTTGTAATTAATAGGATGAAATTTATCCAATATTATATTGAAAATAGGTATTAAAGTGTTATCACTACGAATGTCATTTTTTATATACGCACTACCAAAACTTATTTCCAATAAGTCGTGTATATTTTTTGTTCCAAATAATCTAAATAGATTGGAAATTTCACCCGCTATCTCTTGTATACTATTCAAAATAGAATCATTAATATTTTTTGTAGACAACATTTTATTTTTAATTAGTAATAAATCTGAAAAAATCTTTTCCGATGTTGTTAAACAAATATGTAATTCATTTGAATTAACTATATCCATCGATTTATATTTATTACTATAAATAATAGTATTTTCTATCATAGTTTTGTATTTTTCAACTTGATTAAGTGCATTTTTAATTTTAATTTCCATTTTTTTTAAATTAAATTTTTTTTTTGAAATTTTTACATTTTTTTCGGGTTTCATTTGGATAATATATATATATATTTAATTTTGATAAGAAAAATGCGGTTTTGCTAAATTAAACAATATATTATATTGATTTAAATGATTTTGTTTAAAATATATAAATGGGTATACCTAGTTATTTTTCGTATATTGTAAAAAATCATAGAAATATAATAAAAAAAATAAATAAATTATACAAAAACATTGATAATTTATATTTGGACAGCAATTCAATTATTTATGATTGTTTGCGAGATGTACAAGATAAATATAATGATGATGATGACACCTTTGAATCGATATTAATGGAATCTGTTTGCATTAAAATTGATAGTTATATAAATAAAATAAATCCAAAAAGGAAAGTTATTATTGCCTTCGATGGTGTAGCCCCTATAGCAAAATTAGAACAACAAAGGAGTAGGAGATTTAAATCTATGTTTGAATCAGAAATAAATAAAAAATGCGGAATAACAAATTCGTCTTTAAAATGGAATAAAACAGCTATAACACCAGGAACAAAATTTATGACAAATTTAAATTTATATGTAAATCAATGGTATTTGAATAAATCAAATGACACATTAGATATAATTATTTCAGGTTCAAATAAAGAAGGCGAAGGTGAGCATAAATTATTTCAATATATTAGAGACAATATGGATGCACATTCGAGCGAAACAACGATGATTTATGGATTAGATGCTGATTTAATAATGCTTTGTTTGAATCATTTACACGTTTCGAAAAATATTTATTTATATAGAGAAACACCCGAATTTATAAAATATATTGATAGTAGTTTAGACCCGAATAAAGATTATTTTTTAGATATACCATTACTATCACAATTTATAATTAAAGAAATGAATAATAATAGGAATGTAAACAACACATATTGTATGTATGATTATATTTTTCTTTGTTTTTTTTTAGGAAATGATTTTTTACCACATTTTCCAGCATTAAATATAAGAACAAATGGAATTAAATATATATTGAATGCCTATTTAAATACAGTAGGCAAGACAAATCAAAATATTACAAATGGTAAAAAAATACATTGGGGCATTTTAAAAAAAATGATAAGTTATTTATCCGATAAAGAAGAATGTTATTTAAAAGATGAATATAAAATAAGAAAAAAAATGGAAAAAAGAGACTTCAAATCCACGACACCATTAGAAAAACAACAAAGATATTTAAATATTCCTATAAAAAATAGGGAAATAGAATATCTAATTGACCCAGATAGTTATGATTGGCAAAATAGATATTATAAATATCTATTTAAGATGGATATTACAAATGATTTGAAAAAAGAAATTTGTGTAAATTATATGGAAGGCTTGGAATGGACATTAAAATATTATTCATCAGGATGTATAGATTGGAGATGGATGTATAATTATAATTATCCACCACTATTGGAAGATTTGATTAGATTTATGCCTAGTTGGGATACAGTAATGGTTGAACCAAAAGATCCAAATCCAATATGTAGCAATGTCCAATTGGCATATGTGTTGCCGGTAGAATATCATTCATTAATCAATAAAAGATTTGTTGAGAAAATTAAATCGATGGACTGTTTTAATAATTTACACTATGATTTCCAATGGTCTTTTTGTAAATATTTTTGGGAATCTCATGTGAATTTACCTGAAATAGATATTGAAAAATTAGTGGAAAAATCCAATAATTAGTAATAAATTAATTAAATAAAAATAAAAATAAATATAAATCTATTGTTATTTAATTATATAAAATGGGTGGTGAAACTGTAATATTGAAAACTAGAAATGAATTAAAGGAATATGTTAAAAGAAAAAATATTGTTATTGTGAAAGTATCCGCAACTTGGTGTGGTCCTTGTAAAAAAATAGGTCCACAAATAAATCAATTATTTGATCAAATGAACAATAATGTTTCATTGGTTTTAGTAGATGCAGATGAGGGAAGTGATATATGTAGTTATTTGAGAGTCAAAACAGTTCCGTATTTAATAAATTATATCAATGGAAGTCCTCAAGATATTTTAACTTCATCAAAAAGTGAAGATGTTTTAAATTTTTTCAATTCAACACACGTTAGAACTATAGAAGAATTTAAAAATAATTTGTCTACAAATCAATTTTCATAATATATTTGTAATATAAGCATTTAATTATATTTTTTTTCTTGTTTTATTTTTTTTAATTTTAACCCATTTATATTTTGTTTTATTTTTACCACCACGAAATACTTTACTTAAAAAATTTCTAGGTTTAGGTTTAAATGGTGCAAAGGTAATTGTTTTATCATGGTCATAAGAAGAAAACTTACCTTTAATTTTATTGTATTTTTTAACAAGGGTCTTTAATTTTTTTTCAGTAAAATAAGTATTTCTTGTTTTATCCAAATATTCTTGTGTAATACGTTCTTCGTTGTTTTTCATTTTGGTTATTTTATCAATATATAACCCAGTCTCTTCCGGGTCATTAAAAATCCGGAAAGTTGATATTGTATCTTGTTTTTCAATAGTTATGAGAAAAATCCCTGTTAATACTGTATACCAACCTTCAAATCCATATTTAAAAATATAATTGTAAATAATTTTTGCTGTATTAATATTGTCTATATTTTTCCAAATTAATGGTTTTCTTATAAAATAAATAATAAAACTTTCCAACTCTTTAACAATGTCATCATCGCTTTTGTCCAGTAAAATTTTAAAAAAAGTGGGTCTTTCTTTTATGAATATTTGAATAATAGGAGCATAAAAAGATAAATCATAATAATAAGAATTTGCATCCCCAATATTTGTTAAAGATATCCATTTATTTTTATAATAAAACAATAAAACTAGAAAAAAGGTTTCAATTTCATTATAATTAGTTAATTTTAAAAATATAGGAATTATAAACATATCTCCCTGTTGATACCCTTTTTTGTCTTTAAAATAATCGATATACCATAACGCTTTTAATATATTTTTTATTTTTTCTATGTTTTCTTGTGAACTATTGAAATTGTATTTGCTCCATCCAGTTCTAGTCATATCTCTTTCTATAATACTATATCCATTATCGAATTTCGGATCAATATCTAATCCTCTAATTATTGCATTTCTATTTTTTTTAATAAATAATTGTTTCCATTTTTTTATCAATTCACGATATTTTGAATCGATATATTCAAAATCTTTTTTATTTATGTCTACACTATCTCTAAAAAATTGACTTCTTTCACTAGATAACGCATTTAGATCTATTCGTGGTTTATCTATTTCTAATATAAATTTTTCAGGTATATTTTCAGGTAGTTTATTCATAATATAATATGTAAAGAATAAATAATATTAATATATTCTTAAATTAATGGATATGGATTTAAATTTGGATAATTATGAATTAGAAGATTTATTAAATTTATTTAAATTAGATTATGATTTTGATATAGAACAATTAAAACAAGCAAAAAAGATAGCTTTGAAAACCCACCCGGATAAATCGAATTTGCCAAATGAATACTTTATATTTTTTTCAAAAGCATATAATATAATTTATAAAATTTATAATTTTAGACATAAAAGATTAAAAAAGGTAGAAAATGTAGATTATAAAACGGAAGATATGTCAGAATCGGAACAAATATCATTATTAGAAAAATTAAAAAAATTTAAAACAGTAAAAGATTTTAATAAATGGTTCAATCATGTATTTGAAAAAGTTAAGATAAATGATAATACTGGTTATGGAGATTGGTTTAAATCTAACGATGGTGTAAATAATGATAAGATCACGAATATGAGTCAAATGAATGATGCATTTGAGAAGAAAAAAAAAGCAAGTAAAGCTTTAATAAAACACGAAGGTATAAAAGAAATGAATGATAATGCTGGATATGATTTGACAAACAATGTGAAATCGTATGGAACCAATGTATTTAGTAAACTTAAATATGAGGATTTAAAAAAAGCGCATACAGAAACTGTTGTGCCAGTTACAATGGATGATTTTTATAATAGAAAACGATTTGATAATTTAGATACTTTAAAAAAATATCGAAATGCTAATACAGATGAACCACTTTCTTTATCACAATCAAAACAATATTTAAATACATTAAAAAAACAGGAAGATGTTGTTAATACTAATAGAGCATATAATTTATTAAAAAGAGACGAAGAAATAGAAAATAGTAATAAAAAATTTTGGAGTCATTTAAAACAACTAAAAAATTAGAAAAAAATAATTATATAATATATACAATGAAATTATTAAGATATGTTTCAGTGTTTATAATTATCACAGCAATAGGTGTATTATACGATAGATATAAGAAAAAATGGGGAATTCTTAATATTGAACAACAAAACCAAGAAAACATTCAAAAATATTTATTAAATGAGAAATCAATTATAAACGGAAAGCCAATTTTATGGATTCACAATAAATATGAAGTTAATAGTAGAAACTGGGATAGTTTTATGTCTAGAAACAATAAAAATTTAAATCAACCATACAGAAGATTGTGTGTTGATACAATTATTAAACATTGTTCAAATGATTTTAATATTTGTTTGATTGATGACAATTCGTTTAGTAAATTAATGTCAGATTGGAGTATATCAATCGATGATATAGCAGAACCCATAAAGACTAGATTTAGACGCCTTGCATTGTTTAAATTATTATACAATTATGGCGGAATGTTGATTCCATCGTGTTCATTGGTGTTAAAAAGTTTAAAACCTTGTTATGATAAATTATTATCAAAAAAAGATTGTTTCGTAGGAGAATTGATAGATAAATCAAATGTATCCAACACATTAAAATTTTTTCCAAATCCATCATTTATAGGTTGTTTAAAATCTAGTAATTCAATGAGACAAATAATTTCGTTTGCGGAAAAGAATAATGATAATTCAGATGTAGATAAATTTGATGGAACATTGAATAAATATATTTTCGAAATGTGTGAAAACAACAAAATTTCATTGTTGGATGGGAAATTTATTGGAACAAAATATAACGATAAACCATTAACCATTGAAGCACTTATGTCGAGTTCATTCATTAAATTACACAACAATGTTAATTGTATTGTATTGCCAGAAAAAGATATGATGAATAGATCGAAATATCAATGGTTTTTGAGATTAAGTAGAAACCAATTGTTAGAAGCAGATACATTAATATCAAAGTATTTTATTGTTTCTTTGGGTAAATAAAATAATTTATATTATACGTGGATTTATCGTATTTTATTTTGGAAGTGAATGGTAAATAGTTGATTTTACAGAGTTGTCTAATTACTGTAATAAAATTTTTGTAATTGTTTTCTCTATTTAAATAAAATAATTTTGATTTATAATAATATTGTTCTAATGATTTAAAAAATGGAATTATTTTTTTTTCAAATTTATACTTTCTAAATGTAATATCGGTAATCTTATAACAATTGTTTTTAAATTCACAATATAAATTTAAAAAATCAATTAATAAAGTTTTAGGTATTTTTGTTTTGAATATTTGTTTCATATATTAAATAGTTATATAATAAAATAATTATTTAATTTTTGATAATTCGTTGGTTAATAAAACAAGCTCTACAGGATTTTCGTGAACGTTATGAAAAATTGTTATGAATTTACATATTATTTTTATAATTTTATATTTAAAACATTCATCGATTTTATTAGAAATTTTTATATAAGAAAAATAACAATCTAAAATATCCATTACAGAATAACCTTTATCATATATTTCAAAAATTGTTTTAACCGCATCTTTAACATTTTTTTTTTCAAACCATAAATAAGTATATTTTTCAAATTCACAAAATGAAATATTAGAACACAACGTTCGACTTTCTTTAATTGTTATTTTTTTATTTAGAATTTTTAGTTTTTCTAAGTAATTAATTATTTGCCTTAGAGAATTATTAGAAATATTTATTATAAAATCAATAGATTCGTTATCGATGTCTATTTGTTCTTTTATGACAATTTTTTTACTTATTTTATATAATGTTTGTTTATCAAATGGTTTTAATTTAATAATTATACTCCTGGATTGAATACTATCTATTACTTTTTGTGTATTTAAACACGAAGATATAAAATGAACATTATGACTATATTTATCTATGCAATTTCGAAATACTTGTTGACTTTGTTCATTTATAATATCTATATCATCCAATATAATAATTTTTTTTTTATTTAATATCAATGATTTTGTTTGACAAAATGTTTTTAATTCATTGCGATAATATTGTATTCCTTGTTCTTTTAGATTGTTGATAGATAATATATTGTCTTTAATGCTATCTTTGTTAACATTTTTATAATATTCATTGATTATCGCTGATAATAATGAAGATTTACCAGAACCGTGGTCGCCTATAACCAAAATATTTAAATTATTCATTTTAATTAATGTTTTTAATAAATCAATATATAGTTTTTCTATTATAAATTCTTTAAAAAATATTGGTTGGTATTTTTTTAAAAAAGATATTTGCATAATATATATATTCGTTAATAACTATTTAAGTTTTTCTTTATATATATTCATAATGGGTTATTATGAAACGCTAGGTATAAATAAAAATGCTTCTCCAGATGAAATAAAAAAAGCTTATAGAAAATTATCACTAAGATATCATCCAGATAAACCTACAGGCGACGAATCAAAATTTAAAGAAATAAATGAGGCGTATAGCACACTAGGTGATGTTGAAAAAAAAAGAATATATGATTCCGGTGGAAATAATTTACATAGAACATTTTCTTCACCCAATGGTGGATTTGATGATCTTTTTAATATGTTTTTCGACGTCAACGAACAAGCACGAGGAGCAAATATGTCTGGAATGCCCTTTGGTATTCCACCACAATTCTTTAATTCCAATATGAAAATATTTCATAATGGTAAACCTGTAAATATGAATAATTTTAATAAACCTGTTCCTTTATGTAAAACAATAACTATTAGTTTCAAAGATTCATTTAATGGTATATCTTATCCAATAGAATTTGAACGATGGATATCTATCGGCGGAATTAAAAAAACGGAAAAGGAAAAGATTTATATCCCTATACCACCTGGAATAGATGATGGTGAAATAATAGTAGTAAAAAAAAAAGGTAATATTATAGACAATACAAATATGGGTGATTTAAAGATATTTATTAAAATTACAAATGATACAATATTTAAAAGAAATGGGTTAGACTTGATATGTGAAAAAATAATTAGTTTAAAAGAGGCATTAACTGGATTTAATTTAGAAATGGAATATTTAAATGGTAAAATATTAAGTATGAATAATGATGGCAATACAATAATTACTCCAAATTATTTAAAAGTGATTGAAAAATTTGGTTTTACAAGAAACAATGATGTTGGCAACTTAATCATAAAATTTAACGTTGAATTTCCAAATGAATTAAGTAAAGAACAAAAAAACAAATTAAAAGACATATTATAAAAATGCTACGAATATGACTGGATATTCTTAACTTGGTCTGGAACATAATTAAAAAATAATTTTTTTTTTTAATTATGAAATTCTTTTTGTAGGTATAGCTGAATCTACAATATATATTGAATTTTCAGTAATAATAATATATTCATTATCATTTTTAAAAATTTTTGATATTGGACTTGTATATTCATCTTCACTTTTAACTAGTAATTTTTCGCCAGTATCCCTAACGCCTACTAAAATTTCTTTATCACACGATGAAGTCCAGTAGTCAAACATTATTGGTTTATCTTCTACAATAGATAATTTAGCACAATGTTGTAGAGTTGTTCCAGAAGGAAGTCTATAATTGGATTCTTCTTTAACAGAATTCTCGGTATTTACTGACATCTTTTAATAAAAAATGTATTTTAAATCTTTAAATAGTTATTTATGTAAAAATATTATTCTTTAATATAGAAATGGAAGACGTAAAAAACGAAAATATTTATGATGTAAAAAATTATGAAAAAAAAATATATTTAAAACACACTTCAAATTACATAACAAAGTATGTCGATTTAATTAATGAATTCGTCATACACGGTAGTGTAAATATAAAAATACAAGATAAAAATTTGTATCTTTTTGTTTTTAACAGAGGTTTAGATTCATTAAAACATATTTTTTTATTTTTATTGATGTATACAAAAAATCTAGATTTAACTTATCATCATTGTAATAAAGCCTATCTGTATTATATAGAATTTATAAGTCAGATAGGGGAAGATAATAATTCGTTTTTACAATTAAGTTCTAGAGATGCCGCAATGTTTATATATAAAAAAACAATATTCGATATCAACAATAATTTAAAAAAAAATTTTACTTTAACTAAATCGGAGAAATCAAGTATAGAAATAGTAAAACAAATTTCAAATCTTTATAATAATCTAATAAAATTATCATTAGAATGCTCAGATAGTTTAGAAATACATACCAATAAAAATAAAATTATTTTTATTGAAAAAGAAACAACTAAAATTATAAATAGAATATTATTAGAAAACGTATTGTATGATGTAAATATATGTAATAATTTGATAGATTTTATTTATATAATAGAATTGAAAAATATAATATATAAAAAAAAAATGGATATAATTTATTTATTTTTAAAAAAAAATATACAAAATAAAAAAACAGATATTAAAACAATCAATGCAAAATGTTGCGGTAAAGATTTTGATAAAAAAATACAATTATTGACACCATTAAAATTGATTAATTGGTTATTTAATTAACGCGGATAGTTATTGTTTTTAATCTTTTTTTTTTATTTTTTTTTATTTTTTTTTCAGGTTTTATATAAATATCGCCGTGTTCTTTTAATAATATATTTTTTAAAAATTTATAAATTATGTTTAATATTTTTATATCACAATGCCCGACAATTAAAATACTACCTGTTCTAAACACCATGAATGATATTTCTCTACAAATTCTTGTTTTTTTATCGCATTTTTTTTCACATTCACAAACACCGTTCTGAATTTCTTTTTTATCATTATAATAAAATTTACATTGTATACCGGGATATGAACACGGGTCGAATAAAACATGAAGATTATATTTATATTTTAATGTATTGTAAAAGATATTTCTATTAATAAAGAAATTGCATGTAAAATTTGAATTGATTAATACAGTATCTATAAATTTGGGGTTTATAATTATCTTTAGTGGGAGGTGCGGTTGCAATTCTTTATTTAAATATCTAAATGTATGTTCCAATAATGAATCTTCTTGAATTCCTGGGATCTCTAGCTTACCAGTATTAAATACCTTTACGTGTACTTCTTTGAATGCATTTTTATATTTTATTCTTAGTATTAAGGCAAAACAATTATAAAAAGCTCCTTTCTTTTTTTTCCTATAACTTATAAGATCTTTTTTACAATAACCGCTTTCTACTTTTCTAATATCCTTAAATTTAATTTTTCTTGCATTGGGATTATCAATTTGTTGAATAATATGATATTTCATATTTACGTCATTTAATAAAACATTTTCCAACACTTTAACTTCTTCTGGACTAGAACTATTTATTTTCATTGATTTTTTTATAATACCTTCTGTAGGAATATGGTAAGGAATTATATTTAATTTCCAAAAAACGTCTCGCAATTTGACTTGTTGATTTAAATAAGCAATTTTTGTTTGTGTTGAAATATATATGTCAGAACATTTAGGACTTTTTTTACCTTCATCATCATCAATATTTGTGTTATTCGTATTTTCATAAATACCATCTTCTTGAAACTTTAACCATTCATTGTCTAATATATTTTCATCCATTTAATTTATTATTTAAATTAATATTTAAATCAATTTATTTTCTATATTTAAAGCATAATGGAGGGAGTTAAGAAATGTCCCAGAAATTCGGATGGAACCATGGAAAAACGAGCACATATTATAAATAATATTACAAACGAATATTATTTAAAACGCAACGCAATGAACCCTAATGATAAATCACCAAATTTATTTAACAAACGATTACAGCATAGAATGATGACATATTATAATTTATTAAATGAAGCACCGGAATTTCATTTAGATAATAAATTTTTTAACTGATATGTGCTGTAATTTATAATGTATTCTGCATCTATATTGATATTATGCATAACCATTTCTATGAATTTCATCCAATCATCGCTATAAATATAAGATTTATTTTTTATCAAATATGTTAAAAAATTAATTATTAAATTTGTTTTTTTTATGTTATATTCATTAGACATTTCGTTTAAAATATTCGAAATTACATTAAATTCTTTAGTGATAATATTGTTAATCAATTCTTCCCAACATTCATTTGATATAATTTTAATATTTAATCCGTGATGATTATGATTTGATTGTAAAAAATTTATCATACTTCTTATATCAGAACCAAACATTTTTTGAATTGCTTTTATTTGATTCTCTGTAATACTAATTTTTTCATTTAATATTATATTGTTTAAAAATCTATTAATATCCGTTATTGGTAATTGACAAAATTTTAATTTTATAAATTCGTTTTGGAGAGATAAATCAATACGACTTATATAATTACATATCAAACAAAATCTTACATTTTCTGAATATTGTTGTATTAAATATTTTAATGCTTGTTGTGCATTTTTTGTCATGTAATCAATCTCATCCAATATAACAAATTTAATACCATTTTTAAACAATGATTTAGTATTGACAAATTGGTTTATTTGATTTCTAATTATATCTATCCCCCTATCATCAGACGCATTTAAATGTATAGATAATCCATTTTGCAGTATATTGTTTTTTTTATGATATTTATCAATTAAATTTATAATGGTAGTTGTTTTTCCAGTTCCAGGGGGACCGTAGAATAATAAATTTGGAAAATGATTTTTTTCAATTATATTATTCAATAATTCTTTATTTATAGGTTCCAAAACAATTTTATTAAATTCTCTTGGTCGATATTTTTCAACCCAAGGTATTTTTTCATTCATTTAGAATAATTAGAGGTTAAGTATTTAATCCGTTTTTAATATAAAATATATATATACATATGGCTACTTTAACAGCAGATATGGACAATCTTACTATAAGTTCAAAAAATATAAATATAGCGGTATTTGGATTTGGTAGATTTCAACCACCAACAAAAGGCCATTCAGATTTAATACAAAATATAATAAAAGAAACAGAGATAAAACGTGAAACCCCAAATACTATCGTTGATTCATATTTATTTTCATCACTTTCACACAATAAAATCGATCAAAAATATATTGATGATTTTGATGCAATGATGGAAAAAAATATTTTTTGTGCTACTAGTCGTAATTCAAATCCAATACCCTATTTGAATAAATATGAAATTATGCTTGATTATCAACGTTTGGGTATATGGCCAAACGACATTAAAATCGTGAATTCTATGAAACCCGAATATATAGATGGTTCAATTAATAAAAATTTTGTTGGTGTTATAAATAATGTAGCCGCTATTATATCTTTTTTATATGATCGTTATGATAAAATATATTTTGTAGTGGGGTCGGACAGATATATTAAAGGTTCTTTTGATGAATTTTTTCATAAAGGATTACTAGAAATAATTCCAACTATGAGAAACGAAAGTGTAATATCTGGAACTATGGCCAGGGTTCAAGCATTGCAATATTTTTTTAAATCAGTTAATCAAGAAGGCGAAGAACTAGATAAAATTTATAGTGATTATGGAAAAAAATATTTAGGATTTGATGATGTTGATATGAATAAAATAACTTTTCCAGAATTAACAAAAACTACACAAAAGAATGTGGTGGAATTTACGATAAATGAAATATTTAATTATACTGTTCCAGAAAAAATTGGCATCAAAATAAAGGATATGGATATAGCTTGGAATCCAAAAGAAAATTGTGGTAAATGGCATTATAAATGGTCAAGTCCAGACAGTTGGGACGCATATTGGCGTAGAGGTAGAGAATATTATCCTACAAGAGCACGAACTAAATCGGATCAATTGACACTCAAAAAAGATGAAGAGTTGGTAGATATAAAATTATCACAAAAAGATTTTACCGATACAAAATTAAAAAAGGCTGCAAAAAATATTTCATTGGGTATTATGCCAGAATACGACCCAAATGACTCCGAAAAATGGGCATATAGATACAAAAATTACTTGTTAAAAAAAAAAATAAATGCAGAAGCATATGTAAAGGAATTACGAAAAAAAAAATATGAATTGGGGAAAAAAAAAAGTATGCCGGCAGATTTTGGAATGAAAAATGTATTGATACGAACAAATGAAGATGTAGTTGTTGATTTAGCTAAGGATAAAATAGCGGTTTGGACATATGGTAGATTTCAACCACCACATATAGAACACGATAATTTGATAGATACTGTAGTAGATATAGCAGATTATTTACCAATGAAAAATGTCGATGCTTATGTATTTACATCTCAGAAATCAAACAAATACAATGACCCAAGATTTACAAGTATGTTAAAAAAATATATTAGAACAAATGAATATAAAACAATGTTAACTTCTTCTGGTAGCGATAGATATGCGGGTCAAGACAATATATTTCAAAAAAATGAATATAATAAAAATCCATTACATATTCCATATAAATTAAAATTGTTAAAAAAACTCCATGGTAAAAAATATACCAATACTATTAATAATAAGTCTTTTGTTGTAAATGTACAAAGAGAAGGTATATATACACCGTATGATGCATTAAACCATTTAATAAAATTGGGTTATAATAAACTTTTTTTTGTAATTGGTAAGGATAGAGAAAAAAACTTTGAACCAGTAATAAAATACGGTAAAGATAAAGGTATATCTGTGTATTTGGTAGCAAAAGATAGATTAGAAAGTCAAGTTTCTGGAACAAAAGTTAGAAATTATGCATTATCGAATGATTTCGATAAAGTAAAATCTAGTTTGTTACAAGATGAACTTGATACAAGATTAACAGATAAAGATATAAATACTTTAATAAAAAATATACAAGATAATACTTTTGTTAGTGAAGAAAGATTAGAAAAATTAGGACAAGATATTAATCGTAAAACTAGATTAGATAATTATAACAAAACAAGAAAAAAATCAACAACCGGTGGTGGAAGACGCAAGAAAAAGACGCGTAAAAAAAGAGGAGGTATGGAAGCGGAACCAAAAGAAGAGGAACCACACGAAGCAGATGACGAAGTGTCCCGTGCCGATTCCTTACAGAGTTGGGCGTTTTGGAAACCCGGTGATTATTTATTTAAAGAAATACCGAAGGAAGGAGGCGGGTTTTATATAGGTGTGTTAGTTATATACTTAGGCATAGACCATCATTTGTTTGGTCTTCAATCGTCGAACGGTCAGAACAAGGTTGGGGAGGGTTTTGTTGACAAGAAGGAATGGCTAAGTAAGATCCCTATTAAAGTTATGTATGTTTACCGTGATATGAAACCGGACTATAGTAAACCGACTGTTTTAATAACAGCAGCACAATTATATGAACAAGGATGGCGTATTTATAATAATGAAGAGGAAACTCGGGCTGATGGCGAACTTGTTGTAAGACCAGAAGAGGGTGGGGGAATGAAAAATCGTAAGAAAAAGACACGTAAAAGATATCGTAAAGGAAAAAGAACGACAAAAAAGTATTTTAGGTAAAATCAAATTATGAAATAATATTAAATAATTAATCTAATATTATTAGAAATGAGTGATAGGGGGTATTTAAAAGTTATTTTAGGACCGATGTTTTCTGGAAAAACAACCGAATTAATTCGAATTTATAGACGTTATTCTGCATGTAATATTCCTGTTTGTGTAATTAATCATACCTTAGATAATACTCGTTATTCTACCACCAATATGTCTTCGCATAATAAAGAAGAAATAACAAGCTACAATTTCAACAAATTATATCATTGTATCGAGGAAGATTTTGTTCATAAAGTAAAAGTAATTTTAATAAACGAAGGGCAATTTTTTGATGATTTAATAGAAGTGGTTGATATTTTAGTAAATGTATATAAAAAAGAAGTTTATGTTTGTGGTTTGGATGGAGATTTTAAAAGACAAAAATTTGGGAAAATATTAGATCTTATACCTAATTGCGACGAAGTTGTGAAGCTGAAAGCTTTGTGTAGAAATTGTTGTCAAAATGATGCTTTATTTACTTATCGTTTATCGCAAGAAAAAGAGCAGACCGTAGTTGGTGTAGATAATTATGTGTCTTTATGTAGAAGTTGTTATAATCAAGGTTTATTAAGTCCTCTAAAAAATATTTTAATTCCAACTCGAAATAAAAAAGATCCAAAATAAATTAAAACATTTATTAAAAGTATTTAAATCGAACATGTCTTTTTAAAATTATATAATAATGCCACCTAAAAAACGTGGAAGAAAACCTAAACCCAAACCAACAGAACCTGTCGAAAAACCACCACCCAAAAAACGTGGAAGAAAACCAAAAGGCGGTAAAATTATTCCAAAAAAAAAAGAAAATAAGATAATAAAAAAAACAGATGAAAAACCAAATATTATCCTTCATTTAAAATGTTCTAGCGAGTCGTTAATAAATAATAAAAATTTATTATCTGATAATTCTACTAAAGTAAAATCTTTTAATATACAAACAAATACAAAAATAACAAATTTGAATTTTAATGAAATTAAAAATAATAATTCAATACCAACACCCATTCAAAATAATATAGATACTACGAAACAATCTGATAGTAAAAATTTAAAACTAATATGGGAAAAATTATATAAATTAAAACAAAATCTAAAAATTAATAATGTATCGGATAAAAAATCTGCATGTTTTTGGTGCACATATAAATTTGATAATCCCGCTGTTTATATACCAAAATGTTATATCAATAATAATATAGAAGTTTATGGTTGTTTTTGTAGCCCACAATGCGCAGTATCTCATTTAAAAAATGAAAATATAGATAATTCGACTAGATGGGAGAGATATGCCTTACTTAATAATATTTATGGGGTAATATACGATTATAAAAAAAATATTAAACCGGCACCAAATCCATTCTATACTTTGGATAAATATTATGGGAATTTAGATATTTCGGAATATCGGAAATTATTAAACAACCAAACACTATTAATGGTTGTAAATAAACCAATGACAAAAATTACACCAGAAATTTACGAAGATAATAACGAAATACCCAATGTATTTAATAATTTATTAGATAATAATAAATCTACCAATAGTTCTTATAGATTACACAGGAAAAAATCCAATATAACTAAAAATAGTATTCTAGCAAATACGATATTTAATATAAATAATTAATTTACATTCGAATCAATCTTATCAATATTCTTCTCAATATAATTAATATTAGCAATATTTGTATTTACTTGCATTTTCAACTTATCATCTACAGTGTCAATGTTATTTTTTTTATTAATATATTGTTTAGATGAATTATCCATAAAATACCTCAATTCCTTCATTATTTTTTGATTTGTAGATATTTTTTTTTCTTTTTTTTTCTTTTCAAAATTTGGATTTAAATATTCTTTTATAACTTTTAAATAATCATTATTCCACTGATTTAATTTTTCTAAAGCTTCCTCTTCGGAGTAATTTGTTTGATTTCTAATAAGCTTAACCACATTTTTTTTTCTAATTTCCATTTATTAAATTATATAAATAATTTAATAAATGATATTAAACGGAATTTATAAATAAATTTTATATGGAAGAAGGTGATTTTAAAAGCAGTTTAGATTTGTTGTTTGACGATATCAAAGTTGTTATCGAAAATAGATTTAAAACAATTATTAAGGAAAAAAATGATTTGCAAAAAATTATTTTACAATTACCCATTGTAAAAAATATTGTTAATCAAAATAAAAATTTATTAAAACAAATAAAATTATTGGAACTAAAAATAATAGAAAATAATATTGAAAAAACAGTTGATAAAAAAATGAATTTAGAAATTTTAGAACTACCAAAAACAAATAAAACCAAAAATGTATTTATCAATGATACATATTATAACAACTCAAAAAGGAAAAATGATATTTATTCTTCGAATTGGGGAAATTATACTCAAAGTAGTTCAGAAGATGATTCAGATAACGAATATGACTCAAAACCAATAACCATAACAAACACTAATTTTTCTTATTCTTCTTTGGTAAAAGATTTAACAACAAATATTAAAAATGAAAAAGATGTTTTATTAAATTTAATAAAACCATCTACAGAAGAAATAGATAGTGATGGACCACAACAAAAACAATTGGATTTTTATACAATAAAAAAAGTAGAAATCAAGGAAAATAAATGTGATGAGAAAGAGGTGAAAACAGAAGATGTGGCAGAAGAAGAAGAAGAAGATGTTGAAGAAGAAGATGATGTGGATGAAGATGATGTGGAAGAAGATGAGGAAGAAGATGAGGAGGAAGAAGATGAGGAAGAAGATGAGGAAGAAGAAGATGAGGAAGAAGAAGATGAGGAAGAAGAAGATGAAGAAGAAGATGTGGCAGAAGAAGAAGAAGAAGATGTTGAAGAAGAAGAAGATGTTGAAGAAGAAGAAGAAGAAGAGAAAAAATCTTTCTCAGAAGCTGAAAATGAAGAAATGAAAAAATTTGGTTTATCTTGCGAAATGGAAAGTGAGGAAGATGAAGAGGTAGAAGACGAAGAAGAGGTAGAAGACGAAGAAGAGGTAGAAGAGGTAGAAGAGGTAGAAGAGGTAGAAGACGAAGAAGAAGAAGATGAAGACGAAGAAGAAGAAGATGAAGACGAAGAAGAAGATGAGGAAGAAGAAGAAGAAGAAGAAGAAGAAGAAGTAGAAGAAATAATTATTGACGGTGTAAAATACTATACAACCGATTCCAAAAATGGATTGGTTTTCGAATTTTTAAAAAACGAAGACATTGGGGAAGAATTGGGTAATTTACAAAATGGAGTATTATTTTTATCATAATAATATATATTAATGTTATTCGAAAGAATATGCCCGCCAGCTTTATTATATTTAGTATTTTCAATAACTCAAATAGCCATAGATTCCATGAAGGGATTATATAACACGGCATTAATTAAAACATGGGTAGCCATCGTTTTCACTATAATTTTGAATTATCTGTGTGAATCAGGTTTAGGAATTGTATCTTGGATAATTGTTTTTATTCCTTTTATTTTAATGACTTTGATAGTTGCTATTCTATTGTTAATGTTTGGGTTAGACCCATCAACTGGTAAAATGAAATTAGATGATGACCATAAAAAACCACAACATCATCATCACGGTAAAAAAGCACATCACCATCGCCGTCGTCGTAAAGACGATTGGCCAAATGATGAAGACCCATTGGTACCTAGAAAACGCAATGATTTATTAGACCATTCTCACGAAAAATCTGACAAATATAATGATAATTACTATAAATTTTTAGATCCCAGAAAAAAAGAAATTTTAGATAGAATAAATAGATATACAGATAAACGAATAGTTATACCCGGTGTAAATGAATCGGCAGTAGATCATAAAAATCGAAAAAAAACAGTAGAATTAGGGTCTGAATATGAATATTATTCTGAAAATGTTTCTAGTAAAAGACGAACTATTAATGGCATATATAATATATTGTCAAATATGAATGAAGATAATGAGGGTGCTTTTTTTTTGAATCAATCTGATGTTTGTTTGCAAGAAACAAATGATACCAAATGCAATAGTTGTATAAAAAAATTAATTTTGAGAACTGTCTCAAAAATGGGACCTAATAAAGGAAGTTTTTTTTATAACAGAGTTAAAGAGAAATATCCGGATTATGTATAATTATTTTAATTAAAATATATTAAAATAATTTAACCAATATATACATATGAATGATTTATTTTATTATACCAGTATAACATTATGCCTTGGTTCGTTAAGTTTTTGTGCAATAAATATTTTTAATCCTCCTTTAGCAAAAAATATTATTTATAATACAATAAAAGGTTATCATTATTGTAATTATAAATTTAAAACATATTTAAAATTGTTAGAATATGAAAATATCCCTATGGAATTAAAAAATAATATTGAAATGAAAAAACATACAAAAACATATATTGGATATAAATCCAGCGATGATACAACACATAAATGTAATGACCCAAATAATTATCATTTTCAAAATGAAAATTTTGATTTAATGATAGTTATTCATAAAAATGTGAACGATGAAGAATTTTACAGAATTTTATCTGAAAAAAATGATGTTGAAACTTGTGATTTTGATAAAGGTGAAGTTTTATTTTTACAAGTTGAAATAGAACAATTTGGTAAAAGAACATCTATTCACGAATATTTATCTAAATTTTATTTAGATAAAAATATAATTTTGGGTAAACCCTTTTTAGAATGGTATTTAAAAAAATTCTATTCTATGGACTTAATGGATGATTATAAATTACATATTATTGATTCTAATGTAAATTTATTTACTATAAATAATACACAATGTATTGAATTATCAAAAACGGAAAATGAATTTAAATATTTAATTAAATTGATATAAATACAAGTAAATAAAAATATGTATAACCATGGAACCACCACAAGTACAAGTATCAAATATAGAAACATCAAGCGAATGCGAACATAGTCTATATGATAAATGGACTTTATGGGCACATTTACCACACGATACTGATTGGTCGTTAAAAAGCTACAGAAAAATAATGAAGTTGAATAAAGTCGAAGAAGTTATTGCTTTAGTTAATTCTGTGCCTGATCTAATGATTAAAAATTGTATGTTGTTTTTAATGAGGGATGGAATAAATCCCACTTGGGAGGATCCAGCAAATAAAGATGGGGGGTGTTTTTCATTTAAAATTCCTAATAAAAATATAGCAAAGATATGGAGAGACTTAAGCAAAGTCTTGACTGGCGAAACACTTTCTAATGATACTAAATTTTTGAAAAACGCAAATGGTATAACAGTATCGCCCAAACGTGCATTTTGTATATTAAAAATATGGATGAAAACTATGGACCATACAAATCCTTCAAAAATTTGCGATATTGAAAATCTTACAATCCACGGGTGTTTATTTAAAAAACATAATATATCAAAATAAATATTTAAATTGAATTTCAAGTTAAATAATTATAAATGCCAATTACCATGTCATCGTTTATATCGATTAATACCGATTATTCAAGTAGCGATAGTGATATTTCAGAACAATATACGCCCCGAAATAAACTATTGCGTATAAATACTGGGTTATCATTGCGTTCAAATACCCCATCACCACCACCAATTGAAAGAAAACGAACTCCATTGCGGCGTATAAAAAGTATGCCTATTTGTGGAATTAGTCCAAGACCAAATAACGTTATTAAATTAATCCAGACACCCACAAAAATTATTAGAAATAATTTATTAAAACATCAAATTGAACGTGATGTGCGTGAAACTATAAATGAAATTATTTTAAATGTAGAAGAAAAAGATATTTTTATTAAAGAATTTGAAAAATCTATACACATGGGTTCTGAAACTTTCAGGTAAAATATTATTCAAATCAACTAAGTTTATTAGCAATTATATCTATCAATTGCATATTAATATTAACCAACGACTGTATATCTTCATTTGTATAATTATTAACATTTTTTAAATTACGCATTTTTTCTTTTACGTCATTTAAGTTTATTGTTTCTGTATCTTTATTTGTCATTCGCGATGCCGCATCCGCCTTTGCTTTTTCTGCTGTTTCAACTTCGGATGTAGTTGCATATAAAGGGGATATTTGTCCTAAATATCCCTTTACTGCCTCAGCACGTTCTAGTAAAATCTTTTGTCTATTATATTTTTCCTTAATACCATCATATAAAGAATCCTCCGAAAATATATAAGAAGTAATATCTACCCCATCAAATCTTTTAATAGTAAGTTTAATATCAGTATCGGGCAAACTTACAAAATAATCTATCATTAATTTATTTCGTGTAGATGTTGCTAACATTACTGGGGTTGCGCCTATATCATCCTGGGCATTGATATTTGCACCAGCAGTCTTTAATAAATTAATTATAGTTCTTGATTGCTCTGTTATTCCATATGAAGCTAATTTATGTATAGGCGTTTGTCCTTCATCATCCTTAATATCTAAGTCTATTTTTAATCGTATAAAGTTATTAATTATGTCTATCGGTGTTGTCGAGCTCTGGTCCAGTTCATCTGTTATTACAATCGTATGAAAAGGATATTCAACATTTAATAAATTTTTAATTTTAGTATAATAGTTATCTCTTTCTTTTGCTGTAGATATATCTTCTGTTAATTTCTGAATAGCAGCAGAATTTCCAAATTGTTTTTGAAGTTCATCCTGTTTTTTTATCAAATCTGTCAAACGAGCCTGTTCTATTTTCATAAGTGCATCAAAACTTTTTATACTAGCTTTAATTTGTGTAAAATCCCTACGGTCATCATCGTCAAATCCATTTTCAAATTTATTATCTATATCATTAAATTTTTCTGTTAATCCTTTTATTACAGAAAATGATTTTATTTGATTAGATTCGCCCAAAGTATCTTCTTTTGCTGCTAATGCATTTGTTAGATCATTTAATTTAGTGGTTAATCCGGTAACTTTTACTTGAGCCAATGTACCATCGTTAATGATTGGTTGTTTCTTTAGTATATTTGCTTCAATAGCATTTAATCTACTAGTCAATCCTTTTACCTTTATTTGTTCTAACGATTCGTTTGAGATATTATTTTGTTTATTTTCTAATGCGGAATAAATAATCCCAGAATTAACAAATTTGTTTGCATCTGGCGCAGCATTCGTAATAATAGTTCCAATGGCTCTGTTAGTAATTTCATTCGTTAAAGTGTTTAATTTTGCAGTTAATCCTTTTACCTTAGATTGTTCCAACGAATTTGTTCTAATTTTGGGTTCATATTCGCTTGTCAATTTTGCATAAATATCTGAAACATCTGCTTTATTTTTTGTTATTTTTTCTGTATTTTCTGATATATTTGTAGTATTTGTTCTAATACTTCTAGCGTTTGCGATAGAAGCACTGTCTGCCTTATTTGATACTCTTGTATTATTATCTATTAAATTTTTATGCGTAATTTTCCATGCATTTATATTGGCTATATCCACTGTTTTAATTTCTGATATATTCGTATTAATTCCGCTAATTTGTGTTAAAATATTTGTCCCTGGTTCATTATCACCTATTAAATCTGCTATTTCTTGAAAAGTATTTGCCCAAGATTCACTTCCTTGCATTAAACCATTCTTCCAAACTTCCAATTTGTTTATTTTACTTTGCATTTGGTTAGTTTTGGTGGTCGCATTGGTTTTATACGCATTTACAGAGTTTAATGTTGCTAAATGCGCGTTAGTAAAGGGGGTTTTTAATAATATTGCGTGTGAATCAATTAGTGCTTTATTTTTATTAATGTTTGTTATATTACTTGATATTTGATTAACATCTAAACCTTCTACTAAATTAGAATCTAATTTATTGCTTGACGTAATTTTCGGATGTTTTTGACTTACCGATAACCTTATACTTGCCAAGTCAGAATTTAAATTGGAGACTAAATTTTGCGATAATCTTTTACCGTCTAAATTTTCTAATAACGGATGTTTAGTACTTAAAGCTGTATATATTTCACCAGATTTTAATAATTTCGCACTATTATATTCAGGAATACTACCATAATTGATTGCTAATTTAGTTTCTAAATTACTTTTTTTTAATGCTTCCGAATGTGAAGCAATATTTTGTTTGTTTGTTTGGATTAGTTGTTTTTCAGATGCGGTTATTAATTTACTACTATTAGTGCGGATATTTATTATATTTACTAAATTTTTCGTTGATGTATAATCGCTTGTTTCGACCTTAGCTCTCAAAGCCGCAACTAACCCCGAGACTTTTGATTGTTCTAATGAACCAGCGGTTATTATATTTTGTTTCGCATCTATAAATCTTGTAATCGCCGCTTTATTATAATAACTTTCAAATTTGGCATCTACATTCTCGATTTTTGTATTTACCCTAGAAGCCTCGTTAGATTTATAATTATTAAATGTTTGTATATGTCCTGTCGTTTGTTCTGACCATGAATTTATATCACTTTGTAGACCATTTGTAATATTTTTAATCCATTTTGTTGTGGCAATAGATTTATCGAAACTCGCACCATTGGGATGAGAAGTAAGTGTTGTTGATGTTGGTAAAACCACTACTCCAGTGAAAATTTGTGAATCTTTAGTTGCCATCGTATTAAGTTGACTTTGTATATTATCTGTCAAACCCTTTAACCCACCGAATTCAGATAGTGTGATAGGTTCAATACCACTTGGTGTATCGATAAATGATGGATTCAACTTGTTTGAAGCATCGAGGAGGATTTGTTTCGAATCTAATTGTGTTTTCAAGTTGGCAGTTGTTGAAAGACCCTTTAATGTATAAAATTCTTGCTGAGTCACGGTTCCATCGCCAATCTTATTTACATTTAAAAATCCACCATTAAATTTACCATTTAAGGTTGCAATATCTGTTTCAACCGTTCCAATTTTTGTTTCATTTCCATCCACTTTTGTTAATTTACTATTAAAACTATCTAATAATGTTATTTTACTCACCAAACCTCTAATATGCCTTGGTTCCAGACTATTATCTACTATTGTATCTTGTTTTTGTTGCAATGCTGTATATATCGCACCAGATTTCAATAGTTTGGTTCCACCAGATTTAGGTGCTATATTTTCAACATCCGACGCCAACCAAAAGGTATTTAATTTAACTCCCAAACCTTTTATTTTCGCCATTGGTATTGTTTCATTTGAAGTGCCAGTATGATATGAATTTTGTATGTCGAAATTTATATTTTCTAAATACCCCATTTTAGTTTCATTAATAGTATGAGTTCCTATTTTTAAAGTATTTGATTTTATATCACCATTCACTTCCAAAGCAACAGTAGGAGCAGTAGTTTTTATACCAACCTTTTCGTTTGTATAAACATTTTTACCATTTGTTTGAAATGTTGTTGTTAGTAATCTACCACTATCAAATCGTAAACCACCATCACTAACCAAAGTAATATTGTTTTGTTTTTTATTTATTTGGGAAAAAATACCACCTGATTCTACAAAATTATTAGAATTCTTTTTTGGGACAACATCGATGTTTTTATCAATAATCTTATTTAAATAAATCATTATATCCTTATTTAAATTTTTTATATTATTAAATGCCGTGCTGCTTATTGAATTATCACCCAACATTAGTCCATTTGCCCTAATAATACCATTAATATCTAAAGCAACTCTTGGATCCTTTTTATTAATACCAATTCGTGTAATATTTGTATTTAAATACAAATGTGATAATTTTCCTGGAGATGTTTTCCATATATCCCTTGTCGAATTAAATTCTTTCCAAAAATCTTGAGATAATGATAATACATTATTTTCACTAACTGCTCTTGTTCTACTTAATCGACTTGGTGTAGGTGTTAATGTTTGGCTCAATTCTAAAGCCTCAGCCTCGTCCAATTTAATAGTATGTTGATTTATAAGTTTTGCGCTTGATAAGTTTAAATATTTACTTGTAGTTAATTTTTTTTGATATACGTTATTCAAATCTATTTTTGTATCATTTTCATATAAATCAGGATATCTATTTATCCAATTCGTTCCATCAAATGTTAAAACTTGTCCGGACTTCGGTGTCGTTAAATTAACATTACTAAATTCCTGTATTTTTCTACTCGTTAAATTTACAGTTGCCGCAACACTTTCATGAAAAACACTGTCTTTTAATAATTCGTTTACTACTTCTGAAACAGGCGGAGAATCATCCCCTTTATCTCCCTTATCTCCTTTATCCCCTTTTTCTCCTTTCAAGGATTCAATAAATTTACCTTGACTCAATAACGGATTCGAATCTATTAAACCTGGGGTTTCTTGTTTTTTAATAATTTTCCAACTCATATATGCCGAATATCCAGTATCCCCACGTGGACCTGTCAAGCCTTGTGCTCCAGTTTGACCCTTCAAAGATACCCAATCCACCCCATTTAACTCCGTTGCTGGTGGTGTTCGAAAACAAGCATATAAATACCCATCACCATCTTGAACAATATCACCAGTTTTATATGTTGACAGACTCTCACTTTGATATGAACCTACAAAATTTGAAGGACCAGGCAGTCCCCTATCACCTTTCCCTCCAGCGAGACCAGGCGGTCCTCTTAACCCCTTCTCGCCGTCTTCTCCTTTCTCACCTCTTTCACCTCTATCACCTTTATTTATAGTTCCATTATTTAATCTTATCAATAAATTTTCTGTTAAAGCAGACGACCCTAAAAATAATTCACCGCCTGTTCCCAGTTTTAAATGACCATTTTTATCCAAATGCATACGCAAATCTGAGACATTAGTATTGTTTTTTTTTTTAGTATACCATTTATATTCTCCACCAATAGCACCTGTTTTTCCAGCATAAAATGCAGTAATCTCATTAGCTATAACTTCGATTCTATTAGCAGTTTTATCGTTATGTAAGTATATTTTATTTGGCAACGATGAACTCAATAAATGTATATCTCCATTCACTTCTAATTTTTCTGTTGGCGAGTTAATACCAGTGCCAATACCAATATTACCATCATTTGTAATTTCCATTTTTAAATCATTTATATTATCACCACCAATATAAAATTTCATACCGCCTATATCGTTTTCTGAAGCGGCGGCTTCTGTGCTATTTAATGTACTAGTAAGACTTGTAATTAGTCCTATATCATTTATTTTTACCGCGTTAATAATTTGTGCTTTTAAACCGTTAATAACACTTTGATCTTGTTGTGAACCCTTTAGTTTTATACAAGTTTTGAATGCATTTTCTCCAGCACTTATTTCTAATTCCGAATCATCGTGTAAAGTATTAATTTTAACATTTCTGTTAGGTGTTTCTCCTGATACGTGAGGTTCTCCCAATAAACAAATATTTCCATATAACCCAAAACCTGGTGTCCATCCTTTGGGGGTGTATGGAGCGACGAATGCATTGTTATCCGTCAAATTATTATTAAAGAATTGAGATTGCAACCAACCAAATGAATACTGTCTGAAAACCTCCCTATTGGCTAGAAGAAATCTGATATGTCCATTCAGATTTTTATCAGGATCTTCCGCCTGTAAAGATCGGTCAAACCCACCTTTTAATTCTATACGTGTTGCCGACGTATTGAACTCCCCAGATTGAAGTTGCAATACCCCTTCATCAAAATAAGACCAAATTTTTGCTCTTGGTTCAGTCCTTCCGTCTGACAATGTGTAATTTGTACCAAATAATCTCAATTCATTCTTTTCATTCAACATTAATACAGGAACGCTGTTATCGCTTACGTAAGTCTGCAATCTGGCATTATCGCTTTTATATATACTTGTATTAATAGTCTCATCTATCCCATTCCAATTTCTATAAAAAGTTAACCCCTTTTTATTTAATATCATTGAATATGCGTTATTATCGCCAGTAGTTCCCAGTCCCGTCCCTCTAATAAGTTTGATTCCAGTACTACTATTAACATTGTTTTTTCCTTGAATATTTATAAAAGTATTCAAATTATTAGTATCCTTTATTTTTAACGAAGCAGCATCATATGCTCCATGCGAAATTAATGATAGTTTATAGTTTTTTTTTGAATTTATATAACTTGTATCTCCAATAACCATTCTACCGTCTGAATCTAGCGTTAATCTGGAGTTTTTATTACTTGTTGTAAGGTTATCGTCAAAACTAATATTTAATGCGGGTCGGTCATCACCGTCAAATTCACTATCATACCTTTTTTTTAACATATCAAATATAATTTCTGGTCGGTCGATATTTCCCTCAACCCATTCCATATTTTTCAAAATTAATAAATCAGCATCGGATGATACTGTTTTTAAAATTTTAATAGTTTTAGCATCCAAAGCACATTTAGACATATCCACATTTTCATTTGAAAAACACACAATATCATTATCATCGTTAAAGCTTCGATTTCTTTCTTTTCGTATTATAAATTTTTGATCATCTTGATTTCCTATCCCTAATACTAAATTTTTATTTTTTTCACTGAAAATTCTTGCAGAGTATTGTTCATTATCTGAAATTTTTGAAAATTGTATATATTCTTTTTTTGAAGTTGTATATTCTGTTGTTGTGCCAAATTGCCCATTAGACCCTTCCAATCTAATTGTTCCATTTACATGTAATTTTGCTCGTGGATCGTCTAATCCAATACCAACGCCCGCAATTGTAGTAGCATCCGGTTGACCAGAATATGCTGGTCCAGGAGGATTTAATACTATAGGATAAATAGTGTCATCACTAGATGATTTTATATAACTAGTTCCATTATATAATGTTCCCATAAATAAACCAAAACTATTATTGACATTTCTTGTTCCACCATCGTTTCCAAATAAATTTCCTGCCGTGCTTTTTGATTCATTGTACCAAGATTTTCCAGCATAAAAACTAGTTGTATTATTTATATTGATTGTATAATTTGGTATTGTATTATCACTACGTGTTAAAAAATTATTTGTATTTAAAATACATTTCGGAAATTCTATACTATCTTGTCTTGTTGACTTAGTACCTCCAAACCCGGTTTTTACAGCATCTCTATGATGATGTCCAATACCAACTCGATTTTTAGAAAAACTGGCAATATCTATTTTTTCACCATTTGCACTTTTTGAATTTTCATTTCTTATTACAAATTTTTGGTCGTCGTCTTCTCCTAATGCTAAAACTAACGACCCGTGTTGCGATGGACTAGCGGCACTTTTTTCATTATTTTTAATAAAAGGTTCTCCATAAATTCTTGCACCATCTGTATCGCTGTCGCTGGCAAGTTTTGAAAATTGTAAATATTCTCTTCTTTCGTGAACTTTTGCTTTGGTTTTATCTCCTATACCACCGAAAATACCTAATTCGGGTTCAATTCGAATCGTTCCATTAACGTGTAATTTTTCTTGCGGACTAATTGTCCCAATACCAACTTTATTTGCATAATTAATAGAAGAACCTGATTCACTCCATTGAGAACCACCAGAACTTATAATACCAGTTAATTGGGAACCATCGCCGTAAAATGTAGTTGCTTTTATATCACCATTTACTTCTAGTTTTTTTGTCGGAATATCTGTCCCAATACCTACATATCCATCTTTATCTATAGTCATTTTTGGGTATTCCATACCTCCATTTTGATTTTTAGAAACCCAAAATTTTAAATTTGAATTATTATAACCACCACCAACTTCGCTTGTAATGGCACTCATTGTATATCCACTATTAAGAGTATTAGTTCCATTTCCAGTGCTTTTCCAAACGATGCCAAATTTTGCAGCAGCAGTATTAGTTGTATTGCTTAATAATATATTTTCATAAATGGTGGATGTTGCATTTCCTGTTATTGGTGCATTAACAGTTCCATATAAATTAGCCAAAACATTAGAAGCATTTACATTTCCACTAACATGTACACCACCGACTACTTGTAATCGAGCCGTCGGATCGTCTGTTCCACTACCACCAATTCGAATATTATTATTAAAATATCTAGAACTAGAATTATTTGATTTTTGAAATGGAAATGGTATGTTAGTCAATTGAGAACCATCACCGATAATTGGATTACTAGAATCAACGGTTAATTTATGTGCTACCAAACCATCAGGCCAACTAAAACTAGCGATATCATTTACAGTATCAGCCGCTTGATTATTTATTTCACTTCTTACAATAAATTTAACACCACGATCATCCGCTAACCCCAAAACTAGTTTACCTTGATTTGGTGTTCCTTCACCATAAATTCTTGCACCGTCCGATAAACCATCTATTTGTTGAAATTGTATGTATTCTTTTTTTTCAGCTGTTAAAGCTTTATCACCAGCATTTGAAAATTTTCCCATAGAACCATTAATTCGAATCGTACCGTTTACATGTAATTTTTCTTGCGGCGTAATTGTGCCAATACCTACTTTACCATCACTCTTGATTATCATTCTGTCGCTAGCATTTGCGGTTCCATTTACAGAACCAGTTTGAAACTTTATTCCGCCTGACCCATCAACACTATTTTTTAAAGTTAAATAATTATTATCCCCTAAAATAGTAGACCAATTATTTCCACCATCCTGACGAAATTCTATCGATGGTAAATCACTTTCAGTATTATTATCTGTATCTGCTTCAATAATTAATTTACACGCACCGGTAGCACCCGATGATATATGTAATTTACCATTAGGGGAATCCGTCCCTATACCAACATTACCATTATGATCTATTAGCATTCTTTCGGTAAGAATCCTATCCTGTCTGTCATCCATATTGGCATCTCCTGGTTGAGCAGTCCAAAATTTTAAATTATTCGCATTATAATTTAAACCCGGTTGACTAGTAATTGCTGCCATTTTATAAGTGGGTACTTCTGATTCACCCGGCGGTTTATATTTTGTCGGAATGGTGCCAGCAGTATTGTCATGGGTCCAAACCATACCAAAACTTGATTTGGGGTGATTAGTATTATTAACAAAATTTAAAGAATAATTATTAGGCGGCGTTGAACTAGCAATCAAACTATCTGTAAAAGATTCACTTTTATTTATTCTTATTACACTACCGTTGGTACTAGCAGATGCACTAGTATCTCCACAATTTATACTACCTTTTACGTCCAATGTATATTCTGGTAATTTATTATTAATACCCACTCTTCTAGTGTTAGTACCGGTATGCTTAAGTGTTAATATACTTTCATTGAAATATCCTGAACCATCATCTCGATTTTGATAACCAAATATCATTCTCCTATCGTTGGTAAATTCTGATGCAATAAAAAATTTGTTGTTTGCATTTTTTTTTTTAAAAAAAAACAAATTTGATGTAATTTTTGTAGTGTCCGTATTTGTAGGCGTTTCTAACCAAAAACGATTGGTTTGAATCATACCCATATTACTATTATTGTTTCTGGCATCCAACATACCACCTACATATAAATGTCTTCCAATTTTAACATCATCATTTACGTGCAATTGTTTATCGGGCGTAATTGTGCCAATACCTACTTTACCATCACTCTTGATTATCATTCTGTCGCTAGCATTTGCGGTTCCATTTACAGAACCAGTTTGAAACTTTATTCCGCCTGACCCATCAACACTATTTTTTAAAGTTAAATAATTATTATCCCCTAAAATAGTAGACCAATTATTTCCACCATCCTGATGAAATTCTATCGATGGTAAATCACTTTCAGTATTATTATCTGTATCTGCTTCAATAATTAATTTACACGCACCGGTAGCACCCGATGATATATGTAATTTACCATCAGGGGAATCCGTCCCTATACCAACATTACCATTAGCATCTATTATCATTCTTTCGGCAGGATCTGACTGGTTTTTTGTTGTCCAAAATCTTAAATCTGAATTATTATAGTTTGCACCAACTTGACTTGTTATTGCCGCCATTTTATAATTATTATTCGTGTTTTTCCAGACAATTCCAAAATTAGAACTGGCTTCTATGGTTGTATTGCTTAATAAAATATTTTCATATATAGTAGATACACTTGCCCCTGATTGTATTGCATTAATAGTTCCATCCACTTCTAATTTTTTACTAGGGGTTGTTGTCCCAATACCGACATATCCACTAGTCCCTGATGAACCGTCTCCCCAGGTATTTCCACGCATTATTTTATTATTTACATTTACACTACTTTCTTGTAAAGAAAGATTTTCATTTATTTTTAATGTATTCATTAAATTATTTATATTATTAAATTTTAATGCCAACTTTTTCTTTTCATCGATATTATCATTGTTTTTAGTATTTCTATCTGTCATATATAAATACTAAATATATATTTTAAATAAATAAAATAATAAATAAAATTCATATTTAGACATAATTTTATATTTTACTTGTATATATTAAATGGATGATAATACCAAAGATAACACCACCGATAGTAAAAATGTAAATAATAATGAAAATATAAGAAAACGGTCTGAAACGACGGAAGGAAGTCCAATCGCTGGAATTCAAATTGGTGTGAATAATAATAATAAATGGGATATTGCATATGACGAAAACACAGAAATTGGAGATGGTTTAAGATTCAGACAAAAATACAATGGTAAATGGGATACGAATGTATGGAGCACTTTACAATTGAATGAAAATCAAACAATTACTGTAGGAATGCCGTCAAAACCCACAATAAAACAAAATGAAACATTAAAAATATGGGGAAGTGTTAAAGCTGTTGGGATAATTAAATGTGAAAATATAAAAACTACTTCTGATAGTTGGGTTGATAAAAGTGAGATACAATATGTTGAGTTTAAAAATATTAAATTTATGGAGAACAATGTTGAATTTAAGAAAGGATTTAAAATGGCTACAAATACTACAAATACATTTTTAATAGGCGATGGAACCAAATTCTCTCCACAAACATTAACAGGTGATGTCGTATTTGATGCAAATAATGTTGGACAAGTAAAAATTGTACCTTTAACAAACACACATTTTAAATCAACTACAACAGTTGATGAAAAATTAGATGTAAATAAAACAAAATTAATTGGTGGGGATGGAATTACCTTAACCGAAAATACTTTGGCAATAAATTACGAAACGGTCGAACGGAAATTGGAACAAAAAATAGAAAATAAACACATAATGGTTTGGAATAATGGAACAGGCGCTACTGATAATCGTATTGATATAAGCAAAACAACTTTGGATATAGATACAAATACTTTGAGTTGGCAATTGGATGAAAATTCTAAGAAAACAAAAATAAAAGTGCGAGATGATGTTTATGTTAAAAAACAAGATGATTTGGAACAAATTTTGAGTTGTGATTTAACTATTAACGGAAATTTAACTATTAACGGAAATACAACGTATGTGAAATCAACTACAATGCAATTTTATGATAAACAACTAGAATTGGGTAAAAGTATTAATAACGATGAAACTAATTCCTCTGCGCACGAAGGTGGTATTAAATTACTTTCAAGAGCGCCAGACGATACAGACACCAGTAAAACAATTTTATGGGAAAATAAGAATAATGGAGAGTGGACGTCAAGTGAACATTGGAATATCTCGAAAAACAAAGAATACAGGATTGGTGATAAAACGGTAATGAAATTAAACGATAAAAATCAAGTGGTTATACAAGATTTAATTATAAAATCAGAAAATAATAAGGCGATTATTACAAATGGTAAATGGCGAGGGGATAAAATTGATATTAAAGATTATACTACATTAAAATTGGGTAATAATTTAAGTTGGAATAAAAATAAACCCAATACAATTGATTGTGTTTTAGACAATCCAAACGACTTAGATAATAATATTATAGAAAATAAACATATCAGAAGTATTGATGCCACAAAACCTGATTATCTTGGTATTGACATTCGTAAAACTACATTAAACCCTGGAAATCATCTTGAATGGAGCGAATCTACTGGCACATTGGATGTAAATATTACAGCAGGATTTGGTTTGAATTGGAGTGGAACAACATTGAATGCCAGTGTAAATTCGGGTGATATTAAAAATCATGATATACATACTGATGCCAAAATAGATGTAGCAAAAACAAAATTAAAAATAAATTCAGCATCAAAAAAATTATCATTAACCGGTGATATATTAGATTTGAATATTCTATTTGACTCATTCGGTTCACTTTCGTGGGATACTACAACAAAGAATAAATTAATTTATACACAACAAGACAACTCTATTAGTAATAAGCATGTTGAAGTTTGGAACAAAAAAACGGATTCTCGAGATAATAGAATTGATATGAATAAAATTAAATTTGATGTTGGTGTAGGTGCATTAAATTTTGATAAAAATACAGGTATTCTTACAGTTTTAGATATGAATATACAAGAAAATCAAATTACCAATTTTTATATAAAAGATCACAGAACTATGTCGAAAGACGATAAGATTGATATACGAACTACAAATTTAAATGTAGACAATAACACTATAGAATGGACAGAAACAACTAATAAACATACGTTAAAAGTTCGAGATATTTATCTGAAAAAAGACGGTTCGAATGAAATATCAGATGATTTATATGTTATAAAAGATGGAGATATTGGTATTAATATCGGTAATACTAAAAATCGCAAATGGCGTATTTATAAAAAAAATGATGTTAATGATGATTTGGTTTTTAATTATAAAAATCATTCCTCGCAATCCGATTTGACTCCTCTTGTTATTCGAAAAAATGGTAATGTATCTATAGGAAAAACAACGACGCAAATAAATACATTAAGAGGCAACAACAAATTAACTGTGGGTGGTAATACAAAAGTTGATGATAATTTAATAGTTGGTAAAAAGATAACTTCAAACAATATGGAAAATACCAATAAAATTAAAACAAAAAATATTGAAATCACAGCTACAACAAAAGAGAATAAATCCGTTTTTAAAGGTTTCGTTGATTTTGATATTAGTCGTGTATATTTTAAAAAGGGTTTTGAAGTTGGAGATACACGATATAATAAAGAAGGGGTAAATGATAATTATATTTTAATGCGGGAAAATGGTGTATTTGTCCCCAAACCAATTACCGGTGATGTTGTATTTGATACCACAACAAAAGGTAAATTAAATTTAGATTCTGTTATAACAAATAGTCATTTTAAACCCAATATGGATGATACCGATAAAATCGATATAGCAAAAACAAAATTAACTGTAAAAAATAAAGGTTCGGATGAAAAAATAACATTAACTGACAATACATTGGATTTAAACATTAGTTTTGTTCCAACGGGACCGTTGTCTTGGGATTCTACAACAACAAATAAATTAATTTATACACAAAAAAACAATTCGATTAGCAATAAGCATATTTCTAATACGGCAAAAATTTCTCATAGAAAATTACAGTTATCGGTTAAACAAGTAAATAAAACAACAGAAGAGGGTACAATTGTTGGAGGTAAAATAGATGGCGATTTGAAATTAAGCGATGATGGTGTTTTAAGTGTCGTAGATATGCGAGTTGCTAAGGGTGAAGTATCTGATGAACATATTGCTACAAATGCACAAATTAAACATACAAAATTAAAGTTATCGGTTAAAGGTGGCGATTTGAAATTAAGTGATGCTGGTGTTTTAAGTGTTGTAGATATGCGAGTAAAAACAAATGAAATTACGGATAAACACATAAAAAAAGCTGAAAATATCAAAGATAGAATAGATATAGAAAAAACAAATATGACATTAAAACCTGATGGTGGATTACAATGGACAGCTGCTGTATCAGACGGAAGTAAGCAATTAGAAGTTATATTTCCTGCCGAAAAGGTATTTAAACAACAAGGGGTTATAGGAAATGTTAATATTACATCGCGTGAAAAGTTAATCACTGAAGAAAAAACAAATATAGAAAATGGAAGAATAGATATTTCAAAAACAAATTTAGAATTTAATAATGATTTCGAATGGGTAAATAATGATATTGGCACGAAAAAAAGTATGATACAAATAAAGGATGGTACTTTTTTACGATTAAAAAAATGGAATACAGGAGGAGCATCAACCGTAACTTCTACACTTCCGGGTAATTACATTATACAAGGTAATTTAACTGTCGAAGGAACAACGGAATCACGAATAAACATGGTAATACAAGATAAAGATATCGAATTAGGTGTGGCTGGCGATAGCGCTAGCGATAATACAGCCAATGGTGGTGGTGTTATATTACACGGTGGTCAGAATAACAATAAAACATTAACTTGGATAGGCGGAACTGGCAAATCATCTTATAAAAATTGGACTTCCAGTGAACATTTTGATTTAATTAACGGTAAACGATATAAAATCGACAATAAAGATGTTTTGTGGCTAGATTCCAACCAGTCCCAGCCGAAGGAAGATGGTGATGATAATGCAGTGTTCATTCAAATGGGAACAATTACAAAAGGGGTATGGAAGGGTTCGAAAATAAGCGCAGATAAATTAGGTATAACTGCTGGTTCTAATGTTTCTATTGATAGTGGAACTATTAGTTTAGCGTTAAATGATGCAACCATTACAAATGCATTATTTTCATCAAATGCAGCTGATAAACTAAATATAACTAAAACAACATTAGAAACAAATGATGATCATTTTACAGTTCAAGAATATGATAATAAATCCGGATTTGAAACGAGGAAAAAATTTCATAAATTATCTTTAAAAAATAAACTTTTAAATTCCTTTTTCAAAAAAAAGGAAGAATTACGATTAACCGAGAATGTCTTGGTGTCGCCTTATACATATATTGACGTCTCTATAAAAGCTGGGAATAAAACGCAAGAGGCGGGGGCAGCTGTGCCTGCCCTGGACTGGCAGTTAGCAAAACCCAAAAATTTCGAAATACAAAATGCAGATATTTATTTAAAATCTATTGACGCTGGGAGTGGATTGTTTAAGGGTTTTAAAATTTCACACGATAAAACATTTGGAAATTATTACGATATTATACCTTACAGCACTGATACATCGGATACTACAAAAAATGATAGAAAATTAAGATTTAATCATACAGGACAAATAGAACTAAAAAGTATTAAACAATTAACTGTTGATACTACTGCTACAATAACAGGAAATTTATCAGCAAATGCAAATGTTGATATTGTCGGAGATTTAACTATTAATAAGAATGGATTTAAAATGGGTTCAAATACAGATGGTCATATTATTGTTGCGAATGGGACTAAATTTAAGCATGTTGCGATGAGTGGAGATATTTCGATAACGAATGATGGAAATATAACAATAAAAAATGTTCTGACAAACAAACATTTTACTCCAAAAACAGTTGGTGAAAAATTGGATGTAGACAAAACAAAACTAACTGGTTTGGATGGAATTACCTTAACCAAAAATGTTTTGTCAATAGATTACCAGTATGTTGATGATCAAATGGAAGATGGAATAGAAAATAGACACATAAAGGTTTGGAATAAAAAGAAAGATGCTACTGACAATCGTATTGATATAAGCAAAACTACCTTAGCATTAGATGATACGACAATCGAATGGGCTGACGCTGCTAATAAAACATTGCGAATAAAACTGAGTGGTTTGGAGGGTGATTTGGAAAACAAACACATAAAAGTTTGGAATAATATGAAGGGTGCTACTGATAATCGTATTGATATAAGCAAAACAACATTGGATATAGATACAAATACTTTGAGTTGGCAATTGGATGAAAATTCTAAAAAAACAAAAATAAAAGTTCGAGATGATAAATTTGTCGAATATACACCTGGTGGAAATGTCGAAATATCCGGCGATTTAACAGTAAAAGGTTCACAATTTATAACAAATACTGAAACAGTAAAAATACAAGACACTAATATTGAATTAGGTGTATCTAGTAATCCAGGAGTGAAAACAACAGATGTAAAAGCCGTTGGTGGTGGTATAACTTTAAAAGGCACTCAAGATAAAACGATTAATTGGGAACGAATTGACTCTGGAACATGGACATCTAGTGAAAACTGGAAGTTAAAAAAAGGAAAACGATATAAAATTGATACAGATGATGTTTTGTATATAAATGAGGAAACGGTGGTAGATGCAAAGTCAGGTTCACAGGAAAGTTCACCTGAAATAAATACCAAAATAGGTGTATTGGGAGATATCATAAAAGAATCTAGTTTGACAAAAGTGGGAACAATTACAGAAGGTGTATGGAATGCAACAAATATAGATATTAAAAAAACTACACTACTATTAAGCGATGAGTTAGAATGGGATAATGAGAATCCAAATAAATTAGTAATAAAAAAAGGGCTCTTTCAAAAAAAAAATGAATCGGGTTCTTTTACATCCATATCTTCAACTGGGGGAATAGAAACAACAAATAAATTAAAAGGCGCATCTTTAGAATTAACAACAAGCGATATTACATTAAATTCTAATACAAAAAATACATTTTTAATAGGCGATGGAACCAAATTCTCTCCACAAACGTTAACGGGTGATCTCGAATTTGATGAAAATAACGTTGGACAAGTAAAAATTGTACCTTTAACAAATACACATTTTAAGTCGAAACTGTCATCGAGTGAAAAATTAGATGTAAACAAAACAAAATTAATTGGTGGGGATGGAATTACCTTAACCGAAAATACTTTGGCAATAAATTACGAAACGGTGAAACAGGAATTGGAACAAGAAATAGAAAATAAACACATAAAAGTTTGGAATAATATAAAAGGTGCTACTGATAATCGTATTGATATAAGCAAAACAACATTGGATATAGATACAAATACTTTGAGTTGGCAATTGGATGAAAATTCTAAAAAAACAAAAATAAAAGTTCGAGACGATGTGTATGTTAAAAAATCGGGGAACAATTCAATAAATGGAAAACTAGGAATCAAAAATACAGTATTCAAAACATTATTGCATATTGGTGATGAAAATGAAGATTATCCACAAATTTATTTACAAGGTAAAAAAGCTGACAGTAAACCATCCATAAAATTTGCAAGGGGTGGAGGTGTGGGGATTGAAGCAGAATTTACAGATAATAATTTTGGATTAGAATTGGATAATGATGGTTTAAGTGTAAAAAAATATAATGATATGGAAAATACTTCAATTGGTTCTAAATTTTTTACCGTAAAAAATGATGGAAATGTTGATATTCCAGAAACATTATATGTAAAAACAATTAATGTAACTGGTAAAAATAATACATTTTCAAAACATGTTCAATTTCAAGATGTTTCTATGAATGATGTATCAATGAATCTTTTAACAGTTGCATCAACGGCTGTAATTGACGGTGTTGTTCAATTAAAAAGTAATGTAGATGTTGCTGGAGATTTAAATATAGCGAAGAATGGTTTTAAAATGGGTGAAAATACCGCCGGACATATTATAGTAGCCAACGATTCAAATACTTTTCAACACACGGCAATGACTGGTGATATTACAATTTCTTCTTCTGGTTTAACTAGTATAGGCAATGATAAAATAAATAATACTCATATTGCAGAATGGAATACCCAAACAGGTGCTACCGATAATCGTATTGATATAAGCAAAACAACCTTAACATTAGATGATACGACAATCGAATGGGCTGACGCTGCTAATAAAACATTGCGAATAAAACTGAGTGGTTTGGAAGGAAATTTGGAAAACAAGCACATAAAAGTTTGGAATAATATGAAAGATGCTACTGATAATAGAATTAGTATCAAGAAAACAAATCTGGATTTGGGGGATGATTTAGAATGGGATGTGGCAAATACAAATAAAATAAAAATAAAAGATAATTTTATAAGAAAAAATCCAACAGCTATAAAATTAAAAAATATTAATGCTAATAATATATTAATTTCTGATGGTAAAGTTGGTTTTCAATCATTGCCACTTACGGGTGCTATATCTGTTATGTCGGGAGGTTCGCAAGCATTTACAAGTATTAATGATAATATTATAGATAACGACAATATAAAAACACTCGCTTTATTAAAATCCTCTGGAACATTAATTGATATATCAAAAACAACATTAGAATTGGGCGAACATTTTGAATGGTCGCAAAGAAAAATAACACCAGGAACAACAGAACAATCTGTTTGGGATAAGATAAACTTAAAAAAAGAGTTATTTGCAGGTCCTGGTTTAACTTGGATTACTGATTCAAGGGATCCTAATAAAGGAAAATTAAGTGCTAGTCTTGAATCTGTAATAAAAAATTCTGATATAATGGGTAAAGTATCCGGTTATGATGGTATTGATATTAATAAAATCAAATTTTCTGTAGATACCGATTATATAAATTTAAATGGTGAGGGTAAATTATCTTTGAAAGATAAATTTATAAAAAATAAAACACCTCAAACTAAAGTTGACAATTTAACTTTACAAAGAGAGAGTGGTGATTCAATATATTTAAATATTTTTTCAAAGCATAATAAAAATGTAAAACAATCAGGTATAAAATTGGGTGAAGACGAAAAAAACAATTGGAATATATATCAAACTGCTGTCAGCAAAAATCTAGAAATACAAAAAGTAATAATAGACGCACAAGGTAAAGGGTCTTCTAGTAAAAAAGTATTAATATTAGATTCTGCTACTGGTAATATTGGTATAAATAAAGATATTCCTGTTAATAAGTTGCACGTAGGTGGTTCTATTAAAGTAGACAATAATTTAATTGTAGAACAAACAATAACATCAAGAGATATAACCAATACGAACAATATAATTACAAAAAAATTTGTTGTTAAGGGAACTACCTCGGCGGATAAATCAACCTTTAAAGGATTTGTCGATTTCGATATCAGTCGTGTTAATTTTAAAAAAGGTTTTGAAGTAGGTGGAACAACATTTAATAAGACAGGAACAGTTCGTGATGGATATATTTTAATAAGAAACAATGGTGTTTTTGTTGATAAAGCGATGGGTGGAGATATTGCAATTGACAAAAATGCAAATACTACTATTAAATCTAATGCGATTAGTAATAAACATATTGCATCTTGGAATGGTCTATCAAATGCTGAGGACAATCGAATTGACATTGATAAATTAAAATTTACAGTAGGGATGGGATTAGAAATAGATGACAAAAATATATTAATATCTACTTTATCTAAAAATAAAATAAAAGATACTGATATAAAAAGCGATGCCGCCATTGATATTACAAAAATTAATTTTTCAGTAGATGATAGATTTTTTAAACTAGAAAAAGTAGGTATGCAAAATATATTAAAAACTAAAATAGATGTTGATGAAAGACAGGGTATTCGATGGAAAAGGGACGAAGACAATAAATTAAATATACTAGAAACATATGTAGTTGACGGTTCTATTACGAACGATAGTGTAAGCAGTGTAGCGAATAATAAAATCAATATCAATAAAACAACTTTATCTGTCGATGATTCTACAATAAAATGGACTAATAGTGATAAGGATACAATTAAAGTAAAAGATGGTATTTTTTTAAAATCCATTGGAGATATCGATATTGATGGTAATTTAACTGTAAAAAACGATTATTTAAAAATGGCTACAAATATAAAAAACAAGGTTTTGTTAGGAGATGGCACCAAATTCTCTCCACAAACATTTATAGGAGATGTTGTTTTGGATGAAACAAATATTGGACAATTAAATATTCAACCTGTATTAACAAATAGTCATTTTAAATCAACTCCATCGTCTAATGAAAAATTAGATGTAAACAAAACAAAATTAGCAGGTAGCACAACTATTACATTAACAGGCAATACATTAAGTTTGAACTTGGGTGGATTAGAAGGAAATTTGACTAATACACATTTTAAGTCGAGTCCGTCATCGAGTGAAAAATTAGATGTAAACAAAACAAAATTAGCTTTTAGTGATGATTTTGAATGGTTGGAAAGTGGTACGAATAAATTTGGAATTAAAGATTATTTCGTAAAAACAACGTCTGAATCAACAACTATAAGTGGGACAATGGATATGAGCGGTCTTACATTAAAAGATGATGTTAACCATTCTGTTTTAAATATATATAATGATTTACCAGACAAAGAATCTAAAATAAATATTGGTACAACAGACAAATATTGGTCTATATTTAATAAATCTAGTGATTCTAATTCATTGAATATTAAATACGGCGAGTCTACACCGTTATTAACATTAAATCCAACATCTTCGCATAAATTACAAGTAAATGGTTCAACAAAAATTACTGAAGATGTTTTGTTGGATAAAAAATTGACAGCTAATAAACTGATTGTAAATACAAAAACTGAATTAAAAAAAGAAACTATTTTATCAGACTCCACTGTTATAAATGATACTTTAAATTTAAGTCAAGCAAATATTATTGTAAGTTTAGATGATGGACATATTGCTAATTGGAATACAAAAACCGATGCTACTGATAATAGAATTAACATAAATAAAACTACATTAGCTGTTGATGGTTCAACTATTGTATGGAAAGATTCGAAAAAAAATACATTAAAAGTAGCTGATAATATTTATTTAAAACAAAATAATAATGTTGTTTTTGATACTATAAATGCCAGTCCGATAAAAGTTGAAATGAAAAATAGTTATATGCAATTTACATCGAAAACTCGCGATAAATCTTGGAAACTCGACCATTTACAAAAATATTCTAGTGGCGATATTGGTAAAAATTTTTTGAAAATCACACCGTATGGTGGTGAAGGAACTTTAACTACTACTCATACAAAACGAGAATTTAAGATTGACTGGGATAGTGGAGAATTATCTTTTCCAAAACAAAAAACATTAAATGTTAGTACAAATGGGATTATAACGGGTAATTTACAAGTAAAAGGAATTTTAAGTTCAAATAATATTATAATAGATAAGGATTTGAATTTAACAACTGGTGTATTAAATATAGTTTCTAATACAAAAGCTCTAATTAAATTAAGTAAAGGCGACAAAAGAAAAGAGTGGCATATAGGACACGATAATGACAATTTGATTTTTGGAAGAGAAGAAGATGGACAAACTACCGTTGCTAATTTTAGTTCAAGTGGAAATGTATCGATAGGTTTGCTAAAAACAGATTCTGTTGATCATAAATTAGTTGTTAATGGAGATATAAAAATTCATACTATACAAGGTCAGGAGGTCAAAAACGGTTTAATAATGGATGCAAATATAAAAAATACGATTTTAATAGGCGACGATACTAGATTTACTCCAAAAACTATCATTGGCGATGTCGTATTTGATGCAACTAATATTGGGCAATTAAATATACAAAACAAGACAATAGCAAACAAACATATTAAAGATGCGGCTGAAATTCAAATATCAAAAACAACTTTAGAATTAGGTAATCATTTGGTATGGAACAAGACTAATGGTAAAAATCATGCTTCTGACGCAATTATTGATGTGGATATAAAATTAAAAACAGGTGGCGGTTTAAGTTGGACCAAAGAAACTGTAGAAGGCACTGAATATGATGTTTTAGGTTCTAGTGTTATTCAAGGTGAAATTACAAATTCATATTTAAAATCTGCTCAAACCATGGCTAGTAATGAAAAAATAGATATTAGTAAGACAACATTAACTGGAAGTTCAACGATTGTGTTAACAAACAATGTGTTGAGTGTAAATTTTTCAGGACTAGAAAATAGATTATCCAATATACATTTGAATCCAAGTAATCAAGCGGAAAAGATTGATGTAAATAAAACAAAATTAGCCTTTAGTAATGATTTTGAATGGTTAGATAGTGGAACAGATAAATTTGGTATAAAAGCAAATAAATTTGTTAGAAGAAATGAAGCCGGTGATGTAGAAATTTTAGGCAATTTAACAGTAAAAGGAACACAATTTATTACACATCAAACAGAAATTAAATTAAAAGATAAAAACATTGATTTAGGGTGGGTTGATGGTAAAAATGAAACAGATGCTTCTGCGGATGGTGGTGGTATAACTTTAAAAGGTGGTGTTAGTGATAAAACAATTATTTGGACTCTTGCTGGCAATAATTGGAATTCGAGTGAGAATTGGAATATTTCTAGGAATAAATCATATAAAATAGACAATAAACCAGTATTAACAATGACCTTAAATGCCGACAAAAGTAAAGATTTTGGTGTTTTGGGTTCTGTTATTAAGGAATCTAGTTTAACAAAAGTTGGAATTATAACAAGTGGTAAATGGGAATCTACCGACAAAATAAATGTCAATAAATATACTACTTTAAAACCAGGTAAAGATTTGGAATGGATAGGAACGGATGGTACATTAAATGTAAAACCCGTTTTTGTTAGAAATGATAAGGACATGGAGTTGAAAGGTGATTTTGATTTAAAACAAAAATCTGATTCAACAAAAGATATTGAATTATCGTTATATGCTAATTTGGGACAAAAACCAAAAATAAATTTAATTACAGACGGTGAAGATATAAAAAACAAATGGGAAATAACTAGTTTACCAAAAGATAGAAATAATACCAATTATTTACAAATCAATAGATATAATAACAATGCTGCTTTAAAAACAATAGTTATAGAAAATAAAAAAGGAAATATTGGGTTGGGTCAAGACCCAATTGATGATTATAAGCTTACGGTAAACGGTAATGTAAAAATTGAAGGTGATATTAATGTTAGTGGACAATGGATATTAGAAGATATGAGACGATTTAGGTCTGTTGAAAACGAACGTTTGATTGTAATGGATCCAAAGAAAATGGAAATAAATATAAATGGTACATGGAATCAAAAAGGTAATGTAAAAATCGAAGGTGATATTACGCAAGTAAACAGTGTTTCTGTAAAAAATACTTTAAATATTACAAGCGCAAATGGTCTTATGAGCGTAATGAAAAATGTTAAATTTATAGATGATACCGCTGATTTTGGAAGTGGTTTTACAATGGATAGTGTATTAAAATCAGATAAAACAAAAGACCAAGAACTTCTTCTTCGCAAAAATGGTGTGTATAAAAGTTTCAATATTTTTGACGATAACCAAATATATTTATCGGGTTCAAATAAATTAATAATAGGTAGTAATTACATCACAAATACACATATAAGTTCAAGTGCTGGAGATAAAATAGATATAGATAAAACAACATTACAATTAAATTCGACATATTTTGCTTGGAAATCGGTTGATACATTAACTATTAAACCAAATAAATTTGTGGAAATGGATGGAGGAAAAAATGTTGTGGTTGATGGTGATTTGACTACAAATAAATTGATAATTAAAAACAAATCATTAGCTAAAAAAATATTGATAGGGCAAGGAGAATATTTTGAACCATTAGACTTACAAGGTCATATAATACTCAGTGATAAAGACGGTTCTACGAAAATTCAACCGAATATAATTGATGATAGTATGATAAAATCTAAAGGAAAATATAGTGGTGTTGATTATAAGGGTATAAAATTAAACAAAACAACATTAACTAACTCTGATACTATTACATTCAATGAAGCACAAGATAATTTATCATTAAATTTTGCTGGAGCGGGTTTTAGAGGCAAACTGTTTAATTATCATATAAATGAAAAAGCTAGTATTGCTTTTAGTAAAATAGATTTACAAATAGGCGCCGGATTAAAATTAATAGATGGTAATAGATTAGTTAGTAGTGTATTTGGTGAGAATGGTATTGTAAATAAAGATATAAGTGTTTATGCTCAAATAGAAATGATTAAAACTAATTTTACTCCTAATCAAAAACAATTTGATTATGATTCAAAAAAAGGTGTATTAAAAATCAAAGATATATATTTAAATAATAATGGAGATGAAACGATGAATGGAAATTTGACTATAACTCAAAAATTAAACGTAAATGATATAGAAAGTGATAAACTAATCATAAAATCACTTCAAAAAGCATCATTAAAATTTGAAAACAATAGTTCAACATTCGAGTTAATCAAAGAAAACAATAAAATATCTTTTAAAACCGGTAAAAGTGTGCCAGCATTAAGTATATTTAATACTAATAATATTGGTATTAATATGGATACAAATATTAATCAAAAATTATGTATTAATGGGAATATTAGAATCCATACTCCAGATGGACAAGAACAAGAAAATGGTTTAATCATGAAAACAAATACAAGAAATTATATTTTGATAGGGGATGGAACAAAATTTTTACCAAAAGAATTAGTAGGTAATGTGAAATTCAAGGCAAATGGTGAGACATCGATACAAAATGGTGTGATCGAAGATATTATGATAAAATCAAAAGTAGATGGTGTATATAATGGTATCAATATAGCAAAAACAACTTTATCAGTTGATACAGCTCAATTTACAAACGATTTTGTAAATTCTGGTAAATTGAAAATTCAAGATATTTATTTGAAAAACACCACTGATGAAATGAACGGTAATTTATCTATAAAAAAAATGGGTGATGTAAACTTAACAATTGAATCTAAAAACGATAAAAATGTATCAATTAATATAGGAACATCTAGTGATGGTGGTTTTAGAATTTATAAACCGACTGGTGTTAATGGTGGATTACATTTTTATAATCTAGATGAAACCAGAGATGAAATGGTAATAACAAAAAATAAGGGAAATGTTGGTATTGGAACAAAAGGTATAGCAGAAGCTAACAAAAATAATACTAATAAATTAAGTGTTGGTGGTAATGTTTTAATTACTGGAAATACAGAAATAAATCAAGGTTTAATTGTAGGAACAACGTTTGTTGTTAATAGTGTATCTACTTTGAACAATAATGTAAATATATTAAATCATAAATTAACAGCATCAAATATTGTATCAAATAACAATATTACTTCAGATACAATAACAATTAGAGAGAATTCTACTTTTGAGAAAAATCTTACAATTAATGAAAAATTAACAGTGAATGAATTAAAACTTACGGATGAAAAATTAATTTTTCCAGAAAGTTCAATGACAAATGGTAAAATTTTAATTGCTGATACTACGGGATTTAAAGGTAAAGCGGTAAGTGGGGTTATTAATATCAATAAAAATGGAATAACAACATTTGTAAATTCACAAATAATTCAAACTCTTCATATTACAGATAATAATATTACAAATGCTAAAATTGCCGCTGGAATTGATATTAGAAAAACAAATTTATCTATAGACGATACAACTGTAGAATGGACCGAAGATACTAATCGAAATATCTTACGAGTTAAAGATGGTGTTTTTGTAAAAACGAGTGGTAATACAACACGCACAGGAAATTTATTGATAAACAAAACAGTTGATCAAGATACACGATTAACTTTATATTCAAGTGCCAATAATAATAGTGAATTAAATTTAGGTCAAGACATAGACACAAGATGGAGTATATATGAGAATAATAATAATTTATATTTTAAAAATTATAAAGAATTTACGGCTACAGAAATACCATTAATGATAAATGGTAGTACAAAAAATATAGGAATAGGACTTATGGCATCTGGAGATCCTTCAGTTGAACTTGATGTTAACGGCACTATACATGCAAAAACATTACGAGTAGATAATAATAAATTTAAAATAAAAGATTCTACAAACGCACAAATGATGATCGTTGATGGGTCAACTGAAACATTAAAGATGAGAGATATCGTTGGACATATAAATATAAATAATCAAGGTAATACTAGTATTCAATCAAATGTTATAACGAATGATATGATAAAAAGCAAAGGTGTTGATGAAGGAGGTGTTAAATATATGGGCATTGATATACAAAAAACAACATTAAATCCTGATAGTACAAATTTTACGTATAAATCTGATGGTAGTTTAATATTCAAGGAAAACAATTTTTTAAAAACTACAGGACAGGTTGTTATTAATGGTGCTTTAACTGTTGGTGGTAGTAATAATAAGAATGATTATAAAATAATTATGAATGCAAAAAACAAAAAACCATCAATAATGATTTCTAATACTGAAGGTGTATATACAGCCCAAAATATAACAGGTGCAATTACTATCAATGAAACAGGTGTATCAACGATAACATCCGATGCTATATATGACGGAGATATAAATAATTCTGCTCACATCGATATTACAAAAACAAATTTAAAAATGGGAAATAATATAGTATGGGTAGATGTTGATAAAAATGGAAACGCATGGAAATCTGGGAAAAAATGGAAACAATTAAATGTTGAGATAACCACAGCAATAATTGATAACGATGATATAAGAGATGATGCAAACATCTCAATGTCTAAAACCAACTTTATACCAAATGAAAATCAATTTACATACAATGGTATTGCGGGCACTTTGGATATTGATGATATTTATGTGAAAAATAACAGCGCACTCGGAAGTCAAAATATTCAAACCATTCAAAAATTGAAAATAGCAGGGGATTATTTGGAAATGAATACTAATACAAAAAATGCATTATTAATATCAGATGGGACGAAATATAAACCCAAAACAATAATTGGTGATGTTGTTTTTGATACTACATTTGGTGAAACTAAAATTAATAATAGTGTAATTGTTAATGATATGATAAAACCAAAGGCGAGTGGTTATAATGGTGTTGATATATTAAAAACAACTTTATCGGTTGATACAGTTCAATTTACAAATGATTTTGCTGATAGTGGTAGATTAGAAATTCAAGATATTTATCTAAAAAATACAGAAGACGAAATGGACGGAATATTGACAATAAAAAAATTAGATGGTCCTGTATTGAAATTATATAGCGGTGATAATTATGGTTGTAAAATAGATATGTATACAACAGGTTTGAGTGCAGGTGTAAAATCGGGATATATGGGTTGGGTTAGAAATGATGCAGATATAAATAAAAAAGATACTTTTCGATTTAATAATAATTTAACAGGGCACCGATTTACTTTTAATGGACCTGTAGGTGTTAATTTTACTGGAAATGGGTACCCTACTGAATCTTTGGATATAATAGGTAATTTAAGAATAAGAGGAGTAAATAATGGGCTTGTTTTTTCAAATACGAATGGTGATTTATTAGAGTTAAATGCAGTTGGAAAATTATTAGTATCCGATGGTGCAAAATATATTCCACAAGAAATGGGAGGGCATATAATTATTGATGCTACTGCTCAAACAACTATACAACCGAACGTCATTGAAAATAGTATGATAAAATCTATAAGATCTGGATACACAGGTATTGATATAAGAAAAACAAATTTGGATATTGATAATACGACGATTCAATGGACTGATTCGAAAAAAAATAAATTAAAGGTTGCTGATATTTATTTAAAAAACAATGCTGTTTCGTTGGCTATGAATGATAATACAACTGGTAATATATTGGTTGCTGATAATGTTGGTTTCAAATCGAAATCTGTTTCTGGAGATGTTTCTATTTCAAGTAGTGGAGAGATTTTGATAAAAACGCAAGACTCCGCCGTTATTACAAATAGTCATATTAAACAAAATATGACTACCGATGAAAAAATAGATATTAATAAAACTACTTTAATATTAGGAGACCATTTAGTTTGGAATAATGACAACGGAAACAATAATGAAAACATAATTGATGTTAATATTACAGCGGGATCCGGATTAAGTTGGAATGGTTCTATTTTAAATGCTAGTGTTGATTCTGGTGAGATAAAAGATGCTGATATACATGCTGATGCTGCTATAGATATAACTAAAACAACATTGAATATAGATACTGGTCAATTTATAGAAAATGATTTTAATATGACTGGTAAATTAAAATTAAAAGATATTTATGTAAAGAAAGCTGGAGATACAATTACAGGTGCTTTAACATTAAATGGTATAACAACTTTTACTCAAAATATATTATTGTCTGAAAAATTGGGCATTGGTAATACTTCACCAACAGAAATGATTGATATTTTTAGTTCAACCAAAAAAGCAAAAATTAAAATTAATGGTATCGATGAGTCGGGTTTAATAATAAATTCTGGAAATGGTGTTGGATTTGAATTAGGAACCAGATCAAAAAACAATGACGACGTGTTTTATATATGGGATAATGCCAATGCTAAATATAGATTTGTAATAAATGATAATGGTAAATTTATTTTGTGCGATGAATCGAATATCAATGATAAAATCAGAACTGCAACTCATAAATTAACGGTAGTTGGTGATGTAAAAATAACAGATAAAATAACAGCAAATGATATAGAATTAAATAAAATTATTTTGAATAGCACTTTTGCTGCTCCTAGCACAATGTCCCACGTAAAATTTACAGGTAATAGTGCCTCTTTTGGAAATGGATTTACTATGGATGATATAAACAATGGAATAAAAACTAGAGACGCTGAAATACTTGTTCGTAATAATGGTGTTTATAAATCAAAACCGATTTCAGGTGATGTTTATATTTCAAATAATGGAGAGATTTTGATAAAATCGAATGAAACGATAATAACAAATAATCATATAAAATCAGTGGCTTCAATGAGCGCAAATGAAAAAATAGAAATTAAAAAAACAAATGTGGAATTAGCAAATGAGAGAGTTGTAAATTTAACTTGGGATAGTGATAATAAAACTATTAAAGGAAATATAAATGTTGGTTCAATAACAAATGATGATATTTCGAGTGATACAACAAAAAAAATAAAAATCAGTAAAACAACATTAAATATCGATGCGACTCAATTCATTGCGAATGATTTCACTACTAGTAGTAAATTAAAATTACAGAATATTTATGTAAAACGGATAGATGACCCTGATGAAAGTGGTGCATCAAAAATTGTGGATAATGTAAATATTTATGCAAAAACAAGTAAAGATGCAAGTTTAAAATTATATACAAAAGACAGCACTAAAAAAGCAGAAATAAAAATAGGTGAAAAAGATGATAATAGTTGGGGTATATACAATACAACGGATAGATTTGTCTTGAAAAGATATGGAGATGGGGGTGAAGGAAATAAAATTTTAACTACTGTTTCAAAATCCGGAGCTTTATCAATAGGAAATGTAGATGGTGTAGCGGACGAAAAATTACATGTAAATGGTAATATAAAATTAGAAGGAATAAGTAATAATCCAGAAATCATAATGCCCGGAATAAAAAGCAATGAACCTCATATATTATTGGCTAATTCTAAAACCAATATTGCTGGAAATATAGGTGATTCTGGTTATTTAAAATTTACACCCGTTAAATTAGGTAGTGTTGGTAGTGATATTACTGTTCAACCGACTGGATTAATAACAATAAATTCTGGTTCAATTGGTAATGATGAAATAGCAGAGTGGAATAATGAAATTAATACTGATGATAATAGAATTGACCATACTAAAATAAAACTATCATTTACTTGGGGTGGTCAACGAGCTGGAACTGTCGCAGAAGCAATAAATATAACACCAGATGGCGTAGTTAAAATACCTGATAAAACTCTTGAAGATGGAGGCGTAGAAGACAAACATATTTCAAATGACCCAACAAAACAAATACAAATCAGTAAAACAACATTAAAAATAAACACTAACCAATTTAAGCAAAATGTTTTTAATACAAATGGAACATTGGAAATAAATGATATTTATGTAAAAAATAACACAGGTGGAGGTTCAGATCCTATTAACTTAGAAGGTTCTATTTGCGTTGTTCCTGATAATAAAAGAAATTTGTTATTAAAAATTTATTCTAAATCTGACGATTTGCATAGTGGTATTCATTTGGGTAAAGATGCTATGAGTAAATGGCATATTTATAATGAAAAGGCTACAAAAAAACTGATATTTAATCATGGAACAGAAACCCCTATAGTTTTAAATGGGGAATCGGGTAGAATTTCGATTGGTGGTGATTTTCCAGCTGAAGAAAGTATACATATTCGAGATAATATCAAAATAGGAGGAAATATAGTTTTAACAGATGACAAAATGACAAATGGGAATGTTTTATTGATTCGAGACAATAAAGTTGAATCGACTCCTATAAGTGGTGTTATAAATATAAATAAATCTGGCACGACTTCTTTTAATTCAAATGTTATTGATGCATCTCATATTGTGAATGGAACAATAACTAATCAACAAATAAGTAGTTCAACACAGGACAAAATAGATATTTCGAAAGTTGATTTATTAGTAGATACAACTACAATAGAACTTGGTTCTGACCATAAATTGCGTGTAAAATCGGGTGTATTTTTAACAACGGGTAGTAATCCTGATGTAAATGATATTACTGTTGATAATTTAATAATAGATTCAAATTCATTCGTTATGCAAACAAATGACGTAGGTAATTTATTAGTGGGTGTTGGTGATAAATTTGAAAATAAACAAATACACGGTGATGTAGGTGTTAGTTTAAATGCTGATAATGGTAATATAGAAATGAATATAAATGCAGCTAAAATAACGAATGGTATGATTAAACCAAAGGGAACATATAACGGTGTTGTATATAATGGAATTGATATACAAAAAACTACATTATCTGTCGATGGTTCTACTATTATTTGGAATGGGGACGAATTAAAAGTAGCAAATAATGTTTATTTAGAAAAAAGTGGTGGTAGTATAAAATATTTGAATGTAAAAAATAATCGCGGTTCTAATAGTAAACTAGAAATATTTTCTGAAATAAATGATTCAGTATTACACTTTAAAAATAAAAATAGTGAATGGTTGTGTAATGCAAAAGTAGATAGTAATTTTAGTTTTACAGATGGTCAAGGTAGGTTAGTTTATAATATCGATAGTAATAGAAATATCAGTATAGGTGAAAAACACAATACATCTGAAAAACTATTTGTAAAAGGAAACGCCAAAGTGGATGGTTCTCTTGAAATAAATTCGTTAAAAATACCAGGAATTAGTGCAGGGCAAAGTTTGATGTCTAATATTGATGGTCAATTGGTGCCAACACAATTTATTGGTGATGTAAATATAGCTAGTGATGGCACAACAACAATCCAATCGCGAACAATAGAAAGTTCAATGATTAACCTCGATGTAATTCAAGATAAACATATAAGACCAGTTATACAAAATGATGATACATACAAAGGAATAAATATAAAAAAAACAACATTATCTGTTGATAATTCAACCATTGAATGGATTAATGATGGAAATGGTGTTGAAAATACTTTACAAGTGAAAGATATATATGTTTTAAAGTCAACAGATAAACAAGATGCTGTAATATCAAATTTAAATTTAACTGGGACTTTTGAAAGAAATACGAATGGAGAGATTATAAAAGCACAAGAATTGGGAAATAATTTGTTTTTTAATTTGTTAAGAAGAGGCAAAAAAACGAGTAGTTCGCGATTTGGATATTTGGATGCAACAAATATTTTTCAATTTCAAAACAATGAAATGCAACAATCAGGAAATATGGCATTTAAGTTTAATAATAGTGTAGAAATACCAACTTTAAAAATAACTGGTATGTTAACCACTAACGACGATATAAAAATAACCGGAAATAAAGGTATTATTTATGATACCAACGTGCAAAATAGTATTTTAATTTCTGACGGAACAAGATTTATATCAAAAGCGCCAAATAACAATTCGAATATATCTATAAATTCAACAAATGGTTTGATTTCTATAAATTCGGAAACTATTAGTAGTGATATGATAAAAGCAAAAGACGTAGAGGGCTCAGGTTATAAAGGTATAGATTTACAAAAAATAGATTTCAATATCAATACTTCAAATTTATCTCTTGATTCCGATACTAATACATTAGATATAGTAAGTGTTTTTGTAAGAAACGATGAAGCAAATATATTTGCCGAAAACACAACATTTTCTAAAAATATAACTGTAAAAAATATAAATTCTGAAAAATTAATTGTCGATGATGATGCCGAATTAGGGATTTTTAAAGGGGGGGAAAATGGATCATATTTAACATTTAAAGATGGTAATAATACAACTGGTGCTACTATAGGATTTTCTAAAACGGATGGTGATAAAAACAAATTTCAATTTTCGAATAATGAAACAGGAAACACATTTGAATTTAATGGAACAATAGAAACTGCTGGGAATATTAATGTAGCTGGTAATATTATTGGTAGTGCTACTAGTAGTTTAACATGTAATGAAATAATATTTCCAGGAACAACAAAATTTGGTATAAATAGAAATTTAAATGGTCATTTCCTAGTTTCTGACGGTAGTTCTTTTAAACCTCGTGATTTAACCAGTACTTCTGATTTAAAAATAAAAGTTATAGAAAACGGACCAGATAAAGGTAAAATAGACGTTCAGGTTATTGCCGGTAAAGTATCTGGGTTTGTGGTAGATAATAATTCCATTTTAAATCAACAAATTAATTCAAATGCTAATATAGCACTAGATAAACTTAATTTCAATCCGAATACGACACAATTTACAAAAGATAATGCAACTGGTGGTTTTGCAATAAAATCAAGTTGGTCAAATAAATTAGTAAATGATAAAGCAAATGTTATATATCAAGAATTGACAAATAATTTTGGTATAAATGTTGAAAATGATTTGGTATTTGAAAATGGTGTAGATAATCGTTTAAAAATGATAAAAACTAATTTTACACCATCTGACCAATTTACATATAATAATGATACTGGTGCGTTAAGTATTAATTCTTTGTATGCATTATTAAATGGTGGTAATACTTTTACAGGAACACAAACGTTTTCAAACAATTTAACGATTCGAGATACTGTAAATATTGAGAATGGTTTAAATTTGATTGGAAATATAAATGTTTCTGGTAAAAGTGGAGAGAATTTAGAATTTAATTTGACATCAGACAATAATTATAACAATATTATAAAGTTTATAGAAAAATCAGGAGCAGGTTGGAAAATAATAAACGAAAAAACGACAAACAAATTAAAAATAGTCGATACAACAAGTAAAAACGAAGGATTAAATATTAACTATAATAAAGACGAAGTTGAATTGGGTATAGGTGTGGCTATTCCTCAAGAAGCCTTGGATGTTAGTGGTAATATAAAATTTTCTGGGGATAAAATAATTTCTACAAAAATACTAGAAAATCAATTTTTAATGAGTAAAAAAGGTGGTTCTGAAATGAATTTTGTTGAAATGGGAGGAGATATACAGTTAATTAGTCCTGAAGATGGCACGCCTGGTGTGGCAGTATCATCTATTCGCAATAATAAGATTACCGATAGTATGATTAAAAACGACCAAATTACAAATAGTAAAATAAAGAGTGATGCAGAGATTGCTATGTCAAAAACCAATTTCTCTCCAAATATTGGAACGGATGGTGATTTTACTTGGGAAATAAAAAGAGAAGGTCAATTAGATAAACATGTTTTGGGAATAAATCAAAGCAAATTTATAAAAACAAGCGAAGAACTTAATCAAACTATACAAGGTAATTTAACTTTAAATAAATTAACACTAAATGATGATATAATATTGAAAACAAATACAAAAAATCTTATATTAATAGCCGATGGTGAAAAATTTTTACCTAGACAATTACAAGGACATATAAGTTTAAATAGTGTATATGAGTCAATCATCGAACCAAATGTCGTTGAAAACAACATGATAAAACCAAAAGGAACATATAGCGGTGTTGTTTATGATGGTATTGATATTAAAAAAACTAATTTGACAGTTGATGGGACAAGTATTCAATGGACAGATCCCACAAATAAAAATACATTGAAACTTGTGGATAATTATATAACAAAGGGTGGAAACAATACAAATATGCCACAGGGAGGGATAGGTATTTATAATGTATCCCCAGAGGGAACATTACACTTAGGTGATGTAAATAATCAAAATACAAGAATAATATTACAATCAAAAGTAAATACTAAAAATGAATTTATTATGCGACGAGGTGTGGGCAACAACACGGTAAATAATAATAGCATAGGCTTTAATTATACAAATGATGGTTTATTTTTAACTAAATATAATAGTTTAACTCCTACTGTTGATTCATTTTTAAGTGTATTAAATGATGGTAAAATAGGTATTGGTAAAAATGATCCAACTGTAAAATTAGATATTGACGGTTCTGTTAAGATAAGAAATTCATTAAATATTACAAACGATTTAACAGTAGACGACAATATTATTACTGATGATTTAACATTAAGAAATGATTTGGTGGTGAATAGATTGTCTACTTTTAAAGACAAGGCAACTTTCGAACGTGATATAGAAGTCGTGAATAATTCAATATTTAAAGCTGATTTAACGATAGAAGGAGATTTAAAAGTATTATCTACAGATAGTATTACTTTGCAAACAAATGCTTTGGGGTCTATATTAGTAGCAAATGGTACTAAATTTAATTCGGTACAAATAAATAATCATGCTAGTATGAATGAAACAGGTGCATTATCTTTAAATCCAGGCGTAATCGTAAATAATCATATAGCCTCAATATCGGATAGTTATAGTGGTATAGATATTAGTAAAACAACGTTGAAATTAGATGACAATACTATGAGTTGGCAATTGGATACAGATAGAAACCGAACTATTATCAAGGTTAAAGATGATGTATATGTAAAAAAAATAGGAGATACAATCCAAGGTCAAATTAATATTTCAAATAATTTGACTGTAAATCAAAATTTAACTGTAAACCAAATCTCTACTTTTAAAAACACAACAACTATACAAGGGATATTAAATTTGACTCAATCAAAACTTTCAATTGGGTCCAATACCGAAAAAGCTATATTAATAGGAAATGGTGTAGATGGTTATGAACCAAAAGTGTTAACAGGCGCTATTAGTATGAATAAACTCGGGTCTACTGTTTTAGGTGATGGTCAAGTAAACGATAGACATGTAGCGGTTTGGAATACAAAAACAGATGCAACCGATAATAGAATTAAAATACAAAAAACAAATTTGAATCCTATTGGGCATTTAACGTTAGCAGATAATGGCACATTAACAGTTAAAAATTATTTTGCAAGAAAAGATACGGCTAATGTGTTTTTGGAAAATGTTATATCAAATGAACTTTTGATTGGCAAAAAAGGTTTACAATCATCAAATGATAAATTAATAATGCAAACAAATACACAAGGTCATATGTTAATAGGTCAAGGTGATGGTACTTTTTTTACACCAAAACCAATAAGTGGGGTTATAAATGTTGATAGTAATGGAGCGACAACATTTGTTAATAGTCAAATAATTGAAAATATTCATATAAAAGACAAGGTGCAAGGTTCATATGATGGAATAGGTATACAAAAAACAGACTTAGTACTATCATCACAATTTAATCAAAACAATTTTACAAATAATAGTACAATAGAAATTCAAGATATTTATATTAAAAGAACAGATCAATTAAATACTTTAACGTTCGGTGGATTAAAAATAGAAGGACAAGGCAATAGTAATAGTAATTTAAGATTTTCCAATGAAACAAACGCAAATACTTGGGATATGTATCAAGAAAAGTCAAATAACAAATTAATAATAAAAAATAATTCAAAAAACGTCATGGCTATTCATAATGAAGGACAAGTATATATTGGAACGGGTGTAAATAGACGAGAAGATACAAGTTCGAGACGATTGAGATTAAAAAGCGAAACACCATTATTAAATATTGACGGAAATACATTACTAAGTGGTAATTTAAAGGTTATAGACGATATTAGTTGTAATGTGATAAATATTAGCGAAGGCATTGATACAAAATCAGAATGGGTTAATTATTTTATGATGTCAAATGGGACATATTGCAAACAATTACCTTTAGAATCCACTTCTCACGTCAAACTAGTGGGTAATCAAAAATTAGAAATTCAAAACAATTCAATAATTGATTCTTATATCAATATTGGCGCAAACATAAATATTAAAAAAACCGATTTGAAAATAACTGAGGCACAATTTAAAAAATCGATATGGGATACTGAGAATAGATTAGAAATTATTGATACAAATTATATTAAAACAAGTTTTGATGGAACACAGGCAATTACATCATCATTAAATTTGACCGGCAGTTTAGAAGTTGATACAATAACAGTTAGAAATAACTCTGATTTTTCATCAAAAAAGATTTTTTGCGAACAAATAGTTATTCAGAAAACAGGGACGGGGGTGAATCAATATGGCAGTATAAAAATTGATGATACTACAAATGGAATGATTTTAGTAGCAAATAATAAAAATGAATTTCGTCCTATAAATATGTCTGGAGATATTACATTGGATGTAGATTATAATACCGTAATAGGTGATCAAAGGATATCAACATCTATGATAAAAAATAACAATATAACAAATGATAAGATGTCTACCGGAATTGATATAAAAAAAACGACACTAAATGTTGATTCTACAACTATTGTATGGACAGAAAATACAAATAGAAATACCTTAAAAGTTCGAGACAATGTATTTGTGAAAAAATCAGGAGGTGATACTATGACTGGTAATTATACAATAACAGGCAATTTAATTGTTAACACATTATTAAGAAGCACACAAACAATAGTGTCTGATGGAAATCTTACAATAAATGGTAATTATTTAAAAATGGAAAAACCGATATATTCAAATGTCGCTGATAGAAATGGTATGTTAATGGTTCATGATGCGACAGGATTCAAACCAACTAGGATTTCTGGTGATTTGAGCATTGATGAGAATGGTGTAGCAACAATAGCTAGTGGAAGAATAGTTGATAGCGATGTTAAATCAAAAGATATTGCAAGTGGATATTTGGGTATAGATATAAGAAAAACAAATTTGGGAATAGATACCTCGACATTATCATGGACGGATTCAAATAATAATGTTTTAAAAGTTAAGGACGATGTATTTTTAAAAAAAGCAGATGGAAATGCTAATAATTTAACTGTTGCGAGTGAATTAAATGTAAATGGAGTATTTAAAATTAGAAATATTACTCAAGGTCAAATATTAATTGGACAATTAAATAATAGAATAACAGCAAAAACAATATCTGGAGATATTGCAATAGACAATAATGGTGTAGCAAATATACAAACAAATGCTATACAAACTAATATGATAAATGATGGTAATATTACGATTGCAAAAATAGCCAGTGGTTTTATTTTGCCTATGGATAAAACAAATCTACAAATAGATACCAATACATTAAGTTGGGCGAATACCAGAAAAATAAAAGTTCGAGACAATGTTTTTGTTAAAAAAACCGGTACTATGAATATAAACAATATACATTTTACCAATACATCACGCATTGGCATAGGAACTTCTAATCCAGGTTATGCTTTGGATGTTAGCGGAAATGTTGGCATAGGTTCGAATACACAGAGTGAACAGGATATTACATTTACCTGTAAATCGGGTAGTTGGGAATTTGGAACAAATAACAAAGGTAATAATGGAACAAATAACAATCATTTTTATATATATGACACACAATATCGTTTAACAGTACAAAAAACAACAGGAAATGTTGGTGTTGGTACTAAAACACCAACCCATAAACTCCATGTAGATGGAACATTAAAAATTACCGGTCAAAGTGTTTTTCATGATGATGTAGAATTTAAAGAAGAAATTACTTTCAAAAAAAATACTACATTTGAAGGTGTAAATACATTTTCTAATAGAAATATATTCCAAGATAATTTAGTATCCACTAATAAAAATTTTACTGGATTAAATATTCTGTCGTGTAATTCAATAGAAACAGCTGGAAATATAACATTAACTGGGGGGAATTTGATTTTCGGTACATCACAACAAAGGGCAACAAGAAATGGTTATATTTTAGTTCAAAAAAATAATGAATTTCAACCCACTAATATAACTGGTGATATTACAATAGATCAAGATGGAATAACAACAATAGGTAATAATAAAATAACCAATTCAAATATTAAAAATGCAACCAATATGATTACTTCAGAAAAAATAGATATTTCAAAAACTACATTAAATTTAGATTCTGATTTTAAATGGAATGCTAATCGAGATACTATAATGATAAAACCAAATAAATTTTTTAGGATTAATAACAATAATACATCATCGGGTTCATTAGATATTACAAATACAATTACAAGTAATAGTTTAATTATTAGAAATACTTTATCTTTTGGAGACAATGCATCTGGTTCTATACTCGTAGGTAATGGCACAAATTATGTAAAAAGAAATTTAAGTGGTGATGCAACAATGTCTAGTGATGGTATATTAACTATACAGCCCAATACAATAACAAATGCTATGATGTCAACTGATGTTGGAGATAAAATTACATTTGATAAAATTACATTTCAGCCAAATACAAATCAATTTGACTTTAATAATACGACCGGTATATTAACTATTGATGACATTTATATTAAAAATACAAGTGGTAGCACTAATATACAAACATTAAATAAATTAAATATCGAAAGTGGTGAATTGCAGATGGGTGATATTACAAAAAATCAAAAAGGACATATAATGATGGCGGATGGAATAAAATTTAAACCAACAGAAGTTTTGGGAGATATTCGTATAGTAGAAGTTGTTAAAGAAGGTACGACACAATTAGAATTTAATATTGTTAGTCAAACTATTACAGGTTCAGATATAGGTAATGAAGAAATAGAATTTCGTCATATTTATAATGGTGCGGATACAGCAAAAAAAATTAAAATTGCACAACAAACCGATTTTAATTTAGATACAAATTCGATTGTTTGGACAAATAGTAATAATAATACTATAAAAGTTGTAGATAATTTATATTTGAAACAAGTAGGCGGTGTATTAAGTGGTGCTTTAAGAGTAAATGACAATGTTTCTATTAATAAAGCACAGAATCCTACATTAAATATTTATGGGGGCGGGAGTCCTGTAATTCATTTGGGCACAGACGATAACACACGTTTTTCAATATACAAAGATGGAAACAATACTGTTTTTTCTAAAAAAAATCAAGCTAGTGGAACAGATACAATTGCAAGTATAATTACGCCTGATGGCAATACCGGTTTGGGTGTGGTCCCCGATGAAAAATTCATGGTAGATGGAAACATTAAATTATATAATAATACTGCGGAAGGTGCAGTTGCCACTAATGAACGACTTATAAAATATAATGTAAATACACAAAATAGTATACTTTTAAGTAATGGTATAGGATTTAAACCATATACTTTAACCGGTGATGTAAGTATTATAGGTGCTGCGGAAACAAATATAAATAACGGTGTAATTTTAAATCAACATATAAAACCGGCTCAAACCATGACAAGTGGAGAGAAAATAGATATTTCAAAAACGACTATAGAATTAAGTAATGATTTTGAATGGGGTTATAATTTAGGTAATGATAAAGTAAATACTATAAACATTCGAGAAAACTTTTTAAGAAAAGAAAATCTTTCTTCACAAACAATGGAGGGGTCATTGAATTTATATAATAAAGCAAATTCGTCTTATGATACAACATTAGAAGTATGGGATAAAAAGACTGATGGTAATGTCGTTTTAAAATTGGGAAATGATTTGAATAATCATTACGGTTTTAAAATGAATCGAGATGGAAATGTCCGTAATTTTGATTTGTTTCAAAGATTAAATAGTGTAGATAAAACAATTATGAATATCGAAGGTGCCAATGGAAATATAGGTATAGGGGGCATTAGAAAACTAAATAGAAAAGTATTTGTTAAAGGGGAATTTGAAGTGGAAGGAACGTCTTATTTGGAAAATTTAAATGTTGAAACACAAGCAACAATTGATGATTTGAGTGTAAATAATATTGAAGTAATAGATTCTTCATTAAATAATGTATCTATAAATGGTGAATTGATTACTAAAAAGTTTATTTTCAAAGGAGCTAATGGGAATGGTAAAATTTTAATTGGTCAAGGGGACCAATATTTACCAAAGACCATTTCTGGACATATTAATATAAATAAAACGGGAACAACTACAATACAATCGAATATTATTGATTCAACAATGATAAAAAATACACAAATTTCAAATAAACACATTAAAGGTGTAGATAAAGTTCGAGAACCTGAATATAATGGTATACATATAAATAAAACCAATTTATCAACAACAGCCGATTTGACATATAATAAAAATTCAGGTGTTTTGGGTTTAAATCGTAGTGGATTTTTATTAACAAATGAAGCTGAACAATCAATAACGGGCAATTTAACACAACAAGGTAATTATACGGTAAATGGTGGTGTTATAATTAGAGATTCTGTTAATATACAAAATGGAAATTTGATTATGTCGAATAGTTCGAAAGGGCAAATACTAATGCATAATGGAACAAATATTGCTCCCACAACATTAGAAGGTGATGTGAAAATTGTCCCTACTATAGAAACAACGGTAGTTAAAGGTTTCACGAAACAATTTGAAAAATTAAAAACAGAAATAAATGATAATGTTATTATTGACGCAAATATAAAATCTATTTCACAAGGATATACGGGTATTGATATTAGAAAAACAAATTTGAAAGCGGGAAAGGGTATTAGTTTGGTTCATAAGAATGACTTAGACGGAAATTCAATTACTGAAGTAAAATATGCATTGGATGATTGTATTCCCGATGCCACGTTAATTGATAAATATTTTAAAAAAAAAAATGTGGAATATGAAGATGATACAGGTGATAAAAAAATTAATCGGGGTATAAAATCGGATAAATTGGCAGTAGATTATGGTAGAGGATTGCAATTTGTAAAAGTTGGGGATGAAACAACTGAAATATATAAAGAAACTGTAGAAGTTAAATTGTATGACGATAAAGTTAAAAACAATATATCTATTGGTTATAAAGCCGGATGGAAGTTTGCTCAAGCAAAAAGAAATATAGCAATTGGTAATAATGCATTAGAATCTGGAGTTAATCAACTATGTTCGGATAATGTGGCAATTGGTTATAAAACATTACAAAAAAATACAGATGGTTCTGGAAATATTGCAATAGGTAGTCATGTATTAGAAGAATCACTGGGTTCGCATAATATCGGAATTGGATTAGATGCTTTAAAAAATAGTGAAACTTGCTTTAAAAATATAGCCATAGGAACATCAAGTTTATTGAAGAACGATGAAGGTAGTGATAATATAGCCGTAGGATTTGATAGTTTAAAAACAAACAGGTCGGGGGTTAATAATATAGCATTGGGTAGTAATTCATTATTAGAAAATATGTCGGGTAGCAATAATATAGCATTGGGTAAAAGTAGTTTAAAAAGCAATGTTACTGGAAGAAGAAATATAAGTGTTGGTTTACAAACATTAGAAAAATGTAAAAAAGATGATAATGTGGCAATAGGGAATTTGGCAATGTTAAATATAGATGGTGATAAAAATATAGCCGTCGGTAGTAATTCATTATTAAACCAAATCACTGGAAATGGAAATGTTGGCATAGGTCAAAATACATGTTCTAACATTAAAGTTGGAAATAATAATATTGCAATAGGTGAAAATTCTTTACAGAGTAGTGCTGATGCAGAGAGTAATAATAATATAGCAATAGGTAAAAATGTGATGTTAAATAATCAAACTGGTGGAAATAATATAGTTGTCGGAATTGAATCATTGGTTAATAACACTACTGGTAATAATAATGTTATATTGGCAACTGACTCAATGTCGAATAATACAACAGGTTCTCTTAATATAAGCATTGGTCCAAAAAGTTTAAAAAAAAATACGATAGGTTCGTCTAATATCGCGATGGGACAAGAATCGTTGTTAAATAATACCATAGGTAAAAATAATATTGCATTAGGATTTCAATGTATGTCAAAAGTGGAAAGAGGATTAAATAATGTGTCTTTAGGTATTCATTCCCAATTCTCAAATGTTAAAGGAGATAACAACGTTTCTATTGGAGCAAAGGCATTATATTTCAATAAAGGTAATAATAATATTGGTATTGGATATTTTGCGGGAACAGACGTTGACCACGACGACGATGCAAATACTTCTGAAAACTCTATTAGTATAGGAAATCAAGCTACAAATAATGCTACATATGCTTGTGCCATAGGTTATAGGGCAAAATGTAGCAAAGAAGCGACGCAATCATTAGCAATTGGTTATAAAGCACAAGTTAGCACACCAAATACAATTGTTCTTGGAAATAGTGAAAGTCATACGTTTATACCTGGTAAAACGGATGATGGTAAACCGAAAATTTCTATTAATGTTGATGGTGTTGCTACATTACTGGAGGATTACATAGATGCTAGAGTAACAGCAGCACTTGTTGCTAGAGGATTATAATTATAATTATAATTATAAAAATTTAATAAAAAAAAATATTATATTTTTATATAAATGAAGAAAGCATTATTAATTGGAATAGATTATCACAATGACAATCGTCTCAAATTATTCGGGTGTATAAATGATATTACTTTAATGAGCGGTATGTTAATGGACGCTCTCGATTATAGAAAACAAGATATAACAATGATTCGCGATGATTCAAATAAAAGTCATTTAAAACCAATAAAGGAAAATATTTTACGTGAATTAAATAATATAGTAAACGAAGATTTAGAAGAAATATGGATTCATTATAGTGGACACGGGACTTATAGATTAGATGATGATGGTGATGAACGAGATAATAAGGATGAAGTAATTGTTCCGATAGATTATAAATCACACGGAATAATTAGCGATGATATGATGATGGATATAATAAAAAAAAGCAAAACAAAAACTATTATAACTTTTGATTGTTGTAATAGTGCGAGTTTATTTGATTTACCTTGGCGTTTTGAATACACGAATGGTAGATTTAATAAATATGTTGAAAATAATGATAATATAGAAAATAAAAATATTATTATGTTTAGTGCATGCAGGGATAATCAATTGGCTGTAGATGGATATGACAATGAAAGAAGAATGAGTGTAGGGGGTATGACTCCAGCTTTAATTGATACTTTAAGACATAACAGATATAATGTTGCTGTTTTCAAATTATTTAAGGATATGTGCACATATCAAAAAATAAAAAATAGAGAACAAATTACAACGTTATCTAGTAGTAGTGAGTTTCCAGAAATAACTTTTACAAGACCTTTAATCATGAAAAAAAATAATACTGCATACTCTAAAGAAATATTTAATAAGGATTATTTCCGTTAATTATTTTTAATAAATTGTAATTTTTGTAGTGTTTCTCGTTCTAAAAAAGATTTAATTAATTTAAATGCTATTAATGCAAAATTAGAATTTGTATAAACAAAAATTTTTCTAGCTGTATCTTCAAATATTTTATTTATTTCTGTATAAATATATTTACACATTCGCACATTTAAATTAGCCGGACTACAATTCTCTAAATGAAAGTGAATGTCATATGTTGTTGAATCGTATCGTTTTGCGCGTTCTAAAGCTTTGAATGAAATGTATATAACAAATTCTAAGAATTCGCCTATATTTGATTTAAACAAAGAAGGACGAAAATTACATCCTATAACATTAATATTTACTAAAGAATTTTCTTCATTTAAATAACATATTTTATTATATCGTTGATTTAATTCTTCAAATCTAGAGGGAACTAAAGATGTCATGATAATATATATAAAAACAATAATTTTATATATATTAAACTTAAATGTCTGCTGTTAAACGAGTTTTTGATAATGAATATTTAATGAGACATATTTTTACTTTTTATCCAAAAAGATGTGGAAGTTGTAAAGTAGTGATGCATCGTAAATTTGTTGATTCCAAGATACATAAACATAGAGACCAAATTTGGAGATCCACAGAAAACGAATACTGTCGTGGATATTGCAATTGGTGTTGTGTTTATAATTTTAATCATCCTTATTAAATTTAACCATAAGCTCTCGGTATTTGAGGCACTTCTCTTTCGTGAGTAATTTCTGTATCATCTTCGGATGTATAATCGGATTCAGAAGTATACTCTGAATCCGATGAATAATCTGGTTTAAAATGTCCATATTTATTTATTACTCTTATCGAGCGTGGAGAAAGAAGTATATTTTCTATGTCTTGCAGTTCGTGTGTTTCATTATCATTATCACTATCACTTTCAGTATCACTAATATATATATTTTCAATTGCTGCATTTTTTCTTGCTTCTAAATATGAATTTAAACAGCGCATCGAACAATAACAACATATACAAAATGGTGTGCCTATAGAGAAAATCATTATAACGAAATCTTGTAATGACATATGTGCATGCATTAATTAATATATATACTTTATTTTTAAACTTTAATAATGTTTAGGATATTTTTTTCTATGGGTTTATATATATGCCGCGTATCAAGAAAGGTAAAGATGGAAGATACCACGTTCATGGTAAATCATACAAATATTTAGTTGGCAAAAGACAACAAGTTGCTAATGGTACAGCTTACAAAACAACATATGGTAAAGATGCTTTATTAAAAAAGGATATTCTTAAAAATAAATGGGGTCGTTATGTAAGTGCGAAAAAATCTCGATGGGGTAAAAAACGAGGTTTGAAACAACTTCGATTGGCTGGATACACAACCAAAAAAGGTAAATTTGGTGCTGTAAAAATGGGAAGTCCAAAAAGAAAAACAAGAAAAAGAAGTAGAAGTAAAGGAACACGCAAAAAACGTATATGCCGCCACAAATCAGGACCAAAAAAGGGTAAATACAAGAAATGTTAATAAAAGCATTGGAAAAGTTATAATATTTAGGTAATATATATGTCAACAGCAAAACGTGAAAGAAGAAAGCGATCAATAGAACGAAGTAGAGAACATCCTGTAGAACCCGGTAAATGTTGTGCTATGTGTATAGAGGTAGGTTGTGAAGAGTTAGAAAACTGTATGTGCAAACCTTTAAAGTTTGCTTGGCATATGGGCGAAGAAACAGGAAAATGTTGTGCAGAATGTGCAAAAGAAATTAAAGAAGGAAGGAAGAAAGGATTCACATCAGCAACAGTAGCTCCATTAGATGTAGAAACTGGTAATCCAAAAGTAGGAGGGAGACGAACACGTAAACGAAGAAAACGTCGTTCCATGTGCGCTCGTTTAACCAATAAAGCGTGTAAAACAAAACGATACAAAAAAAGATGTAAAACAACAAGAAGAAAAAAAAGAGGTTCAAAAGGTCGAAAATCACATTGTAGAACACGTAAAAATCGTTTTGCAAAAAGACCGAATCGAAAAAGAAGGAGAACTAAAAGAAAAAAGAGACGTTAATTAATATGTAGTTTAAAAATCTAACTATATATTAATATGCCCATAATCTCTCCAAAATGTCCCAAAAACTATAAATTATTAAAGTCTCAATGTAAATGCAAAAAAAAAACGGCAAAAACTAAAAAAAAGAAAAAAGAGGTTAAAAAACCTAAACAACAAACTAAAAAAGTTGACAAACATTTAGAAACAAAAAAGAAATTAGCTCAGGAAATTATAGATTTACATGTATCTCTAGGTTTAAAAACTGGTAAATTAACAACACTTACACAATTGGTAAAATTAAACGTAACTGATTTACGTAAAGACGTAAAAAAATATAAAAAAATGGTTCGAACAAAAGTTAGAAATGTGAAAAAAGCGGTAAAACAACAAGAGAAACGCGAAACAAAAAAGAAAAAAGTCATTAAAAAAAAGGAAACCAAAAAAAATATAAAAAGAAAGAAAGTTAAAAAAAGAAAAACGATTAAACAAATAAGAGAAGAATGTAAAAAAAATGGATTGGTATTCGATACACATACACGTAAATGTCGTGAAAAAAAGCAAAGAAAGTTAAAAAAAGAAAAACGATTAAACAAATAAGAGAAGAATGTAAAAAAAATGGATTGGTATTCGATACACATACACGTAAATGTCGTGAAAAAAAGCAAAGAAAAAAAACCAAACGAGTAGTAAAACTAAAATCTAAAACGACAAGAAAAATCAAAACACCAAAACCTGATATTCATGTAAAATCGACACCAAAACCCGATATTCATGTAAAATCGACACCAAAACAACAACAAAATATAATGATGTCTCGTTTAAGGTCGTATTCTCCTAGTATAAATAAACTTATTACTAGAAAAAGCGTAGATCAATTAAAATTAACCGGCTATGGTTGTAAAGAAAATGAAATAAGAATTGGTGGTGGCGAATGTTTGGTGTGGAAAAATAAAAAAACAGAGGAACTACTATTAAACAATTTGCAAAGTAAAAAACCGGTTAAAGCATCTGACGTTTTGGGTCCTAATCAAAATGATAGTAATTGTTGGTTTAACACTTTTTTCATGTTGTTTTTTATAACGGATAAAGGAAGAAAATTCATGAAGAATTTTAGAAGAGCCATGATTACGGGCAATATAACACCAAATGGGAAAAAGAAAATACCTCAAAAATTAAGATATCCATTTTGGTTGTTAAATAAAATGGTAGAAGCTTCGTTGGTCGGTAGACGAGACCCGGATAATTATGCTAGTTTGATGGACACAAATGACGTCATTAAAAAAATTTATAATAATCTAAAAAGTCCGAACAAGAAAACAGGATTTTATAGAAAACCGGGGCAAGCCGGTAATCCGGTTCTCATGTTTGAAAAAATAATGGATTTTTTCAAAAAAGGAAAAAATAAAACAGATTTTGGTTTAGAATGGGAAAATTACAGAATTATTTCGAATTACAGTTGGTTTTCAGATTTAACACAAAAAAATTCTTTTATATATAAAGATATTGTTAGTACTAAACCAAAAATGATAGTCGTTGAAATATCTGACCAAAATAAAGGAGCAAATGGATATAAAGGAAAGGGGGAAGCGAAAGTTTCTGATTTTAAAAAGAAATTGTCATATAAATTCGGTGGTTTAGAATATAAACTCGATAGTGTGGGAGTAAGAGATGTAGATAAAAATCATATTTGTGCATTATTAACAATAAATGGACAAGATTATATGTTTGATGGAGAGAATACTACACCATTATACAAGAAAAAATGGCGTCATTTATTAAATAAAAACGAAACATTTAAAATTACACCTGATATTTCAGAACGATATAATTTTACAAAATCATATCAATGTTTAATTTATTATAGACATAAATAATTAAAAATTTAATATAATAATTTTTTAATATCATTAATTATTATATGTCAAGTGCGGTTGTGGAAGATGACCCAATGCCAGAAGAATGGAGTGAATTTCTCGAAGGAATTAATTTTAACGAAAATAACGAAAAGATTTATAAAATTTTAGCAATGGTTAATGAGAAAGGAAGAGGTAAAGAATACCTGGTATGGTGGAAGGGTAAACCTTTTGAGGAATCTACGTGGATATCGATAACACATTTGAAAAAATTTTATACTGAGGAAGCACCGTTAAAAATAAATGAATTCAAAAGTAAGGAAGCATTTAAAGCAAAATTAGAATCAGCATCAAGATTAGGAGAAGAAGAAAAATGGAAATTTTTAGAAAATGCAAGCCTTGATGATACAAAGGCATATAAACCAAGTATATTTGAACAACGTGCGGATACAGATAGCGATGATGGATTGGGAAAGATGCCGGAATTAAATGATAAAGAATTTGACACGTTGATGCGAATTGAAGGAAACTGGGGAGGAAGGAAATCAAGAAAAAAGAAAAGGAAATCAAGAAAAAAGAAAAGGAAAACAAGAAAAAAGAAAAGGAAAACGAGAAAAAAGAGGAGGAAAACAAGAAAAAAGAAAAGAAAAGGTCGTTAACACGACATTTCATTTATATATACTGGCAAATCCATATCATCTGGTCTGTATGATTTGTCAACCCATTCTATTGTTAAAGGCATTGTTTCAGATAAAGGCGACCTACTTGTCCATTTTTCTTTGTGTAATAATTTTTTTAATTTTTTAATTCTATTTACAATTCCTCCAGCATTTCTAGGTGGAACATGTTTTAATGCCCATTCAAATTGCATCGATTCTATTTTAGTGGGAAATCCGTGTATTATACATATATGTTTCCATCCCGAACCTTTACTTGTTGTGTATTTTGCCCCACCTTTTATTTCACAATTGTGAGCTCTTAATCTTTTTTTTACATCATTGGATACACCAACATAAGTGTATCTGTTGTTTTTAATTATATAACAGGACCAATTGTCCATTATATAATTACCGTTATTTTGTTTAAATTTAAAGTGTATTTATAATATATCTATTATGAATACACTTAAGAAAGAAGGCATAGCAGAGGCAAAGCGTTGGGATAAAGTGGTAAAAGAAGCAACTTATAAAAAAAATCTATCTAAATATGTGGTAAGAAAACCGGATATATGGGTAAAAGAATGTGTAAGAACAGAACCCGATAGTAAATATTTTGTCAGAGGTTAATCGATAAAATATATAATTAAATCATTTAAAATTTATGCGTGTTAATTTATTAAATGTTTAAATATTTATCGTCAAATCCTTGTCATTTATCAAGTGTAGTTTTATCATTAAATATACCAATTACAATTTATTATAATAACAACATATTTTTGTTAACAGAAATACCTGTTGGTATTACTACTATTCTTTATCATAACGATTTTAGATGTGTAAAAAACATTAGAAATATTGATATTTTTGCAGCGCAATTAGCTTTTTGGCAACATATGTATTATGCTATAATATATCAAATTGCCTTTTCTAGAAATTGTTATATCATATGTCCTATAATATTTTTAGTTAGTAAATATTATCAAAAAAATAATGATCTGTTTATGAGTAATTTTTTTCATTCATTTATTCATTATTTTCTAACAATAGGAACTATATTTTTAAATGTAATGATCGATTAATTCCAAAATTCTTTTTTAATATAATTATTTACAATATATTGTTGGGGTACAATTCTATCAATATATTTTTCAAAATATTGTTTACTTGCAATAAAACTATGACTATGGTTTGTAGCAAACTGACAATAATATTGATATGCATTTCGCAATCGAATATCTGTTTGTATATCGATATCAAATTTATTATGAATGGCGTCTCTTATGCATTCACGCTTATTCCATAAACAACAATATGTTTGAGCGATTATTTTTTCATTAATGCTTACATAAGTGTAGTAGTATTTTACAATATTTACTAATTGTTTTTCCGTAAACAAATTTTTATTTTTTTGTTGATTTTCACACCAATAATTAAATAATGCAACAAATTCGCTTATTTCATATTCATCATCAATATTCTCTCCACTTTCAATATTTAGTTTCCAAAATTGTTTGAATATTTCAATATCTCCTAAAGATTCGCTATAAATATCTTGAAAGTTATTATTTGAAAAATCTATTTTGTTTTCTAATGTTTTGAAAAAATTAGATTTGTATATGATGTTAGGCAATGATAAATTTTTTAAAAACTGACACCATAAGAAATACATATCGCGTCTTGTGATATTTGAACCTTGTTTTGTTTTTAAAGATTGAATTTTAAAATCTTCGACAATTTTTTCGAAATTGGTTTTTTCCAAATAATAGATTCGGTTTACAATAGATTCAGTTCCTTGACTTTTAATATATTTATCCGAATTACCGTATCGTTTTGAATAATGACACGATATGCTTACCAAATTAAATAAATGTTTTTTAAAAATTAAATCACGAAAATCTTTATTTTTTGTAAAGCTAGTTTTCAATTTGAGAATACGGCAGTTTTTATATTCGTGTGCCCCGTTGTATCGAAAGCGAATAGTAGATTTAATACGTGTTTCTCCAAAATAATCACTTGTAAACTGTTCCAATAATTCAAAAAAAACTTTTGATTCTTCTGGACAATAATGTATTAAATGTTTATTTTTATTTAAAATATTATCTCCCAAAATGGAAAAAAAATATTTTGCTTCTTGTTTAGTTTCAAATAAGTTAGGAACTAATAAATTTAATAAGTTTTGTATAGTATTAGATTCTGGCATACTACTTGTTATTTCGTTTAATTTAATTTCATTTATTAATTTATTTTTAATTTTTTCTTTCCATTTTATTAATATTGGTATATTTGATATTTCAGATAATATTATATGCCAAATATCGTCTTCATTTATAAGTGTGAAATCGATGCCGTCATAACATATAAACATGTCTGTTTTGTTGATATAAAAATATTGTTTTTTCGAACAATTCATAAAATTAAGTATGTAATTATTGCTTTCTTTTTCAATCATTATTTTATTTAATTCTTGTTTATGGAATTGTTCAATAAGTATTGGTAGTTCGTTTATTATGAATGTTTCTAGTTTTTTTAATGTTTTAGGTTCCTCTCTATATTTTTCATATAGTGAATGAACAGAAATCAATATATTATCCATATAATTTATTATTTTTATAATGTTTAAGTAATTTAAAAATTAGATTTAAACTATAAATAAACATAAGTATTTAAAGATTTTAACGCAATTAAAAATATATGAATATGGTTACGGAAGAAAAAAATGTTCAAAATCAACAATATGTTTTGGAGATTAAAACTATTCAAATTGCACCATTTCGAACTTTAATGACAGCCTTGAAAGATATATTATTAGAAACGAATATAATATTTGATCAGACGGGTATAAAAATTATTAATATGGATAAATCGCATACTATTTTGGCTCATTTATTTTTAGATGCTACTAAGTTTGAGCATTATTATTGTAAGTATCCAAAAATTATTATTGGTGTGAATATGTTTCATTTGTTTAAATTAGTAAATTCAATTGACAACGATGATACGTTAACTATTTATATTGAAGAAAGTGAATATAGTGAAGGTATTGTGGATTATTTGGGATTAAAATTTGAAAATGGTGATATAAAGCAGTGTAAGGAGCAAAAATTAAAATTGATAGAGCCGGATGCTGAAGAATTGGATTTACCGGATGTCAAGTTTTCAAGTATATTAAATATGCCATCACAAGATTTTCAGAAAATAATCAGAGATTTGTCAAGTATTTCTGAAAGATTAGAAATAAAATCGGTAGGTTCTGAATTGATATTTAAGTGTAATGGTCCATTTGCAAAATGTGAAATCCGGCGTTCGGAGTGTGATGGTAATATGGAGTATATACAAAAGCAGGATGGCGATATGGTGATTCAGGGAGAATTTTCATTAAAAAATCTGGGTTATTTTATTAAATGTACCAATTTATGTGGAACGATTGAGATGTTATTGGAGAATGATTTACCGTTGGTGGTGAAATATTCTGTGGCGAGTTTGGGAGAAATCAAATTATGTTTGGCTCCTTTACCTTCGATTTAGTCGATTATTATTATATTTTAATTTGTCAAAATATAATAAACACAAAATCCTTTACACTATATAAATGTTGTTTATAAGTCCACCGTTTGGAAATTATATCGATTTTGAAAAAACCGTTCCAATACGCGGAAGTTTTACATTACATCCTCGACCAGGATTATTTACACAAATATTAAAAACATTACGATTTTCATTTGAAAAAAATGGTTGGATCAACAAAATAGGATTGCGAAATCGTGGGATAGATTACGCGATAAAAACATATAAAAAAGGGGAAATTATTAGTATAGCAATTATAGACGGGCATTCTGGTAGGATAAGTAATAAAATACCCGAAGATATGGACATAGAAATAAACGTTAGTTGTCCAAATGTCGAAAAGAAAAAAAATATTTATTCTGGAATACAATGTTTATTAAATACCAAGCGTAAATGGTGTATATTAAAAGTATCACCCACTATTCGGGAATGTGATATAGATATGTTTTATAAAAAGGGATTTAGACAATTTCATTGTTCGAATACAATTATGCAAAAGTGTAATGAGTGTGATTATGTATATGGTGGATTATCGGGACCATCGGTAAAGCCATATTCATTGAGGTTAATACGTTATATAAAATCCAATTATAAAGATGCTGTTGTTATAGGCGGTGGTGGTATAAGAAGTATGAATGATGTGGAGGAATATAGAGAAGCTGGTGCGGATCATTTTAGTGTATCGAGTCTGTGTTTTAATCCAGTGATGTTTTTGAAATTTTATTTGGAATTTACAGATCTTTTTTGATTAAATATTTATCTGGAAATATTAAATCGTCACTATCCTCACCACCCCATTGTTCGTATAAATCGTGTGGATGTATTAATTTTACAATACAATTATCGTCATTATATTCGATAAATCTGAAAAGCATATTGGAAAAATTTTCAAATTTATCAACGTCGGATTGACAATTTTGTTGATCTGTTTTACACCAATCGATACCTGTATCGTTTAATTGTAGTATATCGTCTACTAAAAAAAAAGTGTTTCTCCCTCCTTGTTGTATAGGTGTAAAGCCTAAAAATTTAACGGGGGGTTGGTTTTGTTGAGAAGTAGATGGTTTAGTATTTGATTTGACGGCTTCGTCAAATGCTAAACTCAGGTTTTTACTAGAATTGTGTGGTTTATTAAATATTTTTTTAATTTTTTGTATTTTAGGCGAATGTGTATAAAGAATATCAATGAATAAAGATAATATATATTTATTATCATTAATGAGTTCTTTGTCTGTAGCCGTTGTTTCTTCGTAAATTGTTGACCAAATATCTGGAAAATCAGATTTAAATTTATCGATTAACTCTTTATAATATGTAGATTCTGTTGACTTGGTATTATCGCTGGATTGTTTGGTTTTGCTTAGTTCTGTTTGCCTATCGTCATAATCAAATTCCATCTCTAAATATTTAATTAATTCATCCTCACTCATTAATGTTGATTGGTCAAACATGGCGTTCTGCATTATATTATTAATTAATATTATTTTTATAAATAAAAATAGAAATAAAATATATTATGAATCGAGAAACTAGAGTTAAAAAATTACAAATGGAAAAGTATTTAGAATGTAGGGGGGAAGTAAGAGAACTGGAGAGATTATTGCAAGAAAGTAGATTACGTTATAGAAAAGAAGCAAAAAATATTAAAAGACAAACGTGGGGAGATTATTGGAGGGAATGGAAGGAATGGTGGTACGATAAAGACCAATGGATATCAAATGAAATAAAAAAAAATGAAGAAGAAATAAGTTTTTTTCGAGATTTACAGAAATCAGTAGGTTTATATAACAAAGATAGTGAAACCGATATGTATAATAGTTATAATGCATATATAAATTCACAAAATGAGTATGATGGTTTGGATAGTGATGAAATTTAAATTAAATTGAAAACTATATTAAAGATTAATATTTGTATTAATTATACTATGGTAAAAAAAACGAATACAGGGACCCCCCAGAAGAAAAATGCAGAATTAGCAAAAAAATACAAAAAATTATCCGCTCGAGAACATGTTTTACACGCACCAGATACTTATATAGGTGCTGTAGAAACGGATGAAGTTCAGGGTTGGATAATGAATGAACAAGAAACCATGACACACAAAAAATATGATTGGATTGCCGGTTTATATAAATGTTTTGATGAAGGTATTGTAAATGCTAGAGACCATGCAATTAGACTTATGGATAAATTGTGTAAAGGCGAAAAAAATATTATTCCTGTATCGAGTATTCAAATTACAGTAGATAAAAAAACTGGCGTGATAACAATGTATAATGATGGTAATGGAATTGATATTGAAAAGCATCCTGAACATAAATTATGGATTCCTGAAATGATATTTGGTCATCTTAGAACTTCTACTAATTATGAAAAAAACGAAGATAAAATTGTAGGCGGTAAGAATGGATTTGGATTTAAACTTGTTTTGATTTATTCAAAATGGGGTGAAATCGAAACAGTAGACCATATCAGAGGACAAAAATATGTTCAACGTTTTGAAGACAATTTATCTGTAATAAAACCGCCAAATATACGTAAATCAAAAGGAAAACCATATACGAAAGTTAGTTGGTTGCCTGATTATGAGAAATTTGGCATTACTGAATTAACAGACGATATGTATCAGTTATTTAAAAAACGAACTTTTGATATTGCGGCTGTAACAGATAGAATTGTTAAAGTGAAATTTAATGATGAAATTGTCCCTGTCAAATCATTTGAGAATTATGTTGACCGTTTTATAGGTGAAAAATCAGTTGTAAAAAGATTATATGAAAAACCTCATAAAAGATGGGAATATGTTGCTTGTTTATCTCCATTAGATGAATTTACACAAGTAAGTTTTGTTAATGGTATTAATACAGGAAAAGGTGGAAAACATGTCGAGTATATTTTAAATCAAATAACAAAAAAAATGATTGCATATATTTCAAAGAAAAAGAAAATTACAGTGAAAGCTACTACAATTAAAGAGCAACTTATGTTGTTTGTAAATTGTGTTGTTGTAAATCCGGCTTTTGATAGTCAAACAAAAGATTATTTAAATACTCCGATTAGTAAATTTGGTTCACGTTGTGAAGTAAGTGATAAATTTATTGATAAATTAGCGAAAATGGGGGTTATGGATGCCGCATTAAGTTTAAATGAAGTTAAACAATTAAAAGGTGCGAAGAAATCCGATGGAACAAAGTCTCGCGCATTGAGAGGTGTTCCAAAATTGATGGATGCAAATTTTGCTGGGGGTCCAAAATCAGATAAGTGCACATTGATTTTATGTGAAGGAGATTCAGCTAAGGCAGGAATTGTTTCTGGTTTAACAAAAGAAGATAGAAATACGATTGGTGTATTCCCATTGAAGGGTAAACTTGTAAATACAAGAGATATTCATCAAAGTAAAATTAATAACAATGATGAAATTAATAATATTAAAAAAATTGTAGGATTAGTGACAAATAAAAAGTATGTCGATGAAAAAGAAGTGAAAAAAACCTTACGTTATGGTAAAATATTGATTATGACTGATCAGGATTTGGATGGTAGTCATATTAAAGGCTTATGTATTAATATGTTTCATTCGCAATGGCACGATTTAATTAAATTAAACGATTTCTTGGGATTTATGAATACACCAATTATTAAAGCAAAAAAAGGTTCTCAGGAGAAATCATTTTATGATGAAAGTGCTTATCATAAATGGAAAGAAGCTAATAATAATGCTAAGGGTTGGAAAATAAAATATTATAAAGGATTAGGAACGAGCACTAGTAAAGAATTTAAGGAATATTTTGCTAATAAAAAAATAGTAACATTTAAATATGGAAACACCTGTGATAATGCGATTGATAAAGTATTTAATAAAACAAGAGCAGATGATAGAAAAGAATGGTTAGAAGAATATGATAAAGATAAACGCTTGAATTATTCGAAAAGTCATATTGCATACGATGAATTTATTGATTGTGAAATGATTCATTTCTCAAAATACGATTGTGAACGTTCGATACCAAATATGGTAGACGGTTGGAAAACAAGCACTAGAAAAATTTTATATTCGGCTTTTAAGAAAAATCTAGTAAAAGAAATTAAAGTAGCACAATTTTCAGGTTATGTAAGTGAACATTCATGTTATCATCACGGTGAAATGAGTTTGAACAAGGCTATTATTGGTATGGCTCAAGAATTTTTAGGTAGTAATAATATAAATGCATTGATGCCAAATGGTCAATTTGGCACAAGATTGGAGGGTGGTTCTGACCATGCTTCAGAGAGATATATATTTACAGCATTGAATAAATTGACATCATTTATATTTAAAAGTGATGATAATCCCGTATTAAATTATTTAGATGATGATGGAACAAGTGTAGAACCAGACTTTTATGTGCCTATTATACCTATGGTGTTGGTAAATGGTGGTAAAGGTATTGGAACAGGATTTAGTTATGAAGGTTTATCTTATAATCCAAAACAAATCATCAAATATTTAAAAAATAAATTAAAAAACTATCAGACAAAACAGCCTCATGTTATTGAACCATATTTTGAAGGATTTAAAGGAACAATATCAGATTATAAAGCAACGGTAGATAAAGAAACAAACAAAACCTATCCAAAATATTTAATTAAAGGCAAATACAAAATTATTAGCGCAGATTCGATACAAATTACTGAATTGCCTATTGGAACGTGGACTACGCCTTATAAACAATTCTTAGAATCTTTAATGGATACAAAAAATAAAAAAAATAGTTCCATTATTAAAAATTATAGAGATTCTTGTTCAGACACTGAAGTTGATTTTACAATAAAATTTATGCCAAATGTATTAGCAGATTTATTGTCTAAACAATATGATGATGACATTAATATGTTAGAAAAAACGTTGAAATTATATACAACTAAATCTACAAGCAATATGCATTTATTTGATGAAAATCAAAGACTGAAAAAATACGATGATGTTTATCAAATAATTGAAGACTATTATCCTATTAGATACAAAAAATATATCGAAAGAAAAGAATATTTGATTAAAGAATTAAATAAAATTTTGAAAATTTTATCAAATAAAGCAAGATTTATCAAAGAACAATGTGATGATGTTATAGATTTGAGAAAAAAGAAAAAACAGGTGGTTATACAATTATTAAAAGATAGGGGTTATGATTTAATATTCGACGAAGGTGAAGAATTTAATTATCTTAGAAAAATGCCTATTGATAGTGTAATGGAAGAAAATTATTTAAAGTTGATGAAGGAAATGGAAGATAAAAAAATAGAATTAGAAACTCTTGAAAAAACTACTATTGAAGATATGTGGTATGGTGAATTAGACGAATTAGAAAAAGAATATTTGAAATATCAAAATGATAGACGAGTTAGACAATCGGGAGGTAAAAAACATAAAAAGAAAAAATCAATTAAAATGAAAAAAAAATAATTTAATATTTCAATAAATATTTAAATATTAAATTTACATGGGATTAGCAGTTAATAAATTTTTTTTTGTATTACCTTTTTTATAAATAAAATAAACATCTGGTTGATTTTTTACATATTCTTTAATATTACCTGTTAAATATACTTTTGAGTAATGGTTATAAAGTTTTTTATAATTCATTAAACAATCTTTTATACCGGATCTTACAATTAAATTAATAATAGAAAATACACATATATCTGCTGCATCAGGTATTTGACCACCATAAAAATCGTCCTGTAATAAATCATTTAATGGAATTAATTTTTCGTGCAAATCTTTTTCTTTAAATTTTTCCCACGCTTTCGCTTGTGCTTCTTCATCTCCAGAATATTTGCAGCGAGCCATCAAATTGTATATATCATTTGTTTGTTCCATGATCATTTCTGTTTTGGCACATGATATAGGTGTATTTGGTAATAATTTTGCAATCTTAGCACAATAACGTGTTATAGCAGCCGATTGGGCAATCAAATTATTGTTTTCATCATACATCACTGGCAATTGATTAAAAGGCATTTCTTTTTTTGATTCTGGCCATCTATTGGCTGTTTCTGAATCCCATTCGTAATCTATATTTGCAGCGTTTAACATTAACATTGCCGCTTGAGCGCGTGCTGCTGCTTTCCAATATACAAATTTTATTTTTACCATTATAATTAATTATTAAAAAATAATGTTTAAATATTAATTTAGAAAAATCTTTTTGTTTCCAAAACATTATTATGATACGTAGACAAGGGTCTATCTATAGGAACTACCAATGTGCTAACATCATTTTTGTATTTAATATATCCTTCGCATTCGCCCAATAACTGTGGCACACAATATCCACATACTAAATCATTTAATTCTACAATTTGTTTAGTAATATCATTTGGTATATTCACTGCGTGTGTTAAAAATATACTTCTCATTATTATTTTTAATGTATCTTCATTTTGATCACCTATTTTATATCTTCCTTTAGAACTATTATAAACTCCTGCTCGAATAGCATTTTGTATTATTCTAATATTTTCTATTGAAAAAAATGTTTTTGATAACACGTTTTCTGACCAATTTCCAGTCATAGCTTCATTATAATTACTTTTACTGCCTCCTATATTTACTCTATCATACAATTCTAAAACATTTTGTGTTAAAGGCGCTCTTATATCTAAACGTCCGTTTGTACTTGAATTTCTACATAACATACTTTTCGTTCTTTCATCAGATAAATCCATTAATATATATTATCTCTATAAAAAAAAAAATATATTCAACTTTATATATATATGAGTTTCCAAACTAGAACACTAACAATTGCTATATGGATATTGATTATTTCTCTTGCATTAATTGCTGTATTATTATGGATGGGTAAAGGAAAAAAAGAATATCCGCCTGAAATAGGCAATTGTCCCGATTATTGGCAATTAACAGAAGATGGATTGTGTGAAAATGTTAAAAATTTAGGAACAGGATGTCCTTCAAGTATCAATTTTAATGTTGATGAGTATAAGGGCGCAAAAGGAAAACTATCTAAATGTAAATTAATAAAAGGATGTGGTGCAACTTGGGATGGCATTACTAATGTAGGATTATGTAAATAAATTAATATAAAATAAAATAATATTATTTAATATTAATGTCTTTATTTGATAAAATAAATTTACTACCAGATGAATTAAAATATGAAATCAAGAAATATTTATCGTATAATATAAAAATAATTTTATCTAAACAACATTTTTTAAAATACTTTCCTTTATATTTAAAAATAATAAGATTTCCTTATATTTATTCTGGATTTTGTGTTTTTACAAAATATATTAAACAAATGCTCAAAAAAGACTCTGTATTTATATTTTCACATCTATTAGCAGAATATGGTCTCATTTGGTCTAAAAATAAAAAAATACGATATAAAAATATGTCATTTTCAAGTTATATAGATTATTTATTATATTTATGTAAAGACAAATATAAAGCAATAAATTGTAAAAATAAAATATATGAAATATTAGGAAATAAATATAAAACCAACACGGTAAAATTATATAATAACAAATGGAACAATTAAATATAAATAAATTATTAGATAGAGAAAATTTCGAAAAAATAATTATAAATTTTTTAAATAGATTTGAAAAAGAAAAGCACATACTAACAACTAAAAGAGGAGTTTATTTATATGGGACACCCGGTTCAGGAAAAACTTATTTTATAAAAAGCATCTTAAAAAAATTAAATTATGATGTAATTACTTTTGATGCAGGCGATGTTCGAAACAAAACAATTGTCGATACTATTACAAATCATAATATGTCAGATACAAATGTATTGAGTTTATTTAAAAAAGAAAAAAGAAATATAGCAATAATAATGGATGAAATAGATGGAATGAACAGTGGAGATAAAGGTGGAATAAATGCATTAATTAAATTAATTCGTCCAAAAAAAACAAAAAAACAAAAAAAAGAAGATTTGGCTATGATACCTATAATATGCATAGGTAGTAATCATATCGATAAAAAAATAAAGGAAATGATTAAAAATTGTATTGCAATAAAATTGTTAACACCTACTAAATCACAGATTAAAAATATCTGTAGTATTTTAATGGATAAACTTGATGATAATATATTAACTAATATTGTTGAATATATACAAGGAGATATAAGAAAATTAAAATCAACGTATAATATATATGAAAATCACCCAGATTTATTGAAAAATTCATTATCAAATAACATGTTTCAAAAAAAAAATTATAATGAAGATACAAAACAAATTACAAAAAAACTATTAAATTCATTATATAACATAAATGAACATTCGTTGTTGATGAATGAAACGGATAGAACAAGCGTGGGATTATTGTTTCATGAAAATATAATCGACGTATTAAAAAATAAAGATTATGATAAATCTATACCATTTTACTGTAAAATATTAGATAATATATGTTTTTCCGATTATATTGATAGGATTACTTTTCAAAAACAAATATGGATATTTAATGAAATGAGTAGTCTAATTAAAACATTCTATAATAATCATTTATACCACAACGAATATCCTAATAAAAAAAAATATAATCCGTCGGAGGTGAGATTTACAAAAGTATTGACCAAATATTCTACTGAATATAACAATAGTTTATTTATTGGAAAATTATGTCAAGAATTAAATATGGACAAAAATGATATGTTTTCATATTTTTTAGATTTAAAAAATAAGAAATCATTAGAAAAAATCACTGAATTATTTAATAATGAAAATTATAATATCAATAAATTAGATATTAATAGAATATATAGATATTTAAATTCATATTGCACAATAGAATAATCATTTTTCGTATTTTTTTATAAAATCTTGCATTGGTTTTACTAATCTTTGTGCACCATTAAATTCACCCACTTTATTACCATCTTTATCCAGCATTAAAAGTGTAGGATAACCCTTAATGTCATGTTGAGAATATTTTTTGTCCATGTTATCATCTTTTTCTATTTCTTTTAAAGTAATTTTTCCTTTATGGTTTTGTTTTAATTTTTGCCATTCTGGCATCATTTTTTTACAAAAACCACAATCTTTCCAATGGAAAAAAACAAATTCAGTAGCCGGTCCTCCCATACCTTCTAAAATATAATTAGAAACGTTAAATTGGACCCATTGCATTTGTGATATAACATTTAAAATGAAATATATTAATCCTAACGTTAATACTTTTCCCAACAGAGTTAATCTGTTAAATTTTGTCAATATGTTTTTTACAAAAGTCTTTCCATCTTTCAAAATATTCATTTATATAATAAGTAAATATTTAAATATTTGTATAAAATTCTCTTGCCCATTTTGCACGAATACAATCTTTGATTTTCATTGTTCTCATTTCGTGAACATAATTTGGATTAGCATTAATCAATAATTTTCTTTTATCAAATGTATTGTATTGATGTGCGAAAACGAAAATAGATTTTAATGGTTCTAATTGGGTAAATGGTATTGTATAATTCTTTAAAAAAGCTTTTTCTTCGGCTAATTCAGCATCATCATCATATTTTGTTTGTTCTAATAATTTACGTTTAAACGCGAATGTTCCAGCTGTAGCGTGTGTCTTTCCGTATGGACCAAATCGATAAATCTTTTCCATATCATTAAAATATAAATAAACCATACTACTACCAGCAGCTAAAACTTGCGGTTGACCTTCTAATTTTCCTACAGCATGAGAAACTCTACAAGGTGGGTAATAATCATCATCATCCATATAAACTAAAATATCACCTTTTGACAATTCATGCATATAATTTCTTTTTCTACCCAACTTCATTTTTTCTTCTACTCGATGATATTTTACACAAGGTACATCTTTAAATAAATCTTCAACAGAATCCTCGCCATCATCGACAATAATCCATTCCATCTTTTCACGCGGATAATCTTGTTCCAAAAAACATTTTATTAATTGTGGTATAAATACTCTTCTATTGTATGTTGGTGTGCATACACTAACAAAAGGTTTTCCGGATGCACTACGGACTTTTTTTCGATTTTTTTTTCCTCCCATATAATGTAATTATTTGAATAATATTTATATTGATATAAAATAAATATTATTTATTTTTTCCTACCTATAAATTTTCCAACATTTTTATTTAATTTAGATACACCACTCATCGTTTTGATACGGCTTTAGATACTCCCGCCTTTGCTGCTTTTGCAAATTCCTTACGATAAACTAAAATTCCCAAAATAGCACAAGATACTAAAATACCTATTCCCAAACTATTTGCTGTATTTTTTGAACCTCTCTCTATGCATTCATTCCAACAACTCATACCTGTAGATAATGCTATTATTAACAATATAGTAAACAATATACCTTTATAACTAAAATAATTTATAAATATAGTAGATGCCCACAATGCAGGAGCACCATCAGTAAAAAAAGCTGAACAAACCATAAACAAAAATCCACTAATGTATTGATATAAACTAGTAAACGTTATCAATAAAGATCCGGTAATCAAAGATAAGAATGGTATATTATGGAAGATAAATGAATTGGGATATGTTTCTGAAAACAACCACATGTTTGACCATGCTGGTCCCCACGCTTCAATCCACGAAAGCGTTGTATTATACATCCATATGAATTGTGAACATATCAAAATCATCCAAGCTAGCACTAAATAACCCCATTTTTTCGCAGGTGCCATAAAAGATTTAGTATCTCGAGGATACATTTGTTTGTTTAATTCGTCCAAACCCCATTTAAACCAACCATTGTGTTTGCTTTGAGTCATGGCAACTGTTCGTGAAAACCAATCAGCAACTTCATTTCCATTAATTAAATCATATGGAAATTCTAAACCGGATGTAGCTCTAGTTCCACTACCTATTTTTGATCGGCGTTCTTTCATCTTTGATGCAGCTGCTTGTTTAGCCGCTCCAGCTAATAGTGGATTTCCACCAGATTGCGATGGATAATCATTTTTCCATTGTTGAGTACTTGTAGCATAAGGTTTTCTATGTAAATTCGAAGGAAAATCCCAAGCTCCAACATTTTTTATTCTAGACAAAATAGATGACCCACCCAGCATAAATACTAATAATGATATTGTTATAATTATGAAGTAAATCCATATATCACTTATTACTTCGCCAATTCCTTTTTTTTCTTCACATGTTTCTTTATCTTTTTTCCTAGCCATATATAATATCTTAAGAGAATATAAAATTTAATTATTAGCATATGCTAAAAGAGATAAAACAAAACGTATTTAGTAAAATATTTAATATCTAGAATTATATATATATATATGTATTTCAAAATTTTCTTTACATTATTAATATTATTTGTATCCATTAACTTACTTTCAGACTTATATAATTTTTATAATACAGGCGTTTGGGAACCTTTTAGTGCAACCATGGAGGATAATACCGAAATTAGTAAAGCATTAATAATTGGAAGTGGTGATTGGATTACAAAAGAATTCAAAAAAAAGAACCCTCCACACGCAGGCCAAATAATAATTAATTTCAATAAAGACACATTCGAACAACTACAACAACAATTTCAACCAAATATGGATGAAAATAAAAAAAAGGAGATAAAAAATTTGTTAGATAAACCTGGAGGTTTGGTAAATGTATTTCGAAAGTACCCTCAAACAGGGGGTCTCGATTATTTTATCTATAAAATAGAAGATAAATTAAATTCCCATTTTAAAACCAAGGACACGGTAAGTAAATCTGAAGCAATAAATATAGGGTATGATATTTTTTTACTTCCACGCGACAAGGCAAAAGAACTAGCAGAAATGATTTATAATATGAGCCCTGATAAAGGGGGCATGGGTGGAAAATCACAGACTAAAAAGTTTTTTGAAGATTTAGTTGTACCAGCTGGTCCGGGGAAAACTATGAAATTAAATTTAGATAAACAGTCTTCACCACAATCACAACAACAACCATCAAGCTCTATGTCGTCATCAGAAAAATCCCCACAAAATAATGCTGTTGGATGGAAACAAGTCGGATTAGAAGGAGAAACGGTTAAATGTAGTGGTCTTTTAAGATATGGAGCGAATAATGAATGGGTTGCAAAACATTCTATGGGAAGTTTAGAATGTAGTAATGAAGTTTTTGGTAATCATTTGCCTGGTGTAAATAAAACTTGTGAATGTAAAATGGATAATTGGGCGGATGAAACCCGAACAGAGTCCGTAACACAAAAAATATTTACAAAAGAGTCCGATTTATGTGTCGATTCGGGTAAAGGTGGGTATGTAAATTATACAGGAAAAACTTGTGGTAAAAATAATAACCAAATTCAATGGACAAAAATACATACACCAGCAGACCAGGCTAGAGGGGAGTTTAATAAAAAGGGATGTGATTTTGAATTACAACGAGATACAGAATTAGTATCGTTTGAAAATCCATCTACGAGAAGAAATAATTTAATAAAAACAAATATTACTTTACCTTTTAATTGGAAATGTGAATTTAAATATACTCCAACAAAGATCCAATCTAAATCAACAAATATATTTAGGTTGACTGATGGTATTCCAAGAACTACAGATTCCTACAAAGACAGATTATTCTTTGTTTTTAAACAAGGTGGTAAGACGGACTTGGAAATAGGCATTGGAACAAAAAATGGCAATGTTATATGGCATACAAATGAAAATTTCCAAAAAGACAAAACATATAATATTAGAATTGAAATCAGAAATACCGAGGCTAAAACATTTATAGATAATAAATTAACCCATACCAAAACAATAACTGCGAAAAGAGATATAATTCCGGGTTGTAAATTATTTATGTCTGATAAATGGTACGATGCTGCTTTATGTGTGATAGAAGATTATAAATTAAGTAGTTTAGGTTCAGATGATATTTGGACTAAAAAATATGTAGGCAATTGTGGAGAAAGACCTACTATCAATGGTGGAGAAATATTACAAACAACTATATCCGAGTTATTGCGTTATGATATAGGCAGTAATTCACAATCCGTAGAATGGGAAAAAATAGGTAGAGAAAAAAATAAAGTCCATCATATACCACAACCAAATCCAATTACAAAATTAAATTCTGATTATTTACCTTTCATAGATGATGATAATAGAGATTGGGTTCCAGAAAACATTGATTTAATTAATCCGTCGGAAACAAGTAATATTCATTTGGGAAAATATTTTACAAAAAAAGTATCAAATTTAAAAGGATTTAAATTACCAAATATTTATGATTCGGAATATGAATTAATCGGTGGATTAGTAACACGTGCTGAAAAAGCACAAAGAAGGGGTGCAACCGAAAAAGAAATGATAGAGCATAAAAAGAAAATAGTAAAAATATTTGATGAATTAATGGGATTTGAAACAGATTCTTATACACAAATAAATAATAAAAAACAACAAAAACAATATTCTGGAGTCCCAGCATATACACAACCCGACCAATCCTCAAAACAACAAACAAACAATATGTTTGCTGATAATAGTAATTCAAATCAAAAAGCGAAAGATATGAAGGGTAGATATACAAACAAATATAGACCAAAAGACCCGCGTGAATATCCAAGACCTATGGATGCTATGTGGTCATTACTATCAAATAGATAATTTATTGATGAATTAATTAATAAATTATTTAGCATTTAATAACCCTATTCTACCACTTTTAATAATTATCATGTTGTATCTTTCTTCCCATACACGCAAATCAAATGTGTATTCTTTTAAAGTATTTATTGTTTTTCTAAAACCCAATGGATTGCCCATATTATCGCAAATTAAATCTGATAATTTTTGATTTTCAGAATTTGGACATTCTATTGTATTGAATTCAAACGACACATATTTAAATTTGTTAACATTCATACCACCAGATGGTTGATATTCATCGATATTACTATTTAAACAAAAATTATAACAATATAATCCATTTTTTGCATTACCTGATGTTCTTAAATATTTTTCAACATAATTATATATACCCGCATCCATTTGATTTTCTCTATATACTCCACCCATACTTATAGCTAAATCTTGTAATATTTCTTTTTTATTAGCTGCGAAATTGCCAATATTCCCAGTTATATAAAAATTGTTTGGATTATTTAAACCATCGATTTTATTCAATGCATTATTAAGAAGATTCAATGATATATTCTGTGGAACGATATCTTCGTATGCCCAATTACTATAATTATGCCATTCATTTCTCAAGTTAACATCACTTCTACGAAATCTATACATATAACTACTTATTAAATTCCTACTTTCTATATTAACCGTTTTACTTCCAGATTGTCCTAAAAAATCGTGTTGAATTATCTCTTTTATTAAATAGCGATGTTCTCCTTGTGCTAATAATCGTCTTTCGCTTTCATCTAAAAATATAAAAGTAGAAATTAAATGAATATCTGGATTCCAAAAATTACCAACACCGTCATCTGGAATACTATAACTTTGTGCATTAGCTATTTGTTGTTTGGGTGGCTGTAAAAATCTATACATTTGTTGGTCTATATCATTCGGATTTGCTCTTATTCTATAGCTTAATCCGGTGTTATCCATATCTTCATATTTTATATCATTGATGGTAAATAAATCGTATAATGGTTTAAAAATTATACGCACTTCAATCTCCTGATATTGTAAAGCAACTAGAGGTAATGCTAATTTACTATTGTTGCAAAAAAAAGAATTTATTGGTATATATAATTTTCTACCCCTTATGGAAGGTTCTATATCATCATTATTTAAATAAAAAGCATTGGGATAAACACCTAAATTATTATTTACATTACTAGGATTATATAATGTGGGAACATTACCTGTCATAGCGTCCCATAGTGCTTTTTTTTCAGTATTTAAATCTCTTTGTGACTGAACAGATAAATACTCTCCGGATATTTTGGATAATTCTACACCACCTGATGTTATCAACACTTCATCTATCATTGAACTACCTAAATCTTTTATCCATTGGAATTCGTACGGTATCATCTCGTATTTGGGAGCAATCTCATGATTATCCGATTTAAAATAAAAAGGACTCCATATGTTTGGTAAATCTATTACTATGTAAGTATCGTGTATTAAATCGCCATATCTTGGTATTTTAAAATTAAAAATAGATTTTTGGTTTGGATTAAGAGTCCTAGTTCCTTTATAATTAATTCGAAATCTTTGTAATCCAAAGTTAGTATGTTTATTATATGATGCTTTAAAAAATGTTTTTTTTGGATTTCCATGTAATATTATATTTTCATTGCCGTATGCTGAAATATTCATTAATCCACCTGCCATATTTAAATTATTATAATATAATTATTTTATATTATAATAATTTATTTAATTTTAGCACAAAACTTATAATATTATTATATATATAATTGTAATGCCAGAACAAATACCGCCTATTGTTTATAAATATTTATTATCATGTCTTGCATGTTTAATATTATTTTTTGCTTATACTTACAGAAATTATTATTATTTAATTGATACAAACAACTATTTTCAAGACTTATATTTTGAAAAATTAGGAACAACTAAAATAAGTGGAATTAATAATGTAGATAAACGGTTTACTCATCCATTGAGGGATTATTATATTTTATCTAGTTTTAATTCTTGTGGTGGGGGTCTTTTAACAAAAGACTATGTTGATACACGACCGCTTATAAATACCATTTCTAGGGGAGCTCGTTTGTTGGATTTTGAAATATTTCAAAAAAATAATGAAGCTGTTGTAGCAGCAGGTCTAGGAAGAGATGAAAGTGGGCAATGTAATATAAAGGGAACTTTTAATCATTTATCATTAAATGAAGTTTTATCTACGGTACGAGAACACGCTTTTAGTTCAACTGCCCCAAATCCAAACGACCCATTATTTCTACACTTCAGGTTTTGTACAAATAAACAATTGGCTTATTATCAAACTGGAAATTTGATTAAAAAATATTTTGCCGATAGATTATTAAATCCAAAATTATCTAATAATGGTCAATATTGGGATGATAAAAATAATCTTATAAGAATGAAACTATTGGATTTTAAAGGAAAAGTAATTATAATATGTAGTGATGATGAACAAAATTATAAAAAAACAGAACTCATTACTTATATAAACTTATCCAATTCTATTAAAGAATATGATTTCACTACTAATACAGATATTTTAACAAACAACAAAGAATCTCGTTCAGAAAGAGTTGAAAACAATAAAAAAAGATTTTCATTATCTATACCAGATATTAGTAATAAAATAACAAATGGACCACATAGAACACATAGGGACAGGGGTATTAATTTTGCATGCACCTATTTTGCGGCAGGAGAAGACGATGATAATTTAAGAGAGACTATTAAATTCTTTGAAAAAGAAGGTAGTGCTTTCGTTTTAAAACCTCCAAAACAACGGTTTGTTGAAGTGAAAATTAAAGAACCAAAAAGAGCGCCCAAAGCTCTTAAAATGTCTAAAAAGAAAATCGATTTACCAATGTATCAAGGCGCTATTTAATTTTTTTTTTATCACAACTTATATTAGTAATGTGTGATAAAAACATGACATTTGAAGAATGTGAATTAAGTATTTTAAGAAATGCGGTAGATCATATTGAAAATAAGCAAGGGAAAAAAAAATTATCAGACCCAGAAATCAAAAAAATTATAGAAATCGTAGAAAATTTTTTAAAATCTACAAAAAGAATGTGTTATGGGGGGACTGCTATTAATAATCTTTTGCCAAAAAATGATCAATTTTACAATAAAGATGTCGAACTACCAGATTATGACTTTTTCTCTCCAAATCCTGTTCAAGATGCCAAAAATTTAGCAAATATTTATTTTAAACAAGGATACGAAGAAGTAGAAGCAAAAGCAGGTATGCATGCAGGAACATTTAAGGTATTCGTCAATTTTATTCCTGTTGCCGATATCACTTATTTAGTGCCAGAAATATACAATAAACTATTTAAAACAGCTCCAAAGGTGGATGGTATTTATTATTGCGATGCTACCTTTTTAAGAATGGCAATGTATTTAGAACTTTCACGACCAGATGGTGATATTAGTCGTTGGGAAAAAGTATTGAAACGTTTATCTTTATTAAACAAACATTACCCTATGCGCGGTAAAAATTGTGATATGGAAACCATTCAGCGTTTGTTTCAATATGGTAGTAAACCAGAATTAAAAGGAGGAAAGAAAAAGAAAAAAAAATCCGAAGTTGACCTAGAAGATGAAGACTTGTTTTTAAAAACGACTGAAGAAAAGATTTTTCACAATTTAAGAGAAACATTGATTAACCAAGGTTGTGTATTTTTTGGTTCATATGCCAACAGAATGTATTTGAAAAATTTAAAACATTTACGGCGCAAAAAAATACCTCGAGTTCCCGATTTCGATGTGTTGTCCGAAGAACCAGACAAATGTTCTAGAATTGTAAAAGAAAGATTAGAGTCTATTGGGATAAAAAATATTTCTATAGTCAATCATGAAAAAATTGGAGAGATTATCCCCAAACATTGTGAAATTCGAGTTGCGAAAGAGACCATTGCATTTATTTATGAACCGTTAGAATGTCATAGTTATAACAATGTAAATATTGATGGAAGAAGTATTAAAATTGCTAGTTTGGATACTATGTTGAGTTTATATTTGGCATTTTTATACAGTAATCGTCAATATTATGATGAAAATCGTATCCTATGTATGAGTGAATTTTTATTTAGAGTGCAACAGAAAAATAGATTGTCTCAACACGGTATTTTAAAGCGTTTTAGTTCCGATTGTTATGGACATCAACATACAAGAGAAGCGATCCGTTCTGAAAAGACTAAGAAATTCCATGAATTAAGAAATAAACCAGAAGGAAAAGATTGGGATTGGTGGTTTTTAAAATTTAGACCTGGAGAGAAAACGACAAAAAAATCAAAAAAACGAACCAAAAAGAAAACAAATAAAAAAAATCGACGCAAAACCAAAAACCGAAAAAGAAAAAAGACGAAGAGACGTCGAAACAAAAAGAAAAAAACGCGCAAACGACGCAAAAAATTTAGCTTTTTTTAAATCACCATCATCTAAATATTTTATTTTACACCTTTGAACATTTAAAACGCAGATTTTTATCTTTGTATTATATAAATGAAATCAACTTTATTAAAAAGACAAATTATTATGTTTATCGTAATGGTTATTATTGGTATGCTATTCAATCCTATGAACATTTTAGCATATAGATTTTCAGACTTATATATATCGCAAACACTATTTTATGGTGGTTTATTAATGGCTTCAAATATGATATGGGCACACGAGATTGTTCATTATTTATCAATGGGGCATTTTAATATGTTAGTTTTTTCTGTTGGAATTATTTTATCTATTAGTGTATCAATACTATTATTAAGACAACAATTATTAGTTGATGATAAACAATGGTTAAGAAGAATGATACCGCATCATTCCACTGCATTAACAACAACAACTAAATTATTAGAAAAGAATGATAACTTTAAAGATAATCCAAACTTATACAGATTAGCAAAAGAAATCATTGATACACAAGAAAAAGAAATACAATTAATGAAATCTATGTTATAAATAATTAGTCACTTTATGAGTGCGTATATTTATATTTTGATGAATTAATGTATCAATACTAATAATAATTGTAAATAATAAAATATTTAATAGAGTTCTTTCTTTTTTATTAACAAAGAATATATACAATATGTATATCACTAATAATAATAAAATATTATGCATAATACCTTCCCATTTTGACCATTCGTAAAATTTTTTTAATATGTTTTGCATTTATAATATATATCTTATATAGAATAAAAAATAATATTAATATGATTAATAAATTAACTATATTTGGTAAATATAATTTGTATAAAATATTATCTATATATTGAATTAATTTAATATAGAAAGGAGCATCGTGTTTATAATGTTCAATATTTTGTTTATTATACTTATCTAAAATATAATTAGCAGTTATTTTACCACTTTCTATGGCACCTTCCATAGACCATATATTTATACTTGTTTTTGTATGAGCACCTGATAAAAATAAATTTACATACTCTGTTTTTTGTAAAGGACGAAATTTTTCATTATAAATATTATTAACCCATTTTTTATTTGTTTGTTCTTGAATACCATTGTTGAAATTCCATTCATACCATATTTCAATATATTCTATATCTTCTTTATTTATATAAAATCCATTATTATCATATATTAATTTTCTAAAACTTTTTGAGCGTAATATTTGATATATAATTTCTTTTTTTAATTTTGCATTATCTAAATGTTCGGCGTTTTTATTAAATATTTTACCCTTTTTCTCAAAATCTATTATTGTTCCACTCCATAACGACTTAATGTTTGGTTTTCGTTTCCAATGTTTCTCTTGTGGATACCAAGTAATATTAAATTCACTATCATTCATAACAAAAGCAATATTATCAATTGGATACTTAATTTCTTTATTTATACCTATACGAAATGATATTTGCTTACTTTTTGTATTCTCGGTTAATGATTTAAAATTATTATATAAACTTTGCATTTTACTATTTCTTAAAATATCTAATGTATTAAATGGATTAATTGATACTATATATTCTTTGGATCGTAATTGTTTAATAATTCCATTTTGTTTAATTTCTACTGAAGTTATATTATTTTTTTTATAATTTATTTTTACCAGTTCTGTATTAGTCAAAATATCAACACCTTTTTCTTTTAAGTGTCTAATCCACGGATCAATCCATACATCGTTTGTAGGACCATTCATAACATGCCAATTATCCGTTGAATGATGGGTGTAATTATTTTCATTTGAAGAATGTGTATGTGTATATTTTTTTTTATTTATTTGCGAAATAACTGGAAAATGAAATAAATGTCCCATAGATAATTCATTTTTATTCATTCCATAACCTGGTCCTGTTACAAAATTAATTATATGATTATATCCATCATTTGATAAATATTTTTTTAAAAATGGTTGTATATTATAAGAATAATAATACTCTCTTCTATTATCGGATAATAAATAATTAATACCTATATAGTATAAAATTATTCTATCTTTAATAGTTAATAATGACTTATAACCGTATTCTTTATCATATAGTAAATGAAAATCTATAGGAATGCTTAAATTATCAAACACATTTGTATCATAATAAGGTATCTCTTTCATTAATTGGAAAGTATTTTTATAAAACGGGGCATAACCTCTCCAAGAGTGTTCTGAAGGAAATAAATTTTTGTTTGTATCACTTCGTACCATTCCACCTAATTCATTATCTTTTTCAATGATTAATATCTTAAACTTTTTTTTAATTAATTCGTGGGCTAATGTTAATCCTGATAAACCACCACCAAAAATAATTATATCATACATTATATTATATATTATATATTATATATAAATAATATGCCTACTCATAAAAGTAATGATTATAAATTATCAGCAGTTAAATACTATTTATCACATTCTAAAAATCAAGTCCATACTTGTAAAATATTCGGTTGTTCTGAAAGAAGTTTAATGAGGTGGGTAGATAAATATAAATCCACTAATAACATTACACGAAAGAAAAGAGATTATACAGCATATAAAATTAGTAATAGTCATATTTCATTTATAAAGCACCAACTTGGGAAAAATAAAACGATTACTATGGATGAGTTATTAACTAAATTAAAAACAAAATATCCAGATTTAACACTATCAAGAGTTCATTTGGGAAGAATTGTTAGAGATATTAATATTACACTAAAACAAACACGATTACGACATGTTTCTAAAACAAGATATAAAAAACCAATTATAATAAAAAATCAAATCAAAGAATTTTATAGTAAAATAAAACAACATAGTTTAAATAATATTATATGCATTGATGAAACTTCATTAAACTCATTTATGATTAGAAGAAAGTGTTATGAAGAATTAGGTAAAAGATGTATTGTTAAAACAGAAAGCCAAGAAGTATTCAAAAAATATACTGGTATATTTGCTATTTCTTCAAAAGGTGTAATCGGTTATGAAGTATATAAAAAAGGAGGTATTGATAGTAATAGGATGGTTGATTTTATTAACAAATTTATTAATGGAAAGTACAAGAATAAATTAATTATTTTAGATAATGCAAGTAGTCATAGAAATCAACTTGTTAAAGATGCAATTAAAAAGGATAATAACTTATTATATGCTGTTCCATATCAACATTATACAAATGCGATTGAAGGATACTTTAATGTATTGAAATCACGATTACAGAAGAAAAAGGGATTAACATATAATGAATTAGTTAATAATGTAAAAGATGTATTGCATGAAATACCAATACATATTTATAAAAATCTAATAAAAGGAGCATATGATAGGAATGAAAAATATGTAAAAAAATCATCAACAAGGAAAAGAAAACCTAAAAAATATTTGAATTAGGTCGGCGTTTTAAATGTTCAAAGGTGTAAGAAGATTAGGGAT